ATTCAATTTAATTTTGTGGGGGAGTTTGGAATCGAACCAAGTGAGAAGTAACTTAAACAAGTGGCCTTCGAAGTGAAGAAGGAAATTTTGTAAGTAAAAACCCTTCTCCCCCAATATTTTTATTTCAATGAACTTTTGTGTGATCTATCGGAATCGAACCGATGTCAAGACCTGCCTCTTCAGGGCAGCGCTAAACCGTCTCAGCTAAGATCACATAGTGGGGAAGGCATGGATTCGAACCAGCGACACAAAGTTTTTCAATAGAAGTATCTTAACAAGTGGCCTCCGTCAAGCGGATGTAATTTTGCAAGTCATTACGACTTTTGCTCTACCAACTGAGCTACTTCCCCAATTTTTTTATTTCAATAAATTTCCATTATAGTTTTTAACTTCTTCTAAAAAAATTTTTTCATCATGCTTTGAATGTTCTATACGATGACAATTAGAACACAACAACTCACATTTGTCAATTTCTTTTTTTATCACTATCCAACTTTTATTAGCAGCTGTTCCTATTCCAAACTCTTTATTATCATCTTTGTGATGAAATTCAAATGCTGCTACAGGACCTTTCCAATTACATCTATTACAAAATCCGCCTTTATATTCTACTGCTGCAACTTTAGTTCTATATCTTCTAATTCTTGTATTACAAGAGTTACACCTTGAGCGATTTGCTTTGTTGTTTTCTATTTTGTTGTTACAAATTTTACAATGAGTATAAATAAACTTTACACGATCTATAGAATATTTTTTAACCAACTTGCCAACAGTAGTTCTATGACATCCTACAATTTTAGCAATTTCAGAATCATTTAAGCCCTCATTAATGTATTTTACCAACTCTTCTTTTTTCATAAGTTTTTATTAATAAATACTTATAAAAATTCTCTTTTGGTAACACATATAATGAGTTACTATAATTTTATCAAAGAACGTATCTTGTGGAAGGGGTCGGACTCGAACCGACATCACCAGATTTTCAGTCTGGCGCATTGACCATCTTTGCTACCCCTCCAAAATGCCTGAGATTCTCGCCCCAGGGCTTTATAACCGACTTCAGGCGTTCCTTCCTGATGATACCTGTAAATTCAGGTCTGCGATGCGCTCCTCTTTTCAATCGAGGGATGCGTTACGGGATTGTGTGACAGATCTGACTCGAACAGATGTCTCTGGTTTTTCAGACCAAGCGCTACAGGATTTCTCCACCACCTCAGCTACTGCCACATTTTAAAACATTGTGGGTTAGTTCTAACCTAACACGGACAATTGGGATCACCCACTCTGCCCTTTATGGATTCATCGTATTATCATTTGCATCCACAATGTTTTCAACAAAAAAAAAGAACATAAAAAAACCCCGACTTTTTTGGTCGGGGTTCAAGTTTAAATTTCCTTACAACGAAATTAATTCATGACATACCCGACCTGGCTACTAAATAGCACAAACAACACTTGCACCAAAAAGAGTGCACGTAAGCTGCGAAGGTTAGATATGTTAGAATAATTTTTCATTTGTTATAAATATACGTAAAAATTTGTTTTTCGATATTTTATACGTACAAAGGTAATATAAGTTTCAGGTATTTGCAAGTTTATTTTTGAAATTTGACTTAAAGTGCTGAAAATCAATTTAAAAAATTTATTTAGTTTCCCAAAAATGATAGCATTTTAAGCAAGTGTACAAGGTGTAATATTCACCATAGCTCATCAATTTACCTGGAACATGAGGTCCATTCACTCTTCTCATACGCTTTTCTATTCTCACATCCGATGATCCACATTTATGACAAGTTTTTTTATCTAACTCTTTTTCTTCTTGTTCAATCTTTCTAACTGCTTCACCCCAAGTGCAACGTTCCTTGAACATTACAAGCAATACCAATAATGTGTTCATATTTTACCCTCCTGTATTTCTTTTACAAAGTTTTCAAAATGCAAAATCAATGCTGGGTGATATCCATTTACAAGAAAAGGTGTTTGATTCACCTGATTCATTATAACTGTTTTTGGATCAATATTCCAGATCTCATCCAATTTATGCACATTGTCTTTAAATTTCCCCTCAAGGTATATTTTAAAATCCTCACCTGCTTCAATGAGTGTTTCATTAGATTCAGATCCTAAACTTGGATAATTAGCTCTGATAAAGTGTGGAAAATATTCTGTATTCATGTATTTTATTTTTTAAACTCTATTGTATCAACTTTCCACTCGACACATTCTTGTACAAAAAGTGGACCATAAAATTTATGAACCAATTCTTCTTTTACACAAACTTTTTTTGTCGTATAAAGTTTATCATTAATTAAAAAAGTGTCTGGCTCAGACTTACAAGAACAAACAAATAGGACGATTATAAACAAAAACCTATTCACTTTTTTCTATTATGTGTTTCGTTTCGATCATAAAAATCGCAAGGTTTTTTCTTAACCCACTCAATAAATTTTTGTATTTCTGGATGGACTTTTATTTTTTCTGGATCATTAAAATCTTTTTCAAGCTCTTTATTTGTCCAGATTGAATGCACTTTACGGTGGCAAATTTTGTGTAAAAACTCTGTTTCTTTTCCGCCACGAGATTTTGGAACCATATGATGCCTATCAATTGATGGGCCCTTCCACATATCTCTTTCACAAATTGGGCATTTATCTATAACAACTGGTTCACTCATAAGACTAAATTATTTATCAAACTTAATTTTTAAGCCATGTGTTTCTTTAACCCTATCCAGTGGTGCCAATTTAAAAAACTTTGCAACATCAGCAGGATCTTCAAAAATCTCTGAAGTCCACCAAGTGTTTTTACCAAAAGAAATTTCATACACAGGTTCATTCTCTGTGTATCTCTTACCAGTCACAAGTCCAGCAACAATTCTGGCACCCCACATACCATTGTCGATTATACCATATCGTGGTTGACCAATATGCTTATCTTCATTCATTTCTTTTTTAGTTTTTTACGCAATGAATCAATAGCTGGCTTCATATCTTTTATAAGCCAACGTTCAATATCTTTTGGGGAATAATTTTTATTACCCTCAAGCGATTCCCATGCCTCAATTAATTTTTTAACCTCTTTTCTCAATCGTAAATCTCTTTTGTCATTATGATTATAATATCTCCACGAACACTTAAACTTCGTCCGAATTGTTTTCCATCAAGCGCAACAGATACAGATTGACTCATTAAGTGTTGAACCTGGAAGCCCTCTTTGATTTTTGCATCCATCCAGGTTTTTGCATAACTGGCTGTGTTGCATACAAAAGTTATTGTTTCAATCTTTTTGGTTTTTTGCTTTGCTGGAGTGCCAGACATAATGAGAACAACCAACAATACACTACCTATAAAAGCTACGGAATAAATAATTGCCTTTTTCATGATTCTATATGGATTATACGCAAAAAAAATTAAATAGTTTCATATGGAACTGGTTCAATTCTTTTAATTGGTGCGTCATTTTGAAAATCGGTCTCAGCCAAAGCTTTTGTATCAATATAAGTGTCGTTGTTCAATTCATGACCTTTCATTTCTACATATCTGTATTTTCTTTTTTGGAGAAATTCTGGTACATTTTCGCCAAGCTCTATGTGTTCCAAATAATACTTTCTGGTCATTGGCCCAGTGTGTTCATAAATGAAAGTGTGATCTACAGGGACCATACCGCCAACTTTTGGGGCTTTTCCATCATGAGCATCCATTGTTGGAAAATAAATGAATCTACCACCACCAAATGGCTTGTATTCAAAAGCAATTGGTTGAGAAGATGAGGTTTCGTTTGTATCAAAAAAACAAACCGCAAAAGACCAACCAGCATATTTTTCTTGAAAAAAACTTTGTAATTCTTCTGAAATTTCAGGTCGTTTTTCCTCTGGAAATTCTGCTATGGCTTTTTTTACATCATCAAAGTTTTTAGTTAAAACAATATCGTAAATTCCAAGTTTAAATCTTTCAACACTTAAACCTTTTGACAAAAACCCTCTTGATCTCATTCCGCACCATTCATCCCACTCAGCTTTCTTGATAATGTCGTCAAGAAAATTTTTATAGTTTTCTGTGTTATGAAATAACGATTGTGTTGTTTCACCTGGAATCGGTAAAATCATTGCATTTGGCTTTCCAGATTCATTTTTTACACTGTTGCTATAAGCAATAAAATGGTTTCCGTTCTCTAAAGGAAGAGATAGAATTTTTGTCTTTGACAATGCGGCGGTGTTAACTGTGATGCACATATTTTTTTACTTTTTTTTACATATCAAAATCATCTATACAAGGACCCCCAGGCCACATCTGAGTGTGAAAAGGATCCACTTTACCACCTGGGTGGTTCCATTCGTCATACTTACACTTGCACATGCCATTGTGATAATTTTTACCATCACACATAGGGTTGTGCCCTGGTAAATATGGATAGCCATCATTTTCACTTCGCATATATGGCAATTCTTCTAATGATGGTCGTCCATATTCCTTTGCGTAATCACTAGGAAGTGGTCTACCAGTTAATTCCTCATACTGATCTAGTAATTTGTTTTCAATTAGAGCGGTAATAAATATTTTTTCATTTTCAGGTAATTGACATATCCAATTACGCACTTGGTTCGGATCATAATCCAATAAATCTTTACCATTTAATTTAATACCACATTTTAGTGGTGGTCCTTTATAAAGCATGACTTATTTTTTTTGATTAATATATTTTGGTAATTATATACTTATTTACACTAATTCAAAATTTTTGAAAAAATCTTCAGCAATTATTCTCTTGCTATCAACATATACGTATTCAGAAAAGCAAGAAGTTAATATATCACCCTTAATTTCAATTAATACATTATAAGTTTTATCGCCCTCAAAGACATCATTATCATATAATGTTATATCTTTAAGGCACTTTGCAGTTGTTTTAATTATTTTCTCCACTTTACGACTTGTTAAATCAATTTTTATACTTTCTTTTTTATTTTCCATAAATTTATATTTTAATAGCACTAATATAGCTAAATTTTACTCCATTATCAATAGTTCCAACTATTTTAAATCCATTATGGATTAATTTGTTTACTATTTCGTTTTCGTCACCAAGCTCAAATAAAGGCTCTGCAATATAAATCATTCCCTTACGATTTAAAACCCTATAAGCTTCTCTTATGTAGTCTTCATAATTTGGTCCCCACAAAGCCAAACTAAATACACATACATCAACACTTTTATCTTCCACATATGAACTTATATCTCTCATATCACAAGCTATTACTGTTTCATCAGCTGCTACGTGGTCAAAAGATATAACCTTATTGTCTGGAACACATGATTTAAATTCATTCATCCCACAACCAAAATCAATAATAACATCATTTTTCTCAGTTATTTTTTCGGCAATTTTCTTATATGGAATTTCTTCCCAATCTTTTATTGATTCTTTACGTAATGAATGATAGTGATGCCAAGAGTCTGGATTATCAATGAATTTTTTATTCATATTTTTTGACAACATGGTCTTACCAAGTCTATTGAATTCACTTAATTCTGACTCTATTTTTTGCCTACGAACTTCCTCATCAGTAATATCTGGATATAATCTGGTTTCTAATTCTTCACGCTCTACTGTTAAGAATTCATTTTCTTTTAAACGTTTTAGCCATTCATCGAGATTGCTATTAGCATCTTTTTCTAACTTTTCTCTCTTAGGCATTAGTTTTTCTGGAATAATACCGTCTACAGCAGCATTAGCTATTGTGGCCTTATACATAACTTTTTCATATCTATCTTCGTCCCAATTAAAAGACTTTTTATCGTTAGAAATAGAAACAAGCGGAATAATAACATCCATTTCCTTGAAATTGGAACCTTTACGATTTACACGTTTTTCTAATTGATATAATTCCGCATTAGTCCAAGGTAACGAAAGTATAATTTCCCTATCAGATACTTTTTGTAAACCATCAACACCAGTTCCTATTGGTCGTGACCCAAGAAATACATCATACTTACCAGCAATAAAATCAGAAATTGCTGGTTCTCTACTAAATTTAGCCGTACCGCCAGTATATACACCAACTTTAAAACCTAAGTTAGTCAAAAACTTATATATTCTTTCTTCCATACCAGAAACATAGTGAGTATAAATAACTGTTCTACCAATAGAAGTATTTATATATGGAACAATGGCCTCAAGTTTTTTATCAAGAACAAGAAGTTCTTTTGATGTAACGTCATCTTTATCAACTAAAGAAGCTTCCCCAAATAACTCATCAGCATTAACATTAATTATTGTGTGTTTATTGTCTTTTAATATATTGTCTTCGACATTTTTATGACGAATACCATAAGTAACCAATCTTCTAAATAGCTCTATACAATTAGAAATAGTTGCTCTGGTATTTACGTCATCTAATTTTCTAAATGTAATAAGTTCCAATAAGGATTTTGCTTCAGTTAAATCATTTATGACAGGTGTAGCTGACATTGCCAGTAAATAATAATCTGGATTTAATTTTCTAACTTCACCTATTAAACCAAGAATAACTTCTCTACGCTTACTTTCATCTCCATCACCACGTTGTTTTATACTATGAACTTCATCCAAAATTATGTAATCAAATTTATTTCTTTCCAATAAAGAAATAGCATAATTTGCAGCACCTTTTTGTTGAAAAGTTTCATAATTAAGAATAAGATAATTATGGTCTTTATCTTTAAACTTAATATTCTTCTGAAGTTTTGTATATATTTGCGTATCTGGAAATGCTTCTTTTATTTCTTTAGTCCAACCTCTGGTGTCAGATGTTCCTATTGTGGAATTAAATGTAATTACTAACACATTCTTTGCACCGATATATCTTCCAGCTAAAACAGCACCAATTGTTTTACCAGCACCAGCACCAGACCAATTCCCATATCTCTTATTGGCTTTTAGTTTATAAGATATTAATTTTTGCATTAATAGAGGCTTATGAGGATATTCCCACCCTTTTGGTAGAGCCATATTCATAACTTCATTATGCTCGCTTAAGAAGCGGTCTTTAATTGTATTTGGTAATGATTTATTTAAAACTAAATTCTCTATTTTGGTAACATCTAATTTTTCAGCCAATGTATCATACCAAAGATTATTAATAGAATCATTAATTAAAAATTGAATTCTTTCATCATCTAATGATGCTGTAATAACATCATTATCCAATTCTTTTAATTGCTTAATATGAATCTCAGTGCTATCACATACTTTCTCTTTTTCATTTTCTTCATTTAGTAGTTCCTTTTCTTCTGACTCTGTTAATTCGTTCTCAATATCAGTGTGTATATGTTCAATCTCATCATCTGTTTTAGCAGTTATTTCTTTGATAATTTCTGCTGTCACATTTTCTCTTTCTTCAGAACCAGGCTCTGATTCTTGAAGTTTCTTTAATTGTTGTTTATTGATAAAATTGTATAAACCATTACTTTCAATAATAGTTAAAAGAACTGGAACTGAACATACATGAATAAAATTCTTTGTTTGTTCTAAATAAGAAATAAGAGCATTCTTAGACCATAAATGATTTCCAGTACCCAATGTGCCAATAAAATCAGCCAAACACTGCCATCCGTTATTTTTATAAACTCTTTCTGGAGATGATGGAATATTATCTGGTTTATTACCAGAATTACAATAGTCAATCCACTCTTTATGTGATTTTAAACCAAGTTTTTGTATAAAAGTTTTCGCCTCTTCAAATGGTAAAAATAACTGTTCTATTTTTAATTGGTCAGCAATTCTACCTGTACCTAACCAATCACCAGCAGATATATATTGACCTTTATATTGCACCTCTGGTGATGCTGGTATGTTAAAAGGTTTATTTCCACTATTACAATACACTAACCATTCTGCTAAACTTTTCAATTTAAGACTATGTACAATTTCTCTCGCTGTTTCAAATGGTAAATAACTTCCATCCCAACCTTTTGTTGTTCCAACCCAATCACCCATTGATAACCACCCGTCATTTTTGTAGGTATTGTTAGGGTTTGCTGGTATATTATTAGGTCGATTTTCTTTCCACCAAGATTTGTATTCATCAAAACTTTTTAAATTAAGTGTCCATACAAAAGCTCTTGCTTCTTTAAATGGTAAATATGTTTTTAATTGAGTTGCAACAACATTATTTCCCAACCAATCACCCATTGATACCCAACCTTTATCTTTGTAAATTTTAGCAGCATCAATTGGAACATTATGTGGTAATGTATTTGTTTTGTAATAATTCCTCCATTCAGTACCAGATTTTAAATTTAAACTACGTACATATTCTCTGGCTTCTTCAAAGCTTAACCAAGTTCCATCAAATCCAACTTTAGTACCCAAGAAATCATTCATTGAAATGAAACCAGAATCTTTATAAACTCTTCTAACATCAACTGGTATATTATTTGGACACTTATCTGTTTTACAAAAATTTTGCCACTCAGTATTTGACTTTAATTTTAATGAACGAACAAAAGAACGTGCTTTTTCAAATTCCATCCAAGTCCCATCAAACACAATTTTTGTACCAAGCCAATCTTGTGTAGAAATCCATCCTTTATTTTTATAAACACGTTCTGGCGTTACTGGTATATTAAAAGGTTTTTTTCCAGATTTACAATAAGTTCTCCAGTCTTTTATATCTTTTAATTTCAAGTTTCTAACAAATGTTCTTGCATCTTCAAATGATAAATACTCTCCATCCCAATCAATACCTAACCAATCATTAAAAGAAATCCACCCTTTATCTTTATAGGTTTTTTCTGGTATTGAAGGTATATTTTTGGGTTTTAAAGTTTTAGAATATTTCACCCATTCTGTTCTATTTTTGAGTGATTTATTTCTAACAATTTTCCTTGCTTCTTCAAATGATAAAAATTGTTTTTTGATATCATGATTACTTATGGTATTTGAACCGAGCCAATCATTTAATGAAATCCATCCTTTATTTTTATAAACACGTTCTGGAGATGATGGAATATTATTGGGTAACTTTTTACTTTTTAAAAATAATTGCCATTCTTTTTGATTGTTTAATTTTAGTGTATGTATATATTTTCGTGCTTCATCGTAATTAAGATAAACTCTGTTAAAGGTAGCAATATTTTTTGAACCTAAAAAATCAGCCCATGATAACCACCCATTGTTTTTATAAAACACATCTGGTGCTTTAGGTATTTTAGAATTATATTCTTTACTTTTACAATATTTTCTCCAGTCTATTGAATATGATTTAAAGCCAAACGTTCTAACGATTTTCTTCGCTTCTTCAAATGATAAGAAATCACTTTTACTCATATATTTGTATTTATTTCTTTTTTATAATTGTTTTTAACGCATCATTGAAGTCGATTTCAACTTCATTAAAAATGTCGTCCTGTAATTCTTTTAAAATCATTTTAAGCTTTACCAGCTCCGCATCACTGAACTGAGTCGTATGCTTTGATGATAATTTATTGCAGAATGTACCAAGAGGCATATTCATTTTTTTCGCCAGTAAACCCTTGTTGAGTTTCCATTTATTTATGAGTTTTTCCATAGTGCAAAAATACTCATAATTTTTGATATTTGCAACTAAACTTTTAGCAATCCAGCACCAAATCCTTATATTTTATCTGGATAGAAATATTTCTAAGAAATCTATTAAATCTCTCGACTCCTGTCTCCATTCTTGTATTGTATCTAAATACAAATTCATCAACATACCTCTGTAAATGCTTTTTACTGATGGTATGGTACACGCCAGATAATCCACGTTTCAATAATGACCAGAAGCCTTCCAAAGTGTTCGTATGCACGTCACCTTGAACGTACTCACCAGTGTTATGTCTTACAAACTTATGGTCAAAGGTCTTAGATAATCCCTTGTATCCTTTCCATTCATCTGTATTTATTCTACTGCCCTCTTCCAAATGTTTATTAATGAATATTTGTAGGTGCTTTCTGGTAGTGTTCGGGACAACCTCTGCTCTCAATTCGCCATCACGTTCTATAATACCTACAATGGGAATTTTTGTTTTCACACTACGTCCTTGTGTACCAAAGATTCTTTTGTTTTTATGTTTGTTCTTTTCTTTACCGCCAATATATGTTTCATCAGCTTCGCATGTGCCTGTCAACTTATCTTTACCTGTATTTAAGCCAAACGCTGCTCTTATACGCTGTAACATAAACCAAGCAGTCTTCTGAGTAACACCAAGGTCTTTGCTTAATTGTGTAGATGACATTCCTTTTTTATGAGATGTAACAATATAAATCGCAGCAAACCATTTCTGTAAAGATATCTTTGAGTCTTCAAAGATGGTTCCTACACGAACACTGTATATTCTTTCGCAGTTAACACATTTATATCTGCCTTTGCATTTATAAACTTTATCATGCTGACACTCAAGATAAGGACAAGTAAGTTTACCTTCCCATCTAATCTTCTCCAGATACTTTTTACAAGTATCTTCTTTTTTAAAGTAAGTGAGCAATTCAAGTAGTGTATTAAATTTTTGTAGCTGAATCATATTATTCTGTTTATAAATAAATATCACAGAATAATTGAAATGAATTATTTTATATTAAAATACTATGTAAATCATTGATTTTCAATATAATAAAGATTTATCTTGTATAAATAGATATATAGCTACCTATATTTTTTTACAAGCTCAATATTTGGAAGAACAAAAAGTCCTTTTGTGCCACCATCTTCACTCCACACTGTACATTTTTCAACTGGAGACAACTTATCATACCAAGCCTTAAATTTGCACATTTCATCAATAAACATATCTTCCAACGTTGTAGTAAGACTTGGGTGATCAACAGCGTCACCACTTACATTTTCTCTTGGTATTTCTTTTACCTTATCAAAAATTTGATGCCATAGTGGGCTTCTTTTTAAGTTGCGAGTTTTTTCCATAATTAAGCTTTAACTTCAAATCTTGATGGGTGGCACCAGTGAATTGTATCACCATTTGGAAGCTCTTCTCTACAATTGTAGCATGTAATCCAATTGTGTTGAGATTTTAACCCAACATCAATGTGTTTTTGACCACATTTACACTCATACACTTCCTGAGCTGGATATTCTTTGTTCATTGTCAAATCTGGAGCTATTGTGTTTCCAGGTAAAAGTTGAACGTTTACACAAATGATTGTGTTGTCTTTTTCAATAGTTGTTTCTACAATTGCCATTTTATGTTGATTTTTAAAAAATTAAAAAATTGAGTCCCAAAATTTTGAACTGATAGCAGTCAAATGTTTTATTTTCGATTTTCCAATGCTCGGTATCTATGTTGTTATCCAACAATTCTTTGAATATAGTTGATCTGGCTTCTTTTGAGCACCAAACGCTACAAATAAAGCCATCTGGTAATTCTTGTCCTTTTTTAAGCTTAATACCAAGCTCAATAAGATCGTGTAAGTTGTTTATTTTTTCCATGTTATTGTAAGTCTTCAAATTGGCTTAAATCTATGTGTTGTTCATCTTCTCCAGCAACTTGTCTGTTTTGTATTTCACTATGTCTTTGAGTAGCATAAAACCAGTTTATAGATTTTGGTGGATTTAAAAAGTGATACAAAGCTAATGACATCATTTTTGCTGCTTCTTCAGCTGGCACCCTACCAGCATTTGTGCCAAGCCCAGGACAAACAACTGTATTTATTTTGCTTTGACCCATTGTGTTTGGCATCAAATACAAATTATGTCTTTCTACAGCAATAAGCATAGCTTTCATAGCCATATAAACATAAGATGTTTTATTTATGTCCATTGGTATTCTCATTGTTGGGGTGTGAGCAACATATTTATCTTTATGCCCAGGGTCTGCCATTTCATTTGCACGAACAATCATTGACGTGCCGATTGGTTGTTCACCCCAATATTCTTTAATAATTCTTTCTTGTACACGCTTCATCATTTGAATTCCGAAAAAGTCAGTGATACACTGATCCACACCGCCATCCATGAGCCCAAAAGAGTTGGCTGCGCTCACCACACAATCTGATCGGTCCATAACCATTTCGAATGGCACATTTACAACTTCCACTTGAGGAAATTGTGCAAAGTGTTTTTTAAATGCCTCGAAAAGATCTGGTGTAATTGCTGAGAGTATTAGTTTAAATGTCATGTATCTTTTAGTTTTAAAACTTCTTCAAGTTGTGTTTTTACTTCTTCTAATTTTTTTCTATAAACAATAAGAGCGTTTTGAAAATTGTGTATAGCTTCAAGTTCTTTATTTATTTCCTCTGATCTTAGTTTATCTTTTTCAGTAACTGGCGGTTCAACCTCATATCCCATTTGCGAAATTCGAAGAACTCTACCACCAGCATTGTCGTGATAAGTAATTCCATCACTAACCGCTTTAATTTCTTTTTCAAGTGTCTCTTTAAATCCTTCCATAATTTTTATCGTTCAATTAATCTATTTTCATTCGTTTAAAACCCAGAGACTCTTTTTCTTTTCTTGCAATAACAAAAGCGAAGATACTTAAAAACAAACAAATTGCAAAATAAATGTTGGCCATAATTATCAACCATGGTCTTTCATAAAAATCTCCCAAAACCCAGCAAAAGCTCATCATAACCCAGAAAAATGCAGCTACCAAAATAATGTGAACACTTTTCCGACCATCTTCATATGTTATTATAGAAAACAAAGACATCCACACCGCAAGAGCTCCACACAAAGTAGATGCATAATTATAATTATTCATCCAAAAAAAATCCATCAAAAACCACATTAACGTAGCGCCAGTTTCAAACCTTTCATATGTTTTAAGCTTATGCATTTTCAATTGTTTCTTTGTGTGTAATTTTAGGGAATAAAACAACCTTCTCAAGACTTCTTAAACTATTTAAAGCCTCATTTGCTTTGTTTGGTATCACTGGAAGATAATAAAAAGTAATCTCCAACAGAGCCTTGTAAAGCGTTCTAAGCACTAAAGCTCTCCTAAGAGGATCAACAGTTTTAACCCAGGGTTCGTTGGTTACAATGTACTGGTTAGCCTTTGTGCAAACATCATTTAAAGCACTCATTGCTGTTGTAAGGTCATAAACATCATAAAGAAAGCCCACCGATGTTAATTCACCAGCAAACACCTTTTCATATTCACTTGGAAGATGTTCATCAACACTAATCTCATACAAGTTTATAAGATGAATAACCCTGGCAATCAAATTTCCATAATTGTCGGCCAGATGTGAATTGTAAAGATTAACCAAGTGTTTCTCATCCCAAGAAGAATTTCCATAAAGTTGAATACCCGCTATGGTATAATACCTCACTGCATCAACACCAAATTTATTAAGTTGATCAATTGGATCTGTTACATTGCCAACGCTCTTTGACTCTTTTTGCCCACTTTTATCTGTTATGGTTCCATGACACAATAAAACTTTGGTATGTGGCACTCCAGCAGCCAACAATAAACCTTGGAAAATTACAGCTTGAAACCTTAAATTGTCTGGGCCAAAAATCTGAACTGAGTTCTCCCAATACTCATCAAAATTTTCTTTATCCAGATAATACCCAGCGATAAAAATGTAGTTACAAAGGGCCTCAAACCAGACGTAAATATTTTGAGAATCATCATTAGGTACTGGGATACCCCAAGGAACAACATTCTTATCTCTTGAGATTGATATATCCGCACATGACTCGATTAAGTTTTTCAATTCATTATGTTTGCTTAATGGACGAAGACCAGATCCAGAATCAAACCACTCAAGCAGTTGTGGCTTAAATTTGCTGAGAGCAAAAAAATAATTTTCCTCGTTTACATTTTGCAACTCTCTGTTTGGGTGATCCTGGCATTTGCCACCAACTAAATCTTTGTCAAATTTAAAAGCTTCACATCCTACACAATATTTTCCCTCATAACTTTTTTTGTAAATCAAACCATTTTCTTTGCAATGATTCCAAAACTGCTTAACCTGCTTATGGTGTTTTGGGTGTGATGTTCTATAAAAAGAATTGTATTGAATATTGAACTTTAAACAAAATTCTTTCCATTTAACTGCTAGACCATCCAAATACTCCTGTGTTGATATCCCAGCTGCAACAGAAGCATCATGTATTTTTTTACCATGCTCATCAAGACCAACATTAAAATGAACCTTGTTATCGCCAAGTTTTTCTTTAAAATACCTAGCCAATGTATCACCGACAACAAATTCAAACAGATGCCCTGCGTGAGGACTACTGTTGGCGTAAGGCAAAGTACAAGTTATAATTTTTTTTCCTGTCTTACTTAATACCATAATATTTTTTTAATTTATAATCAAACAAAACAAATCACTCTTATAATCATCACCATTTTCAATTTGTCTATACATGTTATACAAACCGACGCTGGTAATTGAATGTGTGAGCAATGTGTTTATGTCTTCTTTGGTTAATTTTATTGTTGCTGTGTATACATATGCCTTCTTCAACACATCTACAGCTTCTAAATATATTTCCGCATCCAGTTTTTCCATTCTTGTATTGTTGCTAAGAAAAACCACAACGCCTTTTTTGTTCTGACACATCACGGAATCTTTGTGAAATATTACACACTCGTATGTAGAAGTATCTTTTGATATTTTTTTCAAAAAAAGAATTTCTCCAGAGTGATCAGAAACACACACATAAGGTTTTCCATCAGAGTCCAAAAATGTTTTTATTGAACTTTCGCATTCAGTTATCGTCTGACTTCTAAACAAAGAAGAAACAAACAAAAAAAACAATATGCAAGCAAATTTTTTCAATTTTTTAAACCCTCTCCTTTTTCGTTAACAATTTCAATTTTAATATTAAGAGCTTTTGTTATCTCTTTGAAACTTTCTATTAAAATATCTGGATCCTTTTTGTATCTATTTATTGCCAATCTGTAATATTCCTCTAGTTTGTTTTCATCTCCGTTGATGTATTTCATAGATCCTTTTTCGCACCAACCATCGGGAAAACAAATTGCTTCCCTAATGAAATCATCTATAAATCTATCAAACTTATGCCAAAATAAAAACTTCATAATTTCCTCTCGCGTAGACCACTCCGTTAACCATTCATCAGAACTTTTCGACCAAAACCTATAAAGAGTTTCCTTGTTTTTCTTTTCTTTTATCTTTAAACTCCAACCCATATTTAGCTTAATGCAAATAATTTCATACCAGGAACAAATTTTAAATTACCAACAATTTCACCGATTTCATGACCCCATTTATCCACAATAAACAAACGCTCATTTTTTACACGAATCAAATTAAGATAATGCAACCAATTAAGTTCAAATTCAAACGTTGGTTTCCATGGTAAAATTTCCCCACCAAATTTTTGTTCAATTTGTAATTTTGCGTTAAATACTATTTGCTCCATGACCATTTTATTCATTCCACACAAAACAGCAAAAACTTTATGATACCAATAAATGTTGCTCCAATGTTGATGTGTAACTTTACAAAAAGGTATTTGTTCACCTTCGGCTGTTACCCAATTTTTTTCATAATATGTTGTCATTTTCGCTTTTTACATTTCTTTATACAAAATAAAATAAAAAAGGTTACAAAAACAATAAAATGAGCTTAGCCGAGATTCTATTTTAACCTGCCATTTATCTCACCTTACGGTGGCCATCTTCTGATGGCTGCTCCAACCCGATCTCATAGACCCGCTCACCGTCTCGATCTGTTTGGATTGCTACCTCCTTGGTGATAACGGCTTTTTAGACCTCCCAAGTTAAGCGATGTAGTCTCGAACTTCTTCTAACATTGCTGCCAGCGACAAGTTCTCTGTTTTGTTGTTTTTTGTAACCTTTTTAACTTATACGTTAAAAAAAAGAAAAGGTTTCTGATTATGAAGTCCCTTTTATAAAGCTATGATAAATGCTTATAGCACCTTTAAGAGTTGGTCTGGATTGAAATGCACGATGTGTGTTTGTCACATAGGTGATTTTGCCGTTTTTATCTTTGCTTTTCCACACCGCTGGTGTCGCCTCACCATTTGGACCATGATGCCAAACCGCATCAGCATCCATCACCTGTTTTCTCTCTTCATCGGTCAATGGCACTTTATTGTCTTTAAGTTTTTTAAACTTGGATTTTTTTGCTTCTTGAATATTGTCTTTTAAAAAACTTTGTCCTTTATAACCAACAATAACACCATATTCATCAATCATAAGACCCAGTTTTTTGGCGAGTTCATCTGCTTTATAATCATTTGGTAATTTACCAAACAAAGCCTCTCCTTCGCCAGGTGAATCTAATCTTTGGACTTGCCAATAATATCCGTTTAATTTTTTATCACCATATATTCTTTCGCTATGGTATTTTTCGTTTGGAGCCTCGGAATCTGAATCAAATATAGCCCAACCTTGTTTTGACATATAATCACCATATTCTCTCTGGAACCAATCCACAAACTTCTTTATTTTATCATATGGATAAAATTGTTTAAACTCAAAATCAACTAAAGACCCTTCTGAATCAACACTTGCCACCTCTAAAAGTTTAGCTCTTACATATCTTCTAAATTCTTTTAAATCTAATTTTGTCTGATTTGGATCTTGGTATGGCCATGGAGATTTTTCGCCTTGATGTCTTGCTAATATTTTATCCTGTGGGCTAAGTGGTTCTTCGCCAAATAAAAACAAATTATGTACGTTATCTAAACCAACCAACTTAGTTAATACACCAATTGCGTTGTAAGATTCTTCGTTAGCCATATTAAATAATTTGTTATCATTTGGGTCTCCTTCATTTCTATCAAAATCATAATCGAAGTCTATTGGCTTTATAAGAACATGCATAAAATCTGGCGAATCTGTTTGTTCAGAAAAATCTATAATTACATATACATATCCATTAGTAGAATGATTATTCCAATTTCTCCAAGCCCCATCAAACCCTGATCCATAAGTAAAACACCAAAGACTAGTACATCCTATATTTTTTATACCATCTGGACCAGTAACTTCCACAACCATCACATCACCTTTACTATATATTATTTCAAGTTCATCATTCTCGCTAACAACTTTTTTAATTTGATTTTTTGTAACTTTTGCTCCACCTAATAAATTTTCTTTTTCTTCAACAAAATTCATTAAATCTTCTAGTGAAACATTTTTAGAACTAAACATTTTATCTGTAATAGACTGCTTCATTTTTTCGCTTCTATTACTTAAAAGTTGAAGGTGTGATAATACATATTCTAAATTGCTTTTATATTCTCTCAATTCGCCGCTATCTCTTTCAGTTCTGATATCACCCCTCATGTTTCTAGTAGCCACAGAAGGTAATTGTTTTATAAGCTCTAAAATAGTAGCTCTTTCTTTTAGCGCTCTAATAAAATCCCAAATATCACTTACTCCATTGATGTTAAAATTTTTAATTGGGAATACATTTTTATTATATTCTTTAAGTTGATTATGATAAAGCCTTATTGTTTTCCAATCATCCACTGATAACACATCGTTGTCAGTGTGAAGATGATCTTTTGTGTCTCTGGGGTCTATTTCCTCTTCATCATCTACACCAATTTGAGATAATGCCCAACGACCAGTTTTAATACTGCTTTGCAGCATAGCGTAATATATGTCAGTTATAATCTTTGTATAAGCATCTCCACCAGTTATGTGTGTAATGTACCTCTTTACTTCTGGAGATAGTTTACCAGGTTTAAAGTACACTTTTTCAGCTTGTTGAAGATTTTCAGCAAGAACTAAGGCTTCTTGTATTATTTTTCTAATTGATAACATCCTATATAAATATCATGTTTTTTAGGATATTTATAACAAAAATAATCATGGGTAAAAAAATGACTATATCAGAATTTAAGCAATTTGTAGTTGATGAAACTAAAAGGTTATATAAAATTAATTTGTTCAGAGAAGAAAGAAAAAGTTTAAGAGAAAACTTGGAGACAGAAACCTCAATAGAACAAGAGGTCTATGATGAAATTGAGATGAGAATGCGACCAACTGATTCCAGATTACCATACGATGAAATTGTGGATATCGCCAATGAATATGGAATGGATGAAGAAAATGTCGCCCAAATCATGTTTCAATATGTAGCCAAAAGAGAACAAGAAAAAGAGGAAGAACTTAAACAAACAATACACTACATTATTAATCAAGATTTTGGTGGAGAAGCCCCAGATTTTAAAACATTTTATTCAATTTTTGTCAATTATGACGAATCTGCAAATTATGAAACAAATCAAGTACAACAAATGTATGACAAACTCACTAAAGACCCTAGTCAACTCTCTCTTTTTGAAAGGGTTTTTAAAAACGCTCTTTTGGAAATAAACACTAATTCTAACAACATATATTACAACAAATATCACACGCTCACAGTCAGAGAACCCATAATTACAGATGTAGTTAGTATTCTATCTAAAAACCCAAACGCTGTAAAATTTACAAACAAGGCTGAATTTGATGCTTTTTCTGAAAAACAAAGATATTTTTCAGCCTCTCATTCACATTGTTTCTACACAAAAGAAGAATATGACAATTGGAGCAAATCTGGAAATAAACACAAAGATCCAGACTCAGAAGCATCTGTCATGGTGTTCGAAACTGGTAGAGAGCCAGTACAAATTTGGGATAACAAAAACAGTATAGGCTATGTTGTACCAAGCGACAAAACATTAAAATAATTTTTGAAAGGGTGGTGTTTTTTAAAAAAGATCAATATTTATTATAAACAAACAAAAAACTAACAACTATGGTACTTTTACTTAATTTAACAGCTCAACCACTAAAAGTTCAATATAATGTGGGCTCTAAAGTGTTTAATAAATCATTAAACCCAAATGTTATAGTGGCAATGAAAAGCCTTACCACTGCAGAACAAATTATAAATCGTGGAGCCCTTGCAAATGAAGGTGTTACTATATACAACTTCGCTTCAAACACTTATTTTTCAAGAGGAGCTCAAGGAGGTTTTACATTTGGTACTGCAGCAGCACCATTTGGTTTTCAGTTTGTACCTAACAACACTAAAAAAGACGGCGTTACAAATATAACTTCAGCCACAATGAGTGGCGGAACAGCAATTCTTCAAGGATTTGTATAATTCAAACCCAAATAAACTCAAAAACCAGGACTAAAATCCTGGTTTTTTTATTTATCAAAGTATTTATTATAAACAAAAAAACAATATGGTAATCTTATTAAATCCAAAATCAACACCTTTAAGAGTACAATACTCTATTGGTAACAAAGTTTATAACAAAGAAGTTAGACCTTATTTAATTACTGGAATGGAAGGTCTTGCTGTATCTGGTCAAATAATAAACAAAGCAGCTTTGGTTAATGAAGGAGTTACCATCTATGATTACGAACTAAACTCCTATTACAACAACGGAACCCTTGGACAATTTACTTTTGGAACAGCAGCTCCAGTTTATGCCTTCCAATATATTGGACACAATATGAAAAGAGAAGATTATACCACATATAACTCACCCACAATGAGCGCTGGCACCATTACATTGCAATCTTTAGTCGCTTAAAACAGTCTTAATCTCAATTTTACTTTCTCGTATTTTTCCTGAGTTTTTTTATATTCAGCTGCAAATACTGCAGCTTTAAAGTTTTTTGAATCTAAGCGCTTTTTTAAAAACGCCATATATTCTTCCTCCTGTTTCCTGGTTGGTTTTTTATTTGCCATTAGTATTCTTTTTGAATAATTCCTGTATTCTTTCGATATACACACTAACATCTTCTTGGTTTAAATACTCAATATCTATTGTAAGATCTATTGCAAGCGCTCTCCTTCTTCTTTTAATGTAAGTTTTATCTACTTCTTGTTTTTTAAGCCACTCTTTTATAAATAAAACTTCTGTCATTGCTTACTTTTTATGAATTCTTTATATTTATTTTCGGCTTCTACAACACTTTGAGTATTGTCAAATTCTTTCATTAGAACAACCTTCTCTTCTTTTGTTAAATCAAACCCAGAAAGTATTTTGGTAACACATATAAGCTTTGAATTAAACAACTTAATTTGTTCCAATTCAACAATAAGTTCTTGATATTTCTGATCGCACCTATCATGTCGAGTTGTTTTTTGTAAATATAATAAAAAAAGAGCAATAATCAAATTGCTCTTTCTTAATTGGAGGCCCCGATTCGAATTTAACGAATCTAACAAGTTTTGCAGACCTGTGGTTAGTCTCTCACCCACGGGGCCATATTATGTTTTTTTGCAACGCGCTGATAAAACCGTGAAATTCTTGAAAAACCTTATTGATATTTTCTAAACCTGAACCTGAAACTGAAACCGATAATTCACCAAGAGCCTTTTGAGCTTCTATACACCCTTGTTTACTCAAATCTTTCAATTTTTTTAAGGACACTTTTCCATTTTTTATATCCAACCATTCTTTAACGTATAATACTATCATTTAATGTTATATTTTTTATTCCAAATTTCAATTTTTTGTTTTAATTCCTCTAGCGAAATAATTGATTTAGTTTTTTTCTTTTGATTATCAGTGTGAATTACTAACCTACAATTAGCTGGGTGCTTAATTATATCAGGACTAACCTTGTTTTTAAAACCGTCATTTACACTATACATATGATCCCTACTTGCGCCACCCAAGTTATTGTTTTTATTTGACGGGCTGTAAAATCCAAATTTGTTTATTAATGTTATATCAAACTCTTTAGGGTAATCATTAAAGCTAAAAACAAATTCACAAACTGGTCTATAATAATCATAATACTGTAATTTACATTCATCACATATAGTCTTTTTGCCAATCACTCTTTGATTTGAGCACTTGCTGCAAAATCTAATTTTTTCTTTTTTAAGTTTAATTTTTTTTACTTTTTTAGATGCAATTTCACGCAAAGAATCGCTAATTTTTTTTCTTGTTTCATCGCTGAGTATCCTCCCTCGATTATTAAATGTTACAAAACAACTTCTAGAACAAAAAATTTTTTCAGAATAATTTTGAACTTTGAAGATCGTTTTACATTCTTTGCATTGCACTTCTTTATAATATTCTTTTTCATCCTTAATACCTATTCTAAAGCATCTGTTGATTATGCTCCTATAAGATACATCAAAAATTTTAGCTATATCTTTACGTGCTTTTCCCTGTTTAGACAACTCTTTTAAAAGCTCATCTTTTTCTTTGCTCCATTTCATAACTATAAATAGTATGAAAAAAAGACGATAATAACAAACGAGCTAATTGTGTGTTAGTTTTGAGAACATAGTCAGATTCGAACTGACGAACAAATTACTTTGTATAACGGTTTTGCAGACCGCTGACTTAACCACTCATCCATATGTTCGTTGAGACACCTGAGAGATTCGAACTCCCGTAGCATGGGTTGCGACCATGAACCTGTAACCACTCGGCCAAGGTGTCATATTCAGGTGCCACTTCTGACACCTGAGATTTTAAGCAGCTTTTTTGTTTTTGTTCTTTTTGTACTTACCTGCTCTACGCGATTTCTTTTGTTTATCACAAACGAAGTCTGCAGCGCAATTAGCGGCCCAGCTGTGTGGCTTATACCTTACTCTGAAACCTTGACCTTCTAAAGCAGCCTTCGCTCCTTCGTAAACATATGAAGATTTATTCTTCACATCTTTGTTGGTCATAGAAGCAAGGTAGCTTCTAAGTTTAGCTGGTTGTGTAAGTTGAACATTCATTACATATTCCAACTCAGATTCGCTGATGTCATTCAACGAAAGAGTGTTTGTAGGATTTGTAACATTTATCAACCTGTCATTCTTTTCATCAATGAAGTATTGTCTTCCCTTGATAAGAACCTTGCCCTGAAGATCCTCTGGGATTTTAAAACCAGGGTCGATGTTAATATCTACGTCAAGTCCAATCAACTTATTTTGGTGAGATGAATATCCAAGAGTTTGCAATTCTTCCATATTCAATCTCTTTACAAGACCATCCAATTCTTTTTCAAGGTAATTACCAAGATAAAGAACACGCTCAACTTCACCCCAGATCTTTCCATAGATGCTGGATTCTTTTGCAGCTTTTACAAGCGCCTTGTCTCTGTTTTTATCACCAGTCTTTTCAACCCATAATCTTTCGCTAGGTACAAGTTCTTTATTAAAGATGTAATGTACACCATCACGTCTGAACTCGTCGTAAAACGCAACTACGGAAGCGTAAAGAGTATTTCTACCACGTTCAGAAGCATCAGCTCCTACGTAAACTTTTGTTCCAGGGAACTTCTTTAAATAGCTCCGAACATATTCTCCAAGGTCTGGGATTAATTCACCACCAAACTTCTTGAACCCTTTTTCCATTGGAATTTTTTCTTCCATTTTTTCTACTGTTTTCATAAATATATCTCAATTTTTCACCATTTCCAATATTCCATAATTTTTGCACCACTTTCTTACAGCATTATCACTGACACCAAAATGTTTACCTACTTGTACAAAGTTTTTAAATTCTTCAAATGCTTTTAAAATTTCTGGCACCTTCGGAATTTTACTCTGTTCTTTTCTTGCATCTCCAACACAAGCAATACTACAATACAGTGATCCTATTCTTTTACAATCTTTACCACATTGTTTGCATTTGTTTTTTTCTTTAGGTGTTTTAGGCGTTTTTATTTTTGTTGTTTTTGCTTGTTTGTTTTTTAATACATTGTCTTTATTTTCAAAATTTTCTTTTCTCATCTCCGACTTAAAACTTAGCGTGTTTTTACCTCTATAGTTATCTTCCTGAGCGTGACAATTTGGGCAAAGTATCTTTAAGTTTTCAATTCTATTATCCGTGTTGTTTCCATTTTCGTGATGGAGTTCTGTTGGTATTTTTTTATATTGCCACAAAGTCAATAAACAAGATTCACATTTTTCTTCTTTTAAACCTTCTATAATTAATCTATGTTTTAATTTGGTAGAATTTTTATAAGGAGAATTTTCAATTAAAATTTCTTCTAGTTTGTATTTCTTACCAAAATGTTTATAATTATCGCCATTGTTCCAACCTTGACCAGTGAAGTGAGAAATATCTACATTTAATTCTTTAAATAAAAAATTTAAAGTCTTGTAGTTGCCTCCAGATGGTCGTATTTTTAATTCTCTACAAACTCCAGCAACTGATATATTATTTTTAATCGCTTCTCTTAATTGCTCTTCGTTGTATTTGTTTATTTTCATGCTTTTTTATTATAAATAGTATGAAAAATCAAAAAAGAAGACTTAAGATTTAATATTATTTTTAAGTCTTCTTTTTTGATAAAACTCAACAAGTAGGGTAGGAGGGAGTCGAACCCTCACGGACTATGCCACAAATTTTTAAGATTTGCACGTGCTGCCTATTTCGTCACTACCCCATAATTCAAAGAACATTTTATTTCAAAAAAAAAGGACCCAGATTTAAGTCTGAGCCCTTTTATCAAAAAAATACTTTTTATAGATACCTAAGAACTCAAACATAACGGTGCGCATAAACACAAAAAGCCATACCCTAGATCTGTTTTCACAGAAATAGATGGACTCATTGACCACGCTGTTATATTTTGATTTCTTTTCATCTTTTATAAATAAGCGGAAAAATTTCTTTTTCCAACACACAAATGTAATACTTTATTTTTTAATTTACAACAATTATACGAAATATTTTTTAAAAGGTTGCATTTTTTATTAATCCGTAAACGCTTTATAAGGTTCCCAACCCATTAACTCATAATGTTGCCTCATACAATCATCTATGTCTTTGCCAACAATTTCTCTAAGTTTTATAGCATCAGGTTCTAAAAGTTTTTTAGATCTTTCATCACCTTTTTCAACAACAGTTACACTATTGTTGGATTCTGCTGTGTAGATTTCTATTGTCATGTTATTGTTTTAAAATTGATTTTCTCTCAAAATCATCTTTTATTATTTGTTGTATTTTTTCTTTGGTGTAATCTTCGTTATGTTCTTCAAGATGACAATTTGCACAAAGAATTATACATTTTTCCAATTCACTTAATAAAGTTGTTACCTTATTGTTACCCATGCTTCTAAGATCTAATTTTATTTTCTTTTCACTTGGATTCAGATGATGAAATTGTAACGCTGCCAAATTTTTATCATAACCACATTTCGAACAACAACCGCCTTTTAATTCTAACATTTCGAGCTTTCTTCTATATGCTCTTATTGTTTGAGAATGATATGTATTGGTTTGCTCTTTAACTCTATGCCAATGATGTTTTTGCTTACATGTATTACTACAATATTTTGTTTTTTGTCCATTAATTTCAACTGAACACACTACACATTTTCTAATATTCATAATTTTTCATTATAAATAGTTAGAAAATTATGAAGCTATTCATAATCAACTAATTTTGTGCTCCAGCCGTGATTCGAACACGGGACCTCAGCCTTATGAGGGCTTCGCTCTAACCAACTGAGCTACAGGAGCTAGGAATTTACTCTTTCCATTGAGTGTTTCTATTGTATTTCCAAGTTTTATATTCCCTGGTCTTGTACACATACACTGGCCTTCCACTTCCATGTCTTCCTTTTGAGCGCATGCTTTGAGGAGAACAGTCTATATAAAAAGAACCACTTCTTTTAGCACAAATGTAACAATAATCGTGATAATAATGTTTAGCGATTTTTGTATACTCTCTGCTTGTTTTTGCTTTGTTCAGTTTAGCTCTGTTTCTGTTTATTGACATCGGTCATCGTTTTAGGGATTAACCTAACGACATCCAGATGCATATTTAAAAGTATTATTCATTTTTAAAAATTTATTTTTCACACTCAATTTCATGTTCTTCAATATCTTCAAAAGAAAATTTTTGATGGCATTTCAAACACATCGCAGAATTATTCCAATCCCAATCTGGTTGACCAAAACTATCTTCAAGCGGCTCTATTTTTTTCTTAGTTAAAGCTTTCAAGCACATCATAAAAAAATCAGCTTGCTCCTGGGTTTTGATCACCTTGCTAAGTGAAGTTTCTATTGGTTTTTCTTTTGACCAATCCACTTTTATCCCCTTAGTTTTTGCAAGCTCAATTATTTCATTAATCTTTTCTTGAACTTTTTGTTTGCTCAAATCTTTTTTCATGTTTCAAAGATACAAAAAAACTAGAACTTTAAGGTTTTAATGTAATATTTTCTTTTTTAGAATCACTGTAATAACTCACAGAATCCCCCTCAATTAATTTTTTAATTTGAGTAGCAGCGTCTTGAAAATCTTTTTTATAATGCTCAAGCTCAATGCCACGTATAAATGTGGAACTCACAATAAGATCCACAATTTGTTCTTCTGTAATTTCTGTTTTCATAAAACAAATATAACAAATTATTTTCTTGTGAACAAGACGGGATTTAAACCCGTACATGGAGGTTGCAACTCATCCCTTTATCCATTCCAGCTATCCGTCTGGTGCGTCTGTCGTTTCCGCCACTTGTTCTTTTATTTGTGCGGATGGAGGGAATTGAACCCCCGACTGCTTCCCAAGGTATAAGCTTGGCGCTCTTGACCACTGAGCTACACCCGCATTTTGTAGTGACGGCGGGGATCGAACCCACGTTGACATTTCTGTCCCATCTTATCAGGATGGTGCCTCAAACCACTCGGCCACGTCACTATTTTTCCTATTAACTCTTCCACACTCTAACGTGAGTGGGTTGACAGAACTTCGGAGAGAATTTCTTCTCGTTCAGTTAGTAGTCATAGACGGACTCGAACCATCAACCTCCACGGTATCAGCGTGGCGCTCTAACCAATTGAGCTATACGACTATGTGGGGGAAGCTTTGACATAGTGCATATGATATTGTCATCACTTTTTTATATTCCGCCCCTTCGGGTTTATCTCACATTTGTGAAAGAACGATATTTCTTAAGTTTTCAAGACTAAAATCTTGAACATTTTTTGCAAAAAACATTCTGTAGCTTTCGTTTTGATTCAAAGGAAACACTGTTATTACAACACTCCCAAATCTGGTGTGTTGTAACCAAACTCTTCTGAATCTATCTGCAAAAGAAGCAGCCAACTCCTTTTGTCTTTCATTCATATTTACACTGTTCAAACTTTCCATTTTATTCCTTTATTTTAAGTCCCCCTGGTTGGATTCAAACCAACGATGGATTTTTACATCTCCATGTTAAAAGCATGGTGCTATCGGTCACTAAGCGACAGAGGGTTATTTTATTTTTAGTTCCCCTGTCGTGAATCGAACACGACCAATCGCCTTAAGAGGGCGGAGCATACAGCCAGTTTGCTACAAGGGAATATTTATTTTATGTTCCCCCGCTTGGAATCGAACCAAGCCTGAACGGGTAAAAACCGTTTGCCTACAGCCAGTTTGCTACGAGGGAATAATGATGAGATCATTGAACTCGTAGTTTACTGTACGAGCTCTTATCTTTTCTTCTGTTTATATTTGAACATTTTTTTCATTTTTATTTTTTTATTTTCTAGAGCTGTAGTTCGGGCTCGAACCGAAAACCTTCTGATTACAAATCAGAGGCACCACCAATTGTGCTACTACAGCGTGTTTTTTGAGCCTATGGAGAGATTCAAACTCCCGATGGATTATTAGTCTCCTGCTTACAAGGCAGGTGCAATCGTTCACTATGCGACATAGGCAATATTTTATTTTAAAGAACTTGAGCCCGTAACGATTATGACATCGTGACCTTCAACGTACCAAGTTGATGCTCTCCAACTGAGCTATACGGACTTTTGGGTGTACGATGGGATTTGAACCCATGTTGTTTGCTTACGCTCTTCCTGCTTCACAGGCAGGTTCCTTCGACCATACTCGGACCACGCACACCATGTTTGCCTGTTCCCGTTTCCAGTTAGAGGACTTTGGCCAGAGTTTTTATGATGAGGAAAACTCGTAGGCAATTAAAACCAATCGGGGCAACAAAGAGGAGTCGAACCTCAAGCAACTAGTATATGGTACCACTAAGGTACCTGCGCTCCACAGCTGCTGCCATAACGGGTAACATATCGGGTTCGAACCGATTACCTCTTGAACCACAATCAAGCGCTCTAAACCAATTGAGCTAATGCTACCATATTTGTTGACGGAAATCGCACCAGCGATACGTGCTCTACCTTTGAGCTACACCCCCATTGTGAATTATTTGTGGGGGCGACGGGACTCGAACACCGCAACCACGACTTTATAAGAGTATAGAAGTAGCATGACACATGGCCGTCAACAATTTTTTCAATATTTTAATTTACAAAGAACGTTTTCTTTTTGCTCATTGGGTTGGATTTGAACCAACTTCTTCCTAGTCTAATGTTTCAAGACCAACCGACCATTCCTGCAGGGACCTTGGCCTAACCAATGAATTTTTTGCTGCTCTGACAGGACTTGAACCCGTATTTATCTGTCTAACAAACAGTCGTTTTCCATTATTACTACAGAGCAATGTTTTTTATTTTTTCACTTACACCTTTTTCTCTTAACTCTTCATGTATTTCTATGTGACAATTAGCGCAAACCAAAATACATTTATCTACTTCAATTTTTAATTTTTCAAAAGAATACGATTTACCACCAATGGTGAAATCTTTTTCTTCTGGGTTTTTATGATGAAACTGCAAAACATTTGTAGACTTATTATATCCACAACATTCACATTTGCCACCTTTGTATTCTACTAACTTTATCTTAGTACGTTTACGCCATTCAATTACAGTCTGACTTTTTGTAACTGTTGGTTTTCGCACTATAATATTTTCTTCTCCAATTATTTTCCTTACAGTTTGAACCGCTAGGCCAAAATAATAAGCTGTTTTTTTTAAAGATCTACTTTCAAAATAATGCCTTTTTAAAACATCGCTGTCAATTGTGGTTGCGTTGATATTTTTTGAAGACGCATTTAGTCTAAGGTGTGCACATATTTTTCTTAATTTATCATCTACAATTGATACTTTTTTTGAAATGCTGTTGTAAGAATCTCCAGAAATTCTCATTGCACGTATTTCACAGATAGTATCTTCTGATATATTTTTTAAAAAAACATCTTCTTTTACTTTTTTTAACCAACCTAATGTGCCACCCAAATTTTCGTTGTTGACATGATACGAAACAGTAGATTTAGAACAACCTATTTGTTTAGAAATCTCATCAATAGAAAAACCATTTTTTCTAAGGTGTATTATTTTTTCTTTTTTAGAACCTTTTCCCATAATATTAACTTTTTATATTAATAAATAGAAAGAAAATTCTAATTTTCAATGAACGTTTTGCGTACCCTCCTGGATTCGAACCAGGGATGGAGATTTCCTCACGGCAGATTAACAGTCTGCTGCCTTTAACCACTCAGCCAAAGATACTTTTGCGGGGGTGGGGAATTTCGAAATCACCGACCTCGATCTTAACAGGATCTTGCTCTGCCTCTGAGCTACACCCCCATGCATCGAGAGACTTTCACTCCCCCTTGTCTGGGTTGGAGGTCCATTCCTCCAACCCGTACATACTTTTTTCATTACCTTAAAGAACATCGCCAAGTTCATTTCGCAAATCTTTTTTGAGTTGTTGTCTTACTCCTTTTTTTAGTGAGCGATTTGCGTTTCTCACTTCTTCTTTTTTACTTTTACTCTTCAAGTTGCTTGGCACATCTTGAGAGTGATCTATTGACCATTTTCTTTCCTGGTTTTTCGAGAATGGGGTCATTTTTTTATGTTTACCCTCTTTCTTTACTATTACACCTTTTTGCTTACTCATAATTTTAAAACTTTTTTGTCGAACCTATAGAAAACAAGAAGGCCCGTTACTTGGTGGTAACGGGCTTTCGGAAAATCTTTTAGCTCAAGTTTTAAATTATGCGCCTCATGATGTGTATCCTACATACCCGTATACCAACGTTTTATTAATGCATATATTATGCTTAATCGTTGTTGTTTTGGTTGTATGTAAGTTATTCATTAACATGATTTCTTATATTTTTGTTTTTTATTGTTTCTTTTAAATAGTTAAAAAAATTTGTTTTCGAAGTTTTATACGCACAAAGATATATAAAGTTTCAGGTAAACACAAATATTTTTTCAATTTTTATTTTAACTCTCTGATTAACAGATTGATATTTTTCCATCATTAGGTTCCAAAACAATGAAAATTCTACCGTCTTTATCCTTGTTCATTTGTGAATCATAGTGATAGGCATTGTGTAAATAGGCAACATCATAAACATCTACACGCTCTGTGTCGCCTCCATTTGGTGGGATCGCGAAGTAGTGATATTCACCCTTATTATTGTGCATTTTTACTGCTTTGCGATTGTCTGGGAAAAAATCAAACTTAATTTCCATCCATTGAATCTCATATGGTTTACCAGTTGAACTGGGGTCATTATATGAGTTGCCAGTCATGTGATGGAATGGAACAAAATCTTTATCCCTTGCATAGCCAGAATTTGGTTCAGACATTCTAAAATAAGCTAAATGATTTGCTTTAGAATCTGTATAATGTTCTTTTGGATAATAAAACAATTCCTCAAACAATGTTGTTTTAGCATCTTTTGGTCGTGGCAAAGAGTGATCAAGATGGTATGGCTTGGCATAATAGAGAAGCATTGTGTTTTCGAGATACACAAACTTATCATCAATCCTTAACAGTGTAGAATAAGTAACTGTTTCATTTTTTTTGTTTATTTTTACATGTATCATCTTGTCACAATTATACGCCAAATTTGTGACAAGGTTACAATTTTTAGCCAATACTTTCTAAAAGATTATCTATTTCTTTTTGTGCGCAATCAGCGTTTTCAAGCAAAACATAAAGTTTGTTGATAACTCTTTTTCTATAGCTTTCCAGGGTGGACTTGTATGGCTTTGTAATTCGAAGAAGCATTACATGTGAGTCAATAGAAAAATCTTGTTTCATGAATAAGTCGAAATACGTTTTTGTTGTATCATAATCCCTCATAAGAAGAGTTGGGACCATAGAATCACAAATTCTATCCATTGCTGCGTCGCTATTTCCAGATAAATCAAAAATAACCGCTTCTTCTATTTCTCTGTTAATGTCAATCATAAAATTGTTTATAAAAACATAAACAAACATGGATAAAAACGAAAGTTATTCTATAATTTTTATTTGATCTTTGTTGAAAACGACATATTCATTGCCATTTGGCACTGTACTGTTTGGTGCTATAACACCATCATACCCATTTTCTTGCAATATTTTTGTAAAAGAATATGGGTTTAATATTTCGCTTATTCTAATTGGTAAGCCAGATATACCATACACTTCATATAATATTTTTGAAATTATCATGCTTTTTACATGTTTTTTGTTGGCTAATTCAGCTTCAGTTCTGTTATAAATTGTATAATCTTCTCCGTCATATTCGAAATACACATGTTGGAAAGGTTCAATTGATCCTTTCATGAATTCCGCAGGAATATTTTTTGATTCTAGCTCTAAAACAATCTCATTTAGTTCCGACATTGTTTTACCCTCAAACTTAACATCTTTTAAACCACTTGTATTTGCAAACAACCTTACGATCCCACTACCTCCAATTGAAGTGTCTTTTACAATGTCTAATCTAAATGGTTTATTTAATTCTATTATTGCTTTTACTATTTTGTTTCCATATAAACCAGCTTCAATTTTTGAATCGCTGAAATAAAAACCATAGCCATTCCAAGCGCCATCCGTGTTACTCCCTATGTAGTCGTTGCTAAAATCTTTAAAATTACTATTGGTTCCATGGAAAACAGTGAATTCTTCTTCGCTAATAATTCCAGCAAGAGATTTTAAACGATTCTTATAGGTCTCTGATAAAATCATTATTGCATTCCCTTGTTTTTTTGCGCTATGAAATCATCATAAGACACATGTTTTGTGTCACTTATCAAATTTGGAGTTAATGGCTTTTTAAGAGCAAACCATTTTGAATCGTTGTTTCTATCATATGGTGGCCAAAAATATGGATCTCCTTCCCAACGTCTATTTTCCACAGGAACAACAAATTCAAACACAACAACTTCATCGCCTGGTTCCATAGCTGTAGCGTGAAATAAAGCGCTGGCAAAATCCGTAGAAACCATATACCAACCAGCGTTATCATAGCCCATAGCTCCAGATGTAAGACCATGTTGTTTAATGCCAGATTCTTTTTTTAAAGAAGTGCCATGATATACTTTTATTGTTTTCTCTTTTGAAGACTCTTGTATTTTATTTTTTTTTGTAAAACCACATTTGCGCATAAATTTAACTTCATCAATCTCAATGTTCTCTTCTTTAAAATTTTTTAATTGATTTAAGGCCATCTTCTTTCTATTGTTCATGTCTTTTACTTGACACAATAAATCAATAATACCAGAAATCATCTCTTTATTTTCTTCAGTTTCTCCATCCGCTGATTCATTAACGCCTTTGCTATGATCAAACATATTATAATCAGAAATCTTATCGCCAGGTTTAATCTGAATGGTATTTACAATCTTTTTCATATTATAAAGAACCATCATTTTTTCACCCCAACCAAATGGATTATCCACAATTTCATAATCAATTCCATTATTAATATAAAAAGATCTTAAATATTGAGTATTGGTGGATTTAATTGCTTTCTCGTTTAATATAATGTTGTTAAATGCATAAGCTACTATTTTGCCATCAACAATAAATTTTGGATTGGTTATTCTTTCCCAAATTTTTTTTCTTAAATGTTTAATAATATATGTATCAACAAACTGCTTTGCTTTGTCAATATCAATAAAAGCATCATTTATGTCAACACCTTTTTCAACTGTTACGATATAAAGTTTACGGCTACCTCTTGCATATTTTGCAGCAACATCATATTTTGTAATAAGATAAAGACCAGCTCCCCACTCATATCTTCCATTCTTCTGAGCAATAATATCATCATAATCATCAAGATTTCCTCCATGCCAAAAATTCATTGTGTTTGGAATTGATGGTGGGACAATCTCTTCTCCGCGTAAATGCTCAGATAAAACTTTTTGTATATATTTTCTAAAATCCACTATTTTAATTCTATGTTATAAACGTCTTTCAAATATTTAACAAGATCTTTCTTTTTCATGGTTAATTCTGGAAGATGAATTTCTTGATCTGACTTCTTCTTTGTTACTTCCAATAATGTTTGTCTAACGATTTTTCTAACTTCATAAAAAACATTATTTTTGTCTATGTTCGTTTTTAAACTCATCTACTAATACCTTTACCTTGATTTACATAATATCCTATATTATCTGCGTTTTTAAGCTGTTCTGAAACTGCTTTAAATAAGGCTTTGCCAGCGACGCTTAAATTGCCACCTGGTTTTCCATCTCGCATGTTTTGACAATAAATTCTAACTTCTTTTACTGCTTTAGCTGTTTGAAATTTATCTGTTGCGTTGTTCACAATATCTCTTGCATAAACATCAAGGTATCCAAGAATTGCCGAATGAACTTGCGCACTTTGAGATTGCTCTATATTTGGTTTAACCTGATTATCTATTGGCTTATTTTGACCCATGGCAATAGAAGTCACTAAGGAGAGAGCTGCAATCAAATTCTGCGCCCAACCCTCTTCAATCTTTTTTTTCTTTTCAGGTAAAGCAACAAACGCCTCAACTTCTGTTTCTCCATTTGCAAGCCTAACCGAACATCTGTTATATCCATCGAGCAATATTCCATCAACAACCACTGGCTCATTGTGTAAATCGTCTTCGTGTGGCCCCTCATTATTTTCGATATCGGAATCATATCTACCACCTTCTTTTTGGTATGCCTCATAGTATTCTTTAAAACTTGCATCGCTATTTAATAAATCAATCAAAGATATTTTTTGTATTTTAAAACTTCTGTGAGCTATCAAATTTTTCATAAAATAATCTGGCAGATCATTAGAGTCTGGTGTAATATTTCTTATATGGTTATTTACATCTCTACCTGAAAAAATCCAATCGCCGTTAATTTGCTTTGCTTCTCTTAAACTAACTTTATGATAATGATTAGAGTAAACATCTTCAGTAAGACCAAAATCAACTAAAACAATTGCGTCTTGTCCACCTCTTTTTACAATTCCATATGAGTTTAATCTTTGTAAATCTCCAATTGGAAGATCATAGCCTCTTATAAAATTAAAAATAGAATATACAAACTCATCTTCCCACATTTGTTTTACAATCTCAGGGTCAACATCCATTTCATAATTTGGTTTACCTTTTGCTTTAACCTGATTGCCATAATTATTTATTGCAGCACAATAATCCTTAAAAGAAAAACCAACAATTCTTTCGAAATCTTCTTTAGATGCTGGTCTTGCTAATTCCATTTCCACCCACAAATTATCTTCATCGTATTCAAACACTTGTGCCAAAACATCTTTAATGTCATAATAATTAGAATATTGTATTTCGACTTCATTTTGAGCTATACCCTTACCATTCTTTGCTAGTTTCAACACCTTATCGTTATCAATTTTATAAACTATCCTTGAAGAGCCTGCTGCTAACCTCTGTAAATTGCTTTGACAATACTGAATACGCTGCTTAAAAGTTTTAAGAGCTTTAAAATAATTCATGTCAAAATGTTGCGGATATTCTTCGTCTATTACAATTTCGTTTACTGTATCTATTTTTTTGAGCAAATGTTTTTCAATAAAATTTATAACTCTTTTTATATCATTCACAGAATAAAATTCGCCAATTATATTTCCATCTGCATATAACAAGTATGAATTTTTATTCATTCCAGTTTTTGTATCTTTTCTAATTAAACCTACGGCAACTCTTAAATCAATACCATTTAAATTTTTTCTAGCAACAGGATTATCATAATTGAACAGGTTTGTTCTTATATCTTTGTTGGCATTTCCAAAACGTACAACACCTGGAGGAAGATAATTTGATTCTATTTCTTTTTTTAAATCCAACGCTTGTTGTTTATTTAAAAACCCACCCTCAATTCCATTCTTATTTAAAACACTATTAATTTTGTCAATATTTGCCGCAACAACATTTTGTAAAACAAAAGATTCTTTAATTGTGTTTTTTACTATATCTCTTAACTCGTTTTTGCTTTCAACATAATGCTCGTAATGTTGTATCAATTGATTGTCATTTAAATAATATTTTACATTTTCAGGAGTAAAATTTACAATTTCCCTACCCTTAATTTCTATACCATCATAACCAAGTTTAAGCATTTCTTGTTCAATAGAAGTATTGGCTTTAAATTCTCTTGCGTCTTTGTATTTTTTAAAAATCAAATTTTGTTGAATCCATATCTCGGCAATATTGGCATCTCTAAAAACCATAGGGTTCTTTGGTTTTCCATTAACAACATAATAAACTGTTCCATACCCTTTTGCCATTGTTTTGTTGCTAAGCGGTACCATATATAAACCTCTACCAAATCTTGCACTTGAACCGTTGGCGACATCTAGTGTAGAATCTGAAGATATGCCTCTATAAGTCACATTTTTTCTTTTCCATTTTTTATATTCAGCCATGCTAGGATCATATTCCTCTTCTTTGAATATGTTTTTATTCGATGAATCCCACTCACCTTTATTTTTTACAGATTTCAACTGATTTGGTTCAAACACAAAACCGTCGAAATGACCATCTTTACCTGACAATATCGCCCCATCATAACCTAAACCTTTCAATTGACCAAGACCATACTTTTCATATTCTTCCCAGCCAGCTGGATTTTGAATTGATGCGTATAGCTCCATGATATGACCACTACCTGCAGCCCCAACTTCTCCAGCTTCAATTGCTGACTTGTTTGATGTGAACCATATGATCGGCTGGACCGACTTTTTTATGTTAAATTTACTGAACTTTTTGCTGGTGCCATGATAAACAACAATGGGCACCCCACCAGAGGAAACCTTACTACTGCCAAACCAAGCCTTAAAATTGTCATTTAGATTATTTAATACTGGTTCAACTGCTTCTTTTAAAATTTGATTTATGAATTTTCTAAGTTCAAATGACATACCAATAAATAGTTTTTAAAAGCAAAAAGCCGACCATCACAGATCGGCTTTAAGCTTCTTTTTTAGGACTTTTCTCTGTTCTTAACCCAGATGCCATCCTTAAGTTTGTAAACCCCTTGTTTAACCCATTTTCCATTTACCTGGAACATGTTTTCAAGGTGTATTACTGTAATTTTCCAAACTTTTGGAAAACGGCTCAATGCCGTATATTCCTTAGCCAGTTGGATGGCTTCTTGTTCTGCGATCTCTCTGTCTTTGTTACCAGGAGTACTGGTTTCAACCCAGAAAGAGGGGGCGTTAGCGCCAGTAACACTGGTTAGCTGTACCCTCCATAGGCGTGTTTTGTTGTTCATAAGAACATTGTTGACAATTAATCAACAACGACCTAAGAACTATTAATATGTGTATTTCTTTTCATTATTATTTCTTCAGCAATTCTAATTTACCTTTCATGAATTGTTTAAGACTTGTTTCTTTTCCAGTTTCATGATCAATAACTCTATCGTCTTTTTCACGATACGTTCTTTTTTTGTCTGACCTTTCACCACTTCCTATTTGAGAATTACGTAAATAGTTCTGATTCTTAACTCGATTATCTTCAAAAATTTTTTTCAGTTTTTCAGTTAATCTTTCCCAAGCGATTACTTCATTTTTTTCACGATCTCTAGAACCTTCAGATCTTATTACAATTCCAGAAGGGTGATGTATTAGTTGAACACATGATTCGACTTTGTTCACATTTTGTCCTCCTTTACCTCTACTTCTTACATAATTTACTGTAACTTGATTTTTATCTAAGAAAAATTTTTCTTTCTCGTCAGTTGATAAAATTGCTACACTTAAAGTAGAAGTATGAATTCTACCACCTCTTTCATTTGGCGGAATTCTGCACCAAGAATGAACCCCGATTTCATTTTTAAAGAACTCTTTTACACCATTTCCAGTCAGTCAAATTGATACTAAACCAGGAGTTCAGTGCTCACTGCTAACAACAAAATTATTGTTTTTGGCTGCTTTAATATACATAGCCGCCATATCCTTAACTAACATTTTCGAATCGTCACCTCCCGTGCCAATGCGAATTTCAAAAACAATGGTTTCCATAGCTATAAATATACATCTTTTTTAAATAAAAATCAAATTATTTATATAGTCTTTATGTTGACCATCGAGACAATTTTTCAACTATGTATATTTAAAAAACACATAGTATGAAAAAAGAACTAACCGAAGAACAAAAAGAGTTACGCAGAGCATATAAAAGAAAGTGGGAAAAAGAAAAAAAAGAAAAAATGAGTCCAGAAGAAAGGGAAGTCAGAAGAATTTATATAAACAATTGGAAAAAAGAAAAAAATAAAAAATTAACTCCAGAAGAGAAAACTAATCGTAAAGAATATCAAGAAAAATGGCGCAAAGAAAACAGGGAACATCTCGCTCAATGGCATCGTGATTATAGAAAGAAAAATCCAGAATCCAATAAGATAAACACTAAAAACTATCGAAAAAATAACCCAGAAAAATCCAAACAGAGCACTAAGAAATACAAAGATCGCAACAAAGATAAAGTAGAAGCCTATAGAAAAAAATACAAAACCAGAAAAAATGAATTGCAGAAAATAAAAAAAACAACCGATCCGCTATTCGCTCTTTCAACTAAAATTAGACAAACTATTCTAAAGTCTTTGGGGAGAAAAACAAAAGGTAGTTCCAGAACAGAAGAAATTTTAGGTTGTTCGTTCTCTGAATTTAAAAAATACATTGAGTCAAAATTTCAACCCTGGATGTCATGGGATAATCGTGGCAAATATAATGGAGAATTAAATTACGGATGGGATCTTGATCATATTATGCCTTTAGCCTCTGCAAAAACAGAAAAAGAAATTATTGCCCTAAATCACCATACAAATTTTCAGCCACTTTGCAGCAAAATAAACCGAGATATAAAACGAAACAATTAACCAAAGACATTTTTTAAAACTTTTTCAACCAACTCCTTCTTCAGCTCTTTTTTTAAATCCTCTATAGATTTTAATAGTTTCTTTTCGGTCTCATCAAAATTTGAATCTCCATCATATAGTTGAATACATGTGGTTAAAATATCGTAACCAACTTTTTTATATCCACCAATGCGATCTATTGCGTTTGAAAAATCACTATCCCCTGGTTTAACCAAACGAATCATTTCCCAGTAATCATCCATTAATACTCTGGAATCTTTTACCAACGGGTTTACAGCTATAATAGCACTTTCAATTTTTTTAAAAACTTGTTTTTCTTCATCTCTCAGTCTTGTTGCTTCTTCATACTTTTGAGATCGTATAACATCGTTTTTTTTGATTTTTATATCTTCAAGTTGCTTAACAAGTTCGAAAATTTCTTGTGGTAGATATAGATAGTGTTTCATGTCATTTATACGTATTAAATTAAAAAAGATTGCATCAAAGCTGCCTTTTTGGGTGGACTGTTGGTAAATCTTGGGCTATAGTCTTGGCAGAAATATTTTTTATAACTGGAAATTGGATATCCTCAAATTTTATTTTTGTTGGCTCATAGACAATAACTGGTCTTTTTATAAAGACATCATTTTTATAATCGTAATCTTCCCCATTTATAACCCAATATCTAGAATATTGAGTTGCTGTAACTCCTTTTTTGGTTACATATTTATTAAAAAATCCATGCACAAAATCATGCCCACCTCCAACGTGATAAAAATATTCATTTCCAAATTTAAAATCAGTTTTTTGCTTTTCCTTTAAATTTGCAATCGCTTCTCTTAATTCTCTTTCAGTGTCTTCTTGATATTTATAATCAAGATGAAAAGTTGGTTTATCATTTTTATTATCTTCCATTATACAAAATTTGCTTTGTTCTTAGTTATAATATAATGACTTTGACATCCATGTCTATGCGCTAAAGAAGGTGCCACTGTAACCCTTCCGCTATTGTCTGTTTCAATAGTCCAACCATCATTTTTTCCATCACCCACTCCATTAATAGAATTAAGATTAATATAGGTATCCATGCCGCACCCGCAAAAACACTTGTGTTTAGCCCCCATAAATTCTTTGCTAATATAAAGTTTCCCTTCTTCGCACAAATCATTTGCTGGAAGATATTCTTCACACCACACTGGCTCTATTTCAACTTGTTTTATTGTTTTCATTCATTATTTTTTCTAAAATATCCGTTTCTTTCAGAATCTGATCCCATTTTTCTTTTTTCATTTTCTTTCCATAATCAGATGTAAATTCTGCAGCTGCAAGAAACTTTTTTTGACCTTGTATAAAATCTTGGACGCTAATATTGAGTTCGCTTGATAACCCCATAATAGCTTGTTGGAACCAATTGTATTCTAACACTTGCATTATATCTGCGTCACGAATAATTCTTTGATATTTGTCTAAATCTTTCGATTCAATGATATAAGGATACTGAGTTGCATCAAGAAGATTGTCCACAAATTCAATGTTTTCATCTGTAACATCAATATTTTCATCTTTTATAAATTTTTTGATACCAGTTTTTGCGTCGGCCACATTTTTATCATCTTTGTGTTTACCAGCAGAATGGTTATAATCATGCATGATCGCGGCAATCATTGTCCACTTTGCATTTCTACCATCTAACAACCCTTCTGTTTTTAAGCCATAATAAACATGCCTCAATACAGTTAATAAGTGGTTTAAGTTGTGATAAGGAGCATAATTAGAGGTGTTGTTCTTCACAATATATTTTAAGGCTTTTTTTAGAAAGTCATATTTATCTATAATTTCCAAAACAGATAATTCTTGTTCTTCCAAACCAGCAAGATTTTGCATTTTATTTTTTTCGTTCATTTTTTTTTAATTCAGAAATACATACTTGTAAAGGATCCACTCCATATTCAAAAATTACTTCATATAATTTAGAATAATCAAATAACTTGTTTTTTAAAACACCTTTTTGAATTTTAGATTTATATAAACATCTTAACAAATTATCATTTAAGGCAAATTCAAAATCTCTATTTATAATAGCTACCGATTTTTTGTGCCAACGTTCTTCCCAATTACTTTCCATTGTAACTAAACAACCTATTTTGTGTATCAATTAAAATCTTCGTCATACTCTTTAGCTTCTTCTCCAGGTAAATAAAAACGATCTTTATCGTAATTCCAATGCCTACCATCATATATGCTCAAAGCAATCCAAAAGCCTAAAAGTTCTAGATTTAAATAAAAACCCGCATGATCACATTTGCGAGTTAATTTTAAAACAATAAAAAACCAACTCCAGTCCTTGTGGATTCCACCTTCAAATTCAATTGCCTTGTTTTTTCCTAACTTATTATAAAAACAAAAGTGATTATCCATAAAAGGACTCTTAAAAAATTTCATATCACAAAGATAAGAAACCCAGACGAAATTTCAAAATCTATTTTCCGTATGTATCTTTTAAAAATGTAAATAGAACTCGTTGATCAACAAGCTCTGCGCCAGCACTAATAGCTATTTGTATTTGTTCACCACGAAGATCGTAGTGAGGCTGATTTTTAGATTTGCCAGTGCGTTTATTTCGTTTATTGTTGTACCAACATTTATTTACTCCTATTTTTTCAGCGAAGGCATGCAAATTAGGAATTGTGTCGGCCACCAAATGGGACCAACCATCTGCACCAGGAGGATCAATTAATACTTTCATAAATGTCTAAAAATAGAAAAGCCCCCAGAATTTCTTCCAGAGGCATCTAATACCAGCCTGAGATTACAGCTAAGTGTCCCGATCTTTGTGTTGCAGATTACTGTCTCCTGCAGTTGTCCAGCCACCTTTCGATGCGCTATTCGGTAATTCCGATTGCTTACGGCAATCAATCTTTTCGACTCATCAACTCTGCAGCTACTCATCCTACACCTGTATGCCTACCGATATAAAACTTTGTTCTACAATACAACATTCCTTGTGGGTTTGTTGCTCCTGGTTCATCTCGCGATGCCAGGACATGAGGAACCTTTTGACTCTATCGTCCACAAGTCTTTTACTTTTTGTCTTTTTCAAAATAAAAGTGTCGGGCTATGAACCCAACCATCATTGGTTGCGCTGGAAGACGGGCTCATGGATGACAATTCCGATTTTTGCAAATCAGTATATTGTTCCGCCTCCCTGGAGGTTTTGGCAAACCTCACTATTAATCTCGACAACTCTTTCACTTGTGCGTTTCTCAACACACAGAGGTTTTTAATTACCTAAATTAATTGACTTATCGCATTTGCCTTGCCTGGCTCACACTAATTAAGTCTCGACTTTTCCTTACAGCTTTACGCTTTCAGCTACCCAAATTTTTAAGTTGGATAGCAGGCCCTGAGATATTAATCCATTGGTACCTGTACTAGTCTCGTGCCTGGGTATTCTATTTAGAGCAAGCTCTAACAAGACGGAAGTTTAGCAATCTCCCTTTATTCACCATTACTGGGTTTATTTTTTCCCAAAAACCAGGTTCCAAACCTGACTTTTGTTTAGATCATCCGCAAATGATCCAGAACTTCACCAACCTTATGGTTGGGAGCGACTCCATGCAGCCGCAAAATTTTTCAATAAGTTTAAAGAACGTTTTCTTTTGTGTTGCAAATATATAAACTCTTTGCGCAATTTCAAAACGTTTTTTTCAAAAAACTTAAATTTTTTTATAAGCATTTGATTATCAACCTTTGTTTTTTATCTAGACAAAATCTAGACGTTATAAATAACATGAAATGGGAAGCCAGTCTTCCTACACGGCTGGGTAAAGCAAGTACATTTAGACATTACTGTCGCCTTGGATTTGCCCCGCCCTGGGTTCGAACCAGAATTTAACAAACACACTTCAATATTTTATAAAATAGAACTAATGAATGGTATGGGGAGATGTTGAATCAAGACTTATGCCCACTCACCTCAGCATTACCTGTAAGTAGAGATTGGAGTTAACCAATTAACCTTTTACCTGTTCTCAATTGCGGCTCTCTAAGCATCAAACAGGAATTGCACCACTTTCAATAGTTCATTTTCAATATTCAAAGAACAAAACTAAGTGTGGGATTCGATTTTTATATCCCTACCCACATTTCTTATGTTTCATCTGACTAAAAGCAGGAAACAAATGGTCGATTAGTTTTTTACGATCTAACTTAGTTTCTAAACCCAAGGGTTATTGTTGAGTTATACGCAAAGATATTACAAAGGTTACAAAAATCAAATATTTTTTTCATCCAAATCTTCATTTGAACCAAATTCATCATTGTCAATCAAATCAGAATCCTCTAATATCATACCAATTTGTGGTTTTTCTTGTGGAACTTCAGTGGTATCTTTTTTTTCTACAACTGGTTTATCCTTTGAATCAAGTAAGATTAGGTTTTTAATGTGAGACAAAACCCTATCACCACTTTCTTTAAATCTTATATCTGCAAAACCTTTATCAACTTTTATAACAAAAGCCATATCGTCTATATATTTACCAAGATATCTATGATCTTGCGAAGTCATTGCTTTTTCATCCAAACGTACCCAATCTCCATGTTTTAAATCTTTTAACAAAGATATTTTTTGAGTAGCCAAACGATTTTGGTAATAATTTCTAAAAAACTCTACCATAATTAGCTTACGATCATTAGAAAGAGGTTTTAATGGTTCGTCACTTTTTATTTCTTCTCTGTCCCACTTAGGACCTATCAACATAGCTGTAACACATATTTCTCCTATTGGACGAACATAATGCCATCCATCAATATGGGTCATATCATAATAAGCACCACCGTTTTCCAAAACAATTGTACATATTTTTGACGGTTCCTCAAGTCCTTTTCCATAACCAAGACCCATCTCATATTTTCCAGAAATTACATGCATAGCACTTGGCCAAGGATGCGGATGAAATAAAGCTTCTTCAGTTTTACATGCATGAATCCAATGTAAAAGCACTCTATAATTACCTATTTGAGCCCAAATGCGTTCTACAATTGGCGGATGATAATCAATCATGATTGATTGCCAATTATTTGGGTCTTGTAAAAGCCCAAGCAAAACTTTATCTTCAATTTGTTGTAGTTTTTTTATCATTTTTTTATTGTAACTTTGTGTCATAAATTTCGTATAAAGATACAAATAACTGAGCTAAAATGGAACAATTGCTAAATAAAAACTATGATTTTGTTATTTTTGCTGATCAAAAATCACTAGATAGAATCAGTAAAAAAATAGCTTTTTCATGCGCTAAAATAACTCTTGTTGAAGATAATTTTTTACACATAAAAACAGTTTTTAATTTCAATGAAATACTTGATAATTTAAATGACGAAAACTGTAAAATACAGATGGTTGGAGAAAAAACTGGAATTGCTATTGATGCTCCGTGTTTAAATTAAACTCATTATTTTATCTTGAGTTTGCACATCTACAGTATCCATAAAGGATAACAAACCCATTTCAACAGATGGGTTATTTTTTTTGTAAACCCTTTCTTGTTTGGCATCAACCACCCATTGTGTGCCATTAACATTCACAGTTGGCAACACATTTTTTTCTTGAGTTGAAACTTGTTTTGGTGGTGCTGAGGTTAGCTTTTTCAAATCTTTATCAGTAAGATTAAAATCGCCATTTTTATCTTTTTCAATGTAGTCTTTTAATCTGTCTATATTCAAATGTATCTGTGTGTTTTTTGGTCTATATGTACTATCGCCAAAAACAATAGTTTCCATATCATTTGCCCTTATAACTACCCACACGAAACTACCCTCAGAATGCTCTGTTTTTCCATTAACCTCTTGATGATAAACATATTTGTTTGGGCCTTTCATAAGTAAAATGCCAACATTATCTTGTCCAGGAAAATTAACCTTGTTAACAAATTCAATCATTGACTTTATTTTTGATTGAATTTCTGGTTTTTCGTTATTGAAATTTGTAAACGTGCTTTGTAATCTATCATACACCCTTTCTTTAAAGTGTGGAGTTGCCACAGCCTCTTTCAAGATGTTTCTTATGTATAAACGCAAGTTCATTTTTGTTTATAAATAGGTCAAAAACAAGAAAATAACACCTATTTATAAACAAAAAAGATAATGGAACTTAATTTTGACCCAGAAAAAATAAAAAAACTTCTTGAAAACATGGAAACTAGGCAATTAAAAAAGCTTAGTGAAAAATTTGAAGATGATGATGAGGAAAATCTAGGCGTTTATTCAAGTGGTTTTGATGCTTCTGAAATGGATGGCGATGCTTTAGCTGCTGCTATGGCAGATTTCAAAAAAGATAACATAGATTTTGTACCATTAGGGAAAAGTAAATTCGAAAAAAATCTTGACATTGATCAAATGAAGTCAGATCTTTCTGCTGACAATTTAAATTTACCAAAACGTAAAGCTGAGTTATCAAAACACCAAAACACTCTAGATAAAAGATATAAACATGAAAAAAGATTTGGCGTTGGTTCTTTAAATGAGTGGGAAGGACCTCAACCTGGAGATTCAGAATATCACAATCCAGGTCCAAATAAAAAACAACATGGCATAAGCAGATTTAACGAAATAGACTGGCAAGTACTCCACGAAACTTTGGTTGCAAATGAAGAGTTTATGAATACTGGCAAAGTAGAAGGTAATCCAAGATTCTATAAAATATACGCCAGCGATCTTACAGATTCTGATGAGGGAATGTTGACAAATGAAGACTTAAATCTTTTAGTTGCACATGATATTGTTAATGTATATAAAAACAATATAGAACTTGTTGATGATAAATTTTTAGATTACAATACATTTTATCAAGCAGTTCAAGATGCGTGGGCTAAAGGATTTCCTCCAGTTCACAATGATAACAGTTCCGAGATGCCTTTTTTAAGAGGTAGAGAACTTGATGAGGAAGTAAGTGATGAAGAAGAAAAGGAGTTTAATTTTGATCAAAAATCTCTTTATCATTTTCTACAAGATGCATTTGATCAACTTTCCATTTACAACGAAGCTGAAGCAGCTAAAATTTTAGAAGCTGAACTTTTAAAGTATTATGATATCAAACCAAAAAAAATGTTTGAAGGTGCTGGCTTGATTAGGCCAAAAGATGCTAACGGTATTGATATTACAAATAAAGCAAGAGTTAAACACCTAGAAAGTGGCGCTGTTGGACACGTTTTACACCCTGGATACAACAATGGAGAACAAACAATTCATGTAGCTTGGCTAGACAATTCATTATCACAAATGCCACCAAAAGAAGTTCTTCCGTCTGAAATCGTTGTAGATGACGATACAAGAGTTGTTAGAGAAGCAACAGCTCGCACTATTTCTAATGGTAGAGCTGCAAACGCTAGACCAGAAACTTACCCAGCGTATTTTGAAAGAGATGTAAACAACAAAAATTTAGCTTACACTGGTGTACCAGAAATGTCTCTTGCAAATAAAATTTCAAACACAGAACTTGATATTATGGCAAACGTTAAAGCTATGAACGCTCAAAAAGAAGATCCACTTATGAATCTTGTACCAAAACCAGCTGTTGAAACTATAAAATACACAATGTATGAAAAAGAAAGACTTGAAGAAGGTTATGATTTTGCAGCAGATGAAAGACAATTTTTTAACCAATTAAATCAACAAGAGCTTGATCAATATGTTGGAAAAGAAATAAAAATTATAAATTCTGATATAGTCATAGATCTTGCTAATAATAGCGAAAAAAGATTGAACTCTATAATGGATGATCTTAAAAATGAATTAAACTCTCAAAGAATTAAAAACAACAGAGTTGTGGCTAGTGATTATTTAGATACACAGTGGGTATTTAACATAAACAAAGTTGATGACAACAGCGTGTATTTAGAATTTGAAGGTACTGCAAAATAAAACGATAAACATATGAAGTTTTTTAGTAACGATCCAAAAAAAACAAGAACTTACTCAGGTAAGCTCTCAAAACAATCTAGTTGGTTTAAAGTAGATAAAGATATTATCTTTGAAGATTCTTTTAAATATTGGTTTGCTCTTATGTGGCAAAACAAATATTTACATATAGGTGTTGTTGGTTTTATAGCTACAATAATTGAATTATTTAAATATAATGACCTGGTAGATACCTTTTACAAAAACATGCATGCAGATGGTTTCTTGGGTGGTTTATTTACATTTTTTGGGTGCATTATATTACCAGCAATGTTTCTTGTAGTTTTATACAAGGGATGGTGGCAATATTTTGACGACATGAAAAAGGGTATATCTAGATAATGGAAGTATATATAAATAGAGAATCCACAGGTCAAAAAATAGTTCTGAAAAATGGGCATGAAAAAACTTGTATTTCTCAAACAAGATCTGCTTTATTAATCGCCCCAAACAAATTAGAAATCGGACTTCTTTCACCAGATTTTATTTTACATATTGGTGAAATCGCTTATGAAGTTTATAACAGAGGTTATTTGTTAAAAGTGAACGATAACGAATATGCCTTTTTTCAATATGGAAATGTATTATATGAGATCTTGAATTCTGAACTTAAAAAAGAACTTGAAAATGATCCAAAAATATTTCTTGAAGGTGGGGGTATAAAACCAAAAATATTGAGTTAAATGCTCAAAAAAATACGACCTAGGGCCGTGGCTAGCGAAATCTAGTCGAAACCTCACCTAAATCGCTATCAGGTGGGGTTTCTTTTTTTGTTTTTCTATTAATATTTATATAAAAATAATTCATGATAACACCATATAAAAAACCTTCTCAAACATCTACAAAACCAACATCAAAAACGCAGCCAAAAAGCAGAGATAAAGATGTAAATGATGTTTTAAAAAGAAAAATAGATAATATGCTTTCTTTCTATACGAGAAGATACCCATATAATTTTATAGAGTCTGCTAGTGAACAATTAAAACACTATATAGATTCTGGTCAAATAAAACAATTTCGTTTTGATCTTGGTGGAAACTCTAAATTAAACACATTGCTCACAGCTGGTTTAATGACAATTGCAATTAATAACAATGATGATAATGCTAAAAAAATTGTTGAGAAATCTCTTTTACCTTCAGAAAATCCAATTTTTAGAGACAGAATAATAAGGAGCTACAACAGTAGTGGAAGTGCTGAATTTCCTATTGAAAAACTTACTAACGATGTAATTAAAATAGTTGATGATTCATTTCATTATGCATTTAATGATGCCTGGAAACAATGGATCCACGATAACACCAGGGAAAACAAAATTATTCTTGGTGGTTTTATCGGAGAAATTGACAGCAGACTCACTGGAAAACAGGGAAAATTTACAGGTAGTGGATTTCCACACCGATGGAATTCTTATAATAAAAGCCCAAACAAATTCAAACAAGAGCCCGCTGGACCTCAAAAAATAGATCAATCTAAACACACAATAAGCGATATTGTTAAATACATTTATGGTAAAAAAGATAATGAGGGTTTTGCTAGAATGGATGCATTTAATAAAGCAAATGCTGAAATATACAAGCTTTTATTTACCAATATAAAAAACCCATTAATTGCAAAAGCATTTGATGGAGTTGTGGGTTCTAAATTAGATTATGATGAGATAGCGAGCTCAAGCAAAGATTTCAAAAAAGATCCAAAATTTGTAAAAAGTGTTTTTCAAAATTTACAAAAAAGTGCCCAAGCTGTAAACTTCATTAATAATACATACAAAAAATTTGGTCTTAAATTACCAAGTTTTAACACATGGACGGCTTCAGACTTAAATAAAGGACCTTCAGATAGAGGAGAGCTCACGCCAGAAAAACCAGAAATTGGTAGGGATCCAAAAGGAAATCTTGCAAAAATAAAATACGACAAATATGGTGAAAAATCTTATATACCACTTCAAGAATTAAGAAATATCATCAAAGAGATATTACAAAAACTATTAATAAACAACTAAAAATCCAACATTATGGCAGCAGCAACAGCAAAAAAACAAACCGCTTCACCAACTCTTAGAGTAAAGTCAAAGAAAAAAAGACCTGGGGTTCATAGCAAAAAAAAGCAAGCTAATTTGAAATCTTCTAAGAATTATTCTAAGAAGTATGTTGGTCAGGGTAGATAAAAAATTAAATCATCATAAAAATAAAAGAATATGACACAAAATGAGTCAAAAGGTTTATGGGCCAACATACACGCCAAAAGAGAAAGAGGAGAGTCTCCAGCAAAACCTGGAGATAAAGATTATCCAAAAAAAGACGCTTGGGAAAAGGCTAAAAACGAAAACAACAACTATGTAGAAGATAACGAAAAAGAAGGTGGTTATTATAAAATGACTCTCTTGAATATAAAAAGCATGTCAGAAGATATTAATGATTTAGTTGGCGAAGATGATGATTTACCATCGTGGATTCAAGATAAAATTACAATAGCTGAACACAACATGGATGCTATTTTGGGCTATCTAATTTCCAAAAACCCAGATGCTTTTGAATACGCTTCAGATGATGAAGACGAATTAGACGATGAAGAGCTGGAGGAAGCTTGCAATTATTTAAAAAAATCAAACAAATTCAAATCAAAAGATGGCAATTTTGAATTATACGAACTAGATGAGAACAGCAATTCCGACTTAAACGAAGCAGAGTATCAAGGGAGAAAAGTTAAGTTGGGAAAAATAATGAGAGGTGATGTAAAAAAATTTAAAGTATTCGTAAAAAAACCAAACGGAAAAATTGTAAAAGTTAACTTTGGTGATCCCAATATGAGAATTAAAAAAAATATTCCAGCAAGAAGAAAGTCTTTTAGAGCAAGACATCGTTGTGATAATCCAGGCCCAAGGTGGAAAGCTAAATACTGGGCATGCAGAACTTGGTAAAATTAAAAATGAAATTCTTTGTTTATATACTACTTTTTTTCAACCTCAACCTGATTGCGGCGCAAGAGTTTTGCGACTATTACGAAGACACAACAAAAATGCAATTGGTAAGAGTGGACATGAAAGAACAAATGAGAAACACTCTATTTGAGTGTTTAAAAAATGGTGACATAAAAGATATCATGATATTTTTAGATCCTAGTCTAAACTTCATTTATGTAAAAGACACTTCAGTTATAAAAAATCAAATTGTCACCGAATATGAAGCTATAGAAATATTAAAAAATGTTGAAAAGGTTGATTACAATTTTTTTAAAATACAATATGATCTATATCATGATGGAAATTATATGATCATAGCTAGATTATATAAATCAGATATGGAAATTATTCCACTAATGAACATTTACTTCATTTTCTCAAAATATAGCTTCGTTAAAGCCATTGCAGTGCAGTGGGGAATTACAAAATAAACATACTGGGAAATTAAAAACTAGAAGCGGGGGTCAGATTCGAACTGACGTTCTCTTTCGAGTTAAAGGTTATGAGCCTTCGCTGGATCCAACTCCAGTCGACCCCGCAATTTGTTGCAATGGTTGGAATTGCACCAACTTTCTCTGACTTAGCGCCAGCGAGTTTTAGGTAGATAAATCCACAAACTACAAACACATATTACGTAATTCTATGTTTGCTAAAAGGATTCCATATAACCTTCTGTCTCTCTCCATTGCGAGAGTTTGTTCTGTACCAGCGGTGGGACTCAAACCCACAATACCACAGGGTATCCGCTTATGAGGCGGACGCAATTATCACATCTGCTCACACTGGCATATTTATAGACACCATTATAATGTCTATAAATTTTTCTTGTTGAATAGACAGGATTTTAACCTGTGAACACGTTATGTGATCTGTGTTACACACAGACGGTTTTAACACTTACCTACTATCCATGACATGATTTCTCATTTACTAATACTGTTTCAATTAGATCGAGCGTTGCATGCCACGCCGAGAGAGTTCGTGTTTGGCGGATGTTATCTCACTCACAACTATCAACACTATGTTTAGATGCTGGGATGTTTTGCATCCATCTTATCAATTACACTGAATGGTGAAGCACCAATTCCAGCATACTCAATATTTTCAAAACCATTTTCTTTGGTTATCAAAGACTCACTCTCGCTAATAGCTCCAGTAAATTTATCAAACCCTTTTTTGTTTTCAATCTTGCCAGTTGAAGGATTGTAATAAAATTAATTTTTACCTATTTATAATAAAACAATTTTATGAAACCACTTTACACTACTAAAGAATTTAATTTAGCTAAATCTTTTGATAAATTACCTTGTGAATGCTATCATTGTAAACAGCCATTTTTAATTTATAAAACTCGAATTGTTGATGTTTTAAGACCAAATAATAAAGTTAAAACAAAAGCAAAATATTGCTCAAAAGAATGCTCTTCAAAAGCTAGGAGTTTAAAAATAACCTATCAATGCCATCATTGCGGAAAGGAATGTGTTAAAAAAGCATCTCAAATCAAACTATCAAAATCAGGGTTTAATTTTTGTTCAAAACATTGCACATCTTCTTATCATATTAAACATAAAAACTACGGAACTAATCGTTCAAAACTAGAACAATGGATTGCTGAACAATTAATTATAAAATATCCAGATCTTAATATTAAATACAACGATACTGAAACACTTAACGGATTAGAATTAGATATTTATATCCCATCCTTACAGATTGCTTTCGAATTAAATGGCGTTTTTCATTATGAGCCAATTTTTGGACAAGACAAACTTGACAAAACAATAAAAAAAGATAAGAACAAAATGAGCCTTTGTTTAGAAAACAAAATTGATTTATGCATAATTGATACTACGTCACAAAAATATTTTAAAGAACATACTTCACATAAGTTTTTAGACATTATATTAAACATAATCCAACAGCGTTTATAATTTATTGAATTGAATTCTTAAATCATGGATCTTTCTTTGATAATCTGAAACACTGATTTCTTTGGTGTTTGACGTTTTCTTCGTCAACTCACTACGCATTTCATCTTCCAAAAATTTAATCCTCTCCTGAAGTTTTAACTTCTTCTTTTCTTGATTTACCATCACGTTCTTTTTTTAGCTCATTAATTATTTCTTGTAACACAATTGCATGTCGAGCATACACAGTCATTTGTGCTTTTATTTTTTCTATATGATCTATGGTTGTTAATTTTGATTTTAATCTATAACCGTCTCCATCATCATTGTTTTGATTTTGCATTTGTTTCTCTTTCTTCTTTCTACCGCATTGTTATAATCTACAACACACGTATCAATGTCATCTTCATATATACGACATTTAATTTTTAAATTGCTTATTACATAAAACATTGACATAAACATCAAAGCTACAATAAGCGTTTTTTCCTTTTTTCAATTTCAATTTTTCATTTTTTTGTTTTTTTTTATTTGTTTTTCTTGAGCAGAAGAGGAGAATCGAACTCCCGTCCACGACTTGGCAAGCCATTGTAATAAGCCACTATACGACTTCTGCAGGAACAACCTCAGTCAACATTTTGCTACGAGTTACTGACGTAGTTTGGAGTTAACCTCTGGTTGCATTTTTTGAGCAAAGTATCGGATTCGAACCGCACCCCGACATTGGAAGTGTCGTGCTCACCCTTCGAGCTCTACCTTGCATTTATTTATGTTTCTATTTCTTCCTCCGTGTGTATCTAAAGTCGCATTACAATTTGGACATAATATTCTTAAATTTTCTAATCTATTATCGTTGTGAACGCCGTTTTCATGATCCAAAATTAAACTCATATGTGCACCATTCCATTCCTCCCCTTGCCCACACATTTCACATTTATTTTGTTTCAACCCCTCCCTATATAATCTATTTTTTAAAGATACAGTGTTGTTATAGGTTGAATTTTTAATTAATACATTTTTTAAATCTATTTTTTTACTAAAAATAACTTGTTCTCCTTTATAATCAAAATGAGAAATATCAACCTCATATAAATTTATGTATTTTATAACTGTTTTACGATTCCCGTGCCCATCATTTAATTGTAATTTTCTAACAGCATCAGAATAACTTCTTGAATTTTTTATTATTTCAATAAATTCTTCTTTTACATATCTTTTGCTCCTCAAGTTTAATTTTAACTCTTTTGCTTTGTGTTTTACTGAATCTTTACTTCTATTAAGATTAACCATACAATAATTGACCCCGTATTCAACATAATTAGAAATAACAAACTCAATTTCTTTTTCACTCCATTTTTTTGGTATTTTTTTCATTGCTCTTTACTTTTATTATAAATATTGCCAAAAAAAGCAAAGTGCAATAAAAATGTTTTTGAGCGAGTTGGGGTAGTCGAAACCCCATATATGCATTGGAAGTGCATCATAATACGCCTTTAAGCTCCGTTATACTAAACTCGCAGTTTACACATTTTCCTTTAATTTTCAGAGGGCGGCAATGTGTTAGCCTTTCTGCTACTCTTTATAAAACACATCCTGCATATTCGTCCCTAAGGATAATGTTATTTTGCAGTGCATCCCCTTAAAGGAATGACGGAGGATATCCGTTTCTTGTGCTTCAATTGGTATGGGCATTGTAAAAAACAAGACTACAAACCCATCTTTACAGCGTTACACATCTACCCGTAGCTAGGTCACAGACATGGCGCAGTCGTGGGGAGAGCTAGACTCGAACTAGCATAGCCATTTAAGGCAGCGTGGTTACGACCACACAATGCTTACCGTACCGAGCTTCGATGATCAGTCGAAAAGCGTGTACATTGCCACCTCCCCAAATAATTTTTTTGATTTAAATACGATTAATCGTCTTTTTTGCTGTTAGCGTATTTAACGCCCATTATCGTTCCAATAATACTGAAACTGTTTGTAAGCAAGATGCTAAACATATTGCTCCATGTTGATTCTATGATTTTTACCTCATAACCTTTTACAAGAGCTAGAACATATAACCCTGTTGTAATTAATCCAACTCCAAGTATAATCCCAAGAGCAACTTTTACAATTTGACCAACCAATTGATTTTGAGTTTTCTTTTGTAAAACTTCAAGTTCATGAAGCGCATCTTCTTTTTCTTGAGCGTTTTTTTGGCTTTGCTCCAAATGCCACTTGTTTATTCTTCCAACACTTGTGCCAAGTTCACGAGCAACAGCAAATTGATTTTCAACATCTTTACCATTAAGTTTCCCTGTTCTTAAATACTCTTCATAAAGCTTTATTTTGTCAGGTGTAAATTCATTGCCAGATGTTTCTTCTTTTGCCATTGTTCGTTGTTTTTTTACTATTATAAATAATAACAAAAAAACTTCGGGCACAGGTTTTTAAAAAATAATTTGTGGAAATGACGGGACTCGAACCCGCATTAGAACTTTCGTCCGTCCTGATTGCAAATCAGGTGCCTAACCAATTAGACTACATCCCCATTTGTGGAGGTAAACGGATTCGAACCGATGACCCCCTGCGTGCAAGGCAGGTGCTCTAGCCAGCTGAGCTATACCCCCAATTTAAAAAAATATGGCCTGGCATTGTGTTGATCAACCATGTATATCTCTTGTATACACAGCCAAGTTCGCCAATTTGTGTTACCGTAAAGAGAATGAATAGGTAACCACCATATTTTTTTTATTTCCACATTCCACCTGAATTCAATCTTTCGATTTCTTTTTCAAGTTTCTTTTGTTTTTTCTTTTCAATGAAATCATCAAATTCTTTTAAAAGAGATTCTGGAATCTCAATTCCTTTATCTGAAAATTCTTTCAAAATCTCTTCTCTTGTAAAAGTGTGCTCAACAATTCCATCTGTCCACTGATCACGCCATAAACCCCAACCTCTTTTTCCAACCAACAAAGATTTCATGATGTTTGGATGTCTTGTAATGATTGGTTTTCCACCACCATACTGACCATTTTCAAATTTTCTGAAACAGTTTTTTACTTCTGGACCATTCACATCAAACTCTATTTCTTTATCCACTTGTGAACCACAAAACGTTATCAATCCTTTTCGATTGATATCTAAGAAAAATTTAAACATCTTGTTGAAATTATCGGAATACTTCTGAAGTTTTCTGTCTAATTGTGTTCCAATTTCTTTTTTTCTTTGCTCAATTCTTTTGAGTCTTTCATTGGTTAGCTTCTCGCTCCCCATCGCTCTTTCTCGCCTTTCATAGATTTTGTTTTTAATTGTTTGTTGGGGTGATCGGATTCGAACCGACTCAGCCAAGGCAACAGTTTTACAGACTGTCCTAACTCTCCAGCGTTAGCGCACCCCAATTTATTCTGGTGGGATAGAAGGGACTTGAACCCTATGCGGTTGAGTTTTACAGACCCTCCGACTCTATTGCCTTGGCATTATCCCAGTTGTAATTTTTGTCTAGGTTTTCTTCCTAACAATTGCTTTTAGAAGCTGACACATCCTCTGACGTGCCATCCCATGTACTTAGGGTAGCCTTTCAGCAACTTCTAAACTTTTTAATGCGGGACTGAAGGGAGTCGAACCCTCTACGAGATTTTCATCTGCACCACATAGACAGTGTGGCATACCAGCCGTTATACGCCAGCCCCAATTTGATTTTTATCTAGGTTTTCTCCTAGTTGGCAGTGCATACGGGGGTCGAACCCGCTCCTCAACCGCAGACAACGGCGCATCTTAACCATTTGACCTATGCACTATTTTTATTCTTGTCATCAAGGCTGGATTTCCACCAACAACCTCCCTGTGCACGGGACTCTTAGATGTTGAGCTACTTGATGAAGTATGATGGTAATTGTGAAGCTATGTTTTTCGATTGGAAGTCAAATGCCCTAACGGGCTAGAAGTAAGCAAACACATGGCCATCAATAAGTACGCTGCAGTGGGATTTTCACCCTCGGTTACATCTCATTCCTCACGTGGAATGTATCTTAAAAGTTAGACGACACAGCGATTTAATTTCCTACGGGGTTGAAACTTGCGTATGAAGAGCGACTTCACAGAGACAAATAACAACTCACCCGTTTATGTGTCGAGTAGACTGGAATCGAACCAGCTAACTGATGCTTCCAGGGCACCCGTGCTTATAACCTTAGTCACTACTCGTTTTTTTTATTATTTTTACCAGCATAAGTTTTTGTTTGACTGTGACAATTAGGACAAAGAAATCTTAAATTTTCTATTCTATTATCGTTATTCACCCCATTCTTATGATCAAGTTGTAATACTATTTTTTCATTCATCCACTCTCCTCTATTTTTGCATTTTTCACATGCATATTCTAATAATTCTTCTTTTAACAATCTTCTTTTTAAAGCGTGTTGACTGTAACTTGAATTTATGATTAATATCTCATTTATATCTTTTCCTTTTTGTCCAGTTCTTTCTCTTCTAATGCCTTTAAATTTTTGACCTTCAAAATGAGAATTATCTAAGTTGTTTTCAACAATTCTTTTTTTTATAGTTCTTATATTAGAACCTGTTGTTTTAATTTTAAATCCTCTACATATTTCAGAATATGTTGTTGATGTTTTTACCAATTCTTTTAATTTAGTTACATCATATTCTCTTCCAAGTCTTATTTTAAAATGTTTTAAATTTAAATTTAATTCTAATGCTATTTCTTTTATTTTATTAAAAGTATAACCATTGTTTTTTAAACTCATTTTAGAACATACCTCACTCAAAGAAGTACTATTTTTTATTGCACGTTTTAATTTATCTTTATCTATTTTCATATATTTTATTTATAAAAAAATACGAAAAATAAAAGTATTAAACAAATTATTTCAATCAATTAGACCAACTCACGCAACTCCTGATATGAAGTTTTTGATTTAAAACAAAAGCAACAAAACAAATCGTCAGGGTGACAGGGGTTGAACCTGCGACCTCCTGGTCCCAAACCAGGCGCTCTCCCAACTGAGCTACACCCTGAAGTGCTGTGGGTTTTGGAGTACCCACAGCTAAATTTCCCAATATGTCAAAGATCTCATGTTATTTTTTAACTGAAATAACCAAAACAAAAAACCCGCTCTTTTTAGGGAGCGGGTTTGTTAATTCCTTTTGTTTGTATCACTTGTTTTTATCCAAGCTTTCTAAAAGTCAAAACATATCCGCTCCCATAGCTATAATCATAAGCTGGGGCATACCCTGCACCGCCCATCATCGGGGCTGCTGGAGTAGTTGCTGAATATGTAGTTACTGTTTTCACCTGTATTGTTTCTTTTAAATAGTTAGAAAAAATGTTTTTCTGAAAATTTATACGTACAAAGATATGTTAAGTTTCAAGAATACGCAAGTTTTTTTTGAAAAAATCTTCTAAGTGATTAAAAATCAGCTGAATTAATTTTTTGTACTCAACATTAAATCCTTCACGTTCTGTACACAAAATCCATGACCTTCCCTTCTGATCAGCTCATAAATCACACCTGTAAGCTCAGATGGTTTTGTGAATACCTGCTCTAATCCTGGGCATTTCAATGGTTCTTTAGAAAGAAATTCTCCATATCCTTTATCGGCCCACTCTTGCATTGTAGCTGCCACATCATCCACCTGGAAGGCCATGTGATGAATTCCTCCTACACCATCTCTAGCTTTAACCCAGTCTCCAACAATAGAACCTTCTTCGCCATCAGATATAAATATCTCTGGTGCCACATGATAAACCTGGTTAATATCACCGAATGGAAAGTTTATTGCCCAAGGCAAATTCTCGCTCACCTTTTCAGATGGCACAAGCACAAGACAATTGGCCTCTGTACCATCATCAAATTGCAATTTAAAGCCATCTGGAAGATCTTCAGCAATTCTATACCCAAGGCAATCAATAAAGAACTGAGCTGTTTTATGACGGTTTTTGACCCTATAGGCCACATGGTCTAATCTCATTTTTTGCGTTTTTTGAATAAATAGGAATAAAAAAACCCCAGACAAGTCTGAGGTTTAAATTTCTAAAAGTGGTCTTACCAACCCTCTTTTTTTACTCCTGCTGCAACAGCTGCTTCTGCAGTTTCTTTAGACATTATAAGGGACATTTTATGACCATCTTTCGACGCGCCCTTACAAATGTATCCACCTTTTGATGTTAAGCTAATAATGGGATCTACCATTGCTTCTTTTTGTTTAGTCTTAAGACAATACGCTTCAATAATCATAATTTATAGTTTTAATTGGTTTAGTATAAATATAGTCACTTTTTATATAAGTACACAATATTTAAAAAGAAAAACGTTGATAGTCAGGTGTTTTCTTTGTAGAACTTAAAATAATACGCTTCCATTGGGTTTTTACTCATTGTTTCAAAATTACCTTTTCCTAAAAAAAGCTCGTCTTTTCTAATACCAGTACCAATAATATTAATCATTTTTTTATTTTTAAACCACTTCATATCGTTTGGATTTCTAATCCATCTAACCAAAAAATCGTTATAATAAATTTTAATAAATTTTTCAGAATATATACATTTTATATTTAATGTTTTATCTTGATCGACTATTTTGCCGTGTTTGCCAGCTTTTAAATCATAATGTAAACCTGGTTTTATTTTAGAATCCCCTAGGTGTATATTTGTCTCTATTCTTTCTTCGTATCGACCATATTCATTTGACAAACCCTCCATTGGATCTATTTCTGGTGGCCAAGAATCTTCGGCAGATAACCATGTAGCTGGCCACAAAATAGCGCCACCTGGCATTTTTATACTCCACTCATAAAGACCATATCCATAAGAATTTCGTGAAGCTATTAAACCTATACCAAAAGGAATTGTGACTGGTGTCAAATTATCTTTTGGTTGTTCTCCAGGATTTACAATATAAGTGGTAACTGTTTTTGTGTTATTGGTAACTTTACAAAACAAACCATTTTGATTAATTTCTATTGCTTCTGGGTCATACCACTGTTGTAAATCCCCAGGATGATAATCTCCCCAAGCTTGATTTTTTCTGTAATGATTTTCAAGTTCAACCATAGTCATGTTTTTAAAATCATGGTGTGTGTCAAGTTTAAATTTTTCACAACTTATTTTAAAAAATCCTTTTTTGATTTTAAAAATATTATAAAGAACAAAATTTTTAAAACCTAGTATTTTGTTACACAATTTATCACTTATAATCATATTTTTTTCTTATAAATAGATTGTGTTTTTAAAATCAAGTGTTTACTAATTATTTCTTATTTTTAAAACTAGGTTCCATCACATTCTCAACCACAACAAATGGTAAACGTTTACCATCAATAAGATAATCTCTTTTATCGTGTATTGTACTTTTAGTATGTGTTTTATCAACTTTAGTAACAGTTATTTTAAGACGCGGACCTTTTGCTGATTTAATCCTATGAATTTGAAGGTCGCCAGGTCCACCGCCATACCAAATATCTTGACTTCCCCAACCATGCTTTTTTCTATACCATTCTCTACCACCATTCTCTTCGATAAGATATTTGAATGTTTCATCAAAAAATGGGTTTGGAATTCCTAAAATATCGCAATCCCCCCCAACGGTTGCAGTCATTAAATCAACATTGTATTGACCTCCACATGATTTACACTCACACATTCTCCATTTTGTATGAATTAGTCTAACAACATCGTGACATTTTTTACAATGAATGAGTTTCATATTTATTTATTTCCAGTGCTGCCAAATCCGCCAGTTCCGCGATCCGTAGACCCCAATTCTTCTACGGTTTCAACCACTTCAAATTCGGCTACTTCATGTTTAGCAAAAACCATTTGAGCAATACGCTCACCATGTTCAATTTTTTGATGATCCGTTGATGAGTTGAATAAAATAACTTTTATCTCACCTCTATAATCGGCATCTATCGTGCCTGGTGTGTTAAGTACCGTAATTCCTCTTTTTGCTGCCAAACCGCTACGAGGTCTTACTTGTCCTTCGAAACCCAAAGGAATTTCCATAAAAAGACCTGTGGGTATAATTTCTCTTCCGCCTGGGGTTATCATTATTGACTCTTCAAGGTTTGCTTTTAAGTCAAATCCAGCAGCACCAGCAGTTGCATAAGCTGGTAATTCATTTTTTGATTTGTTTACAATTTTTATTTTCATATGCAGTATTTATTTTTAAAAAGGTAAATCTTTATTTGGGCCATTTCCACTTTTGGATGTTTTTGGATTCATAATTTCATTCCAATCTAATCCTTGCGAGCTTTTTCTCGAATTGTTGTTGATTTCAAATCCAACTGGGGTCATTCTTTCTTTTGATATGCTTTCTTCATCAGCCATATCATATACTTCTTGCAAATCTTTGTTAAGTGTTTCTACAACTGATTTAAGAGTATCAACAGTTATTTTTTCAACTTTTTTTGAAACGGCGTAAGACATTATTGCTTCAGATAAGTTTTTTATTTGGGCACCAGTCATTGTGCCACCATCTTTATCGAGAATAATTTTATCATAGACCTGCTTCAAAACTTCTTCAACTACTTTTGGTTTATCTTTTTTTGAATCGAATAATATTCCATCAAAATAATGCTTCACACATAAAATTGAATTTATTTCATCGAGCGCTCCAAATTTTACAACTTTATCAATACGCCCTGGACGTTTTAGAATACGTGGTTCAATTCTTTTTGGGTGATTTGTTGTAAAAATAGAATAACAACCCTTCTCTGTTTTTGGCTGATTTATTCCATCAAGATAATTAAGAATTCCAGAATCGCTCCATGGAATTGTGCTTTCAGCGTCTTCTAGTATTATAAGTGTTGGCATTTTAGCTTTAGATACATTATATGTGTGCATCATAACAGCTTTTAAATCTGTTGCAATTACAACACACATTCTTTTAGAATACTCCTGAGCAATCAACATTGCAGCGCTTGTTTTTCCTCCACCAGGCTCACCAACAAGAAGCATTCTCCTTGATCCTGGTTGAGAAAATCTTGTATAATAATCGACGTTATCAAAAAACTGTTTTATATCTTCTTCTACCAACTTTATATTTTGATGAAAGACCACATTTTTTTTAAAATCTTTTGGTTTAATTTCTTCATAATTCAACACAGCACCAATTGATGGTGCTATGGTTACATGTATTTTATAAAGACCTATTTTTGGTTTAGAATTTATTTTGGCTTGTTGATGTAGGTACCTATAATAGTTATTTATTGTTTCTTTAGATCCAACTCCATAAGTTTCAACTATAGAGTTTCTACCAAAACCAACAACTCGTTGCGAGTAAATTAAAAAACTCTCATCGCTAAAACTCAATTTAAATATACCAGATTCTGCATCGAATTTAACAGCTCTTGTTTTTTGATCAAAGCTGTGAGATAAAACCATATTTGGCAACACATCGTTTTTTATTGACTCTATTTTTATAGGTTTAAAAACTTTTGAGTCTTTGTTTTTTGATTTGGAGTTTTTATAAATTTCTTCTCTTATTTTAGAAGGGCTTATTGCAAAGTCTAAAACAGCAACAGCAAACTCATCTTGTTTGCTCATTTCTTTAAAATTTGATCTAAGAACTTTGATTATTTGATCTCTTTGGTTTTTCGATTCAGCCATGTGAAAATATTTGGTTTATGCGAATATACGAAAAAAAATAAAAACCCAGACTTTTTTATTAACCTGAGTGTGTTATTTATTTTCAACTATGTGTTTTTTAAGCTCTTTAACGCAGTCTTTAAGCTCTAAAATCTGTTGTTTCAATCCCTTAACCTCTTCATTTAAATTATCATTATTATCACTAACCATTGCATCTACAAATATTGAATTGGTTATAGAAAGACCTATTATACCGCCAAAAAACATTAACAAGGAAAAATATAGCTTTGAAAATAGCCCAACAATATGACTACTTCTACTAGCAATAAGATCTGGGATTGTATTCCAACCTTCAACAGAAAAAACTTGAAATGTTGAAAATATTGCATCTATTGGCGTTGAAAAATACTCTGGGGCAAGATTTTTAAAAATTGCACAAGATAACATTGAAAATATAAATAGAAGAGTAAAGAAGCCAAAGAACACCAAATAAGAAGAGTTAATAGCTCTTCTTAAACCTGGTAAAATACTGTCAACTTGTGGAAAATATTTAAGCAATCTAAAAAACTTAAACACTCTAAAGACCCTAAAGATAAGCAAAATCTCAAGATCAAAAACAAAAACTGAAAACAAAGATGGAATAGAAACCAAAATAAGAACAAAATCCATCTTATTCCAACCAGTACTAATATAGACTTTAAAACTTCTAGTCTTAATCTTTAAATACATTTCGCAAATAAATGCAATCGTAAACAGTGTTTCAAAAAAATTCAGAGCTGGTATTTCAACTCTGAATTCTTGTATAAATATTACAATTGCATTTAACACGATCATTGCCAAAATAATATTGTTATTTAGCAATAATGTCTCAATATGTTTTTTAAATTTTTTGAGTTTTTTTAGCATTAAATTTCATGTGGATTATTTAAAAAGTTTTAGTGAGCCCTAAACTCACATAGTTGGTTCTTGACCAATTGCTATATTGGACAAAATATCCCAGGTTGTTTGGCATATAACAAAAACCTGCGCCGTATTCAATAAACATCGGCAATCCACTTTCTCCATAAACGCCAACACCAAATAAACCATATAAACTAACAACATCAGTTATAGATTTTGACACAGATGTTTTAAATTCAAAGAATGACCTGGTAGAAGAAGTTACAAGAAAATTTTCATATCCTAGAACAAGACCAAGATTTACGTTTTTGCCCACGACACCAACTTCAACTGAGGGGTATGAAGCCTTGCTAAAATTGTTTATGGATTCATCATTTGGATCCACATGTCCAATAGATACTCCAATTGAAGCATAGGGTTTCAACTTTGTTTTTGTTGAGTCTGTTTGTGCATATGAGCACAGGCTGATCAGAATAGCCACCATGATTGTAATTGTTTTTTTCATTTGTTGTTTTTTTTATTTGTTTTTATTTTCTTCAAATTCTGTAAGTATTTTAGCAAATTCTAATAAACCAATTTGATCATCTATGTGATAACAATCCACATATCTATCAACTTTTAATTTGCCAGACTTACAAAGCTCGGCCATTTCTCCACGATTGATTGGAATATACTCTTTTTTTAATATTTCAGAATATTCTTTTTTATAACCAAGTTCAATTAATTTTTCGTCCAATTCTTCGTTATACACTGGTTGAGATACATAATCATCTGGAGAAATACCGCCACCATCTCCACCAGCTCTTACAGTTACACCAAGCTTTTGTACACGTGTAGGATGCGGTTTGTTATATAGTTCAAGAGCAACATCCAAAGGTAAACCATTTTGATCTTCTTCTACTCTAGCGCTCCAATAATACCAACGCCTTGAAAATGTCCAGCGACCAATTTTGCCAACATAAGAATAAGGTACCTCAGTGTTGCCTTTATTTATTTTTATTGCTGGTATACCAGCTAAATACAATTCTTCTAAAATTGTTTTATCGGCTGTTGGTTCTCCTGCTAAATTTATCATTGTTATTTTATTAAGCTATATCTACGAACACCTGAAGCTATAGTTTTTGGAACCCCAGATTTCCCCACAATCAAATCACCTTCAAGCAACACAATAGTCGAATCATCACATTCAACATTATAGAAGGTATCAACGTCTCCATTGTTATATGTAACTGTAATGTTTAAAACCGTGTTGTTTCTGTTGCAAGATACTAACAAAAACACAAACAATATAATCAGTATTTTTTTCATCATTATTATTTATTAAGACAAGCCAACATGCGCCAATTCATCCATGCTTTTATACCTTGATTTATTTTGCCAGGTTGGTGCGTAAAAATCTTTTTTTCTTTGTAACATAGCATCTGGTATTAAATTTGGGTGTCCACCATTTATTAAGTGATAATAAAAACTCAATCTATGAACATCAAATGCACCAACGGTAAGATGATTTCTGTTGTCCATATACCATGTTTCATACAATTTTCTATTAGGAAATTTATAATGAAAAGAAACTTGATAGAAATATTTTTCTACCCATTGTTGAAAACCTATTGGATCATCTTTTTTCATTTTTAAAGTGTTGGGAATAAACCATAAATTTCATCTACCAGAGACCTAAAAGCTTGCGACAAATGAATATCTGGTCTCCAAGCCAAACCTCTTTCCATTAGATCATATTCTCTTACGATGTTTGCTCCTGGGATTATATCACCATTACTTGCGCGTTGTCTACCCATAACCCAAATGGTATCTGATACAACACAAGTTGCAAAAATATCATGCGATACAATAATGATCGTATTCAACTCGTGCATATTAGCAACTTTAAGAATAAAATTAGAAACTTTTTTGATCATGACTGGATCCAAACCAGAAAATGGTTCATCCATCAACAAAAAGTTGTTTGAACACAATATCTGTTGAGCGATTGCCACTCTTTGTTTTTGTCCACCAGATAATTGAGCTGGGTAAAAATTTTTTCTTTTATCCATGTCAAACTCTTTAAGAATGTGTGTGATTCGATCTTCTCTTTCAGTTTTGTTTTTAAACTTAATTGCTGCTGCAACTTGCAAATTACCATAAACTGTTCTGTGTTCAAACAGTGGATAAGACTGTTGAATCACTCCGACCCTTCCAAGTTTAACTGGTTCCTGTTCTTCGCCAACAAGAATTTTTCCAAAGGCGTGTTCTTTGTTGTCAAGCGGCAATATACCAGAGAGCAATTCAAAAAATTTAGTTTTTCCAACGCCTGATGGTCCTAACATACCAACAATTTGCCCTTGTGTCATGTCAGGTCTAACAATGTTTTTTATTTCAATGTTTACGTTTTTCAAAATGTTGGTTCCACCAACAGATTCAATTTCTCCAGTCTCTTTATTTTTTCTCATTGTGTTTCCAAGAGTGAGAGAAACATTTTCCACCTTTAATATGGTGCCTTCTTTTTTATAGCTATACATAATTAAGATTTTTTGGTTTGAAGGTTGCCGTATGGGAAAAATATATTGTACAATACCCCAAACATGTAATCAATTAAAATTCCAAAAATAAACAAACTCAATTGAGCGGCGAATAAACCATCTAATTTTAAATGTTTACTGGCGTTTAGCATCATTACTCCAATACCGCCTTCTGAGCGAACAAGACCCTCAACAAATGTAAGCATAGTCCAAACTATTGCAAAATTTGATTTTACAGCTATCCACATTTCATGTGCCTTACCAAGTATCACCCTTTCATAAAATATTCTCCACTCGAAACCAAATATAGTTCCTGCGTGGTTATATTCAACTTTCGTGACACTGTTAACAACATTAACCATAGAATTTACAATAAAAGATGTCATACCAAAAACCAATAGCTTTACTTTGAGGTCATGACCAGTGGTTGACATTAATGTAAAAATAAAAGAAAGTCCTATCATTGGAAGAAATCTTGTTTTTTCAGCAACAAAAGAAAATGATTTGAAAAAATTAAGACTACTGGCATAAGCCAAAATTAAAGAAATTAATACAGATATCCCAAGAGCTTTAAAACATAATGCTGCGCTAATAAAAAGGTCTTGCATAAGACCTTGTGTTCTAACCATCTCAACCCAAGCAGAAAGAATTTCGCCTGGTCTTGGAATAATAGGTGTAGATATATAAATCCAATACCAACAAACAATTAATAATTGAGAAACAACCATCATTGTCATAGCACTCTTACTAATTGCTCTGTAAGGTGTAAACATGTTTATAAAAGTTTGAGTGATGTTATTTTTTTGTGCTAAAGATTCCATTATTTTTTTGTGTTATATAATTTATACGCATTACAATATAAAAGGTTACAAATAAAAAAGGAGAGATAATATTACCTCTCCTTTTAAAAAATTATATACCCATCATTTTACCATAAGGATCTCAACCCTACGGTTTTTTGCTTTTCCAGCACTTGTGTTGTTATCAGCTATAGGTTCACTTGGACCTTTACCAACAACTTGAACGAAGCGGTTATTTGGATAATTTTCGTATGATTTATTTTGCAACCATTTTTTTACAGCATCAGCTCTAGCTTGAGAAAGCTCTCTATTTACGTCAGCACTTCCAGTGTTATCTGTGTGGCCAAAAATTTCTACTTGTAAACCACTTGCAATATTCAACTCATCGAACAATTGATTTAGTGTTTGTTCAGCCGCAGGAGTAAAGTTTGCGCTGCCAGTTTCAAATTCAATTTTCCACACACGCTTAGCGATTGTTTCTTTGTTCTCGCTGGTATTCGAGTACTCAATTTTATCAGCAGAAGTTATGTTTGTAGCTCTATTTCTAGCGCCTTGCAAATAACTCAAATCGAGAACCTCTGAAATATCAGGATATGTTGCAACATATTCAGGGTAAAGACTGCTCACTACATCGCCAAACTTTTTATAGACTGAAGCGTACACATTTGTTTTGCTTTGACCAATACCAAACAACTCAAGGTTGTCAGAGAGGTTATGAACACGAGACCCACCAAGCTCAACAATGTTGTTGTTCGAATTATCAATTTGTTTAGCGCCTTTGTAATATTTTACCCAATAGTTGGCATCGCCTTCGTTGTATACTTTAGCACTAAGCTCACCAGCTTTGTTAAGCGCTTCAGGGTAAGTTTTTACCTGATCACCTGCGGCAGAAACAGCAAGAATAAAATTCTCTACAGTTTTGCGATTGTCTTGCAACCATTTTTTTACACCAATTACCACATTTGGCATTTGTGAACGATATTCAGCAGTAGATACAATGCGTACAAGACCACCTTTTTTCTCAACAACATTAACGTCACCAGGAGTCCATGTAGTAGTACAATCTACAGTAATACGCTTCTTATCTCCTGTTTTTACAGTCTTTCCAGTTTGTGGATCTACTTTTACAACAGGTCTTTCTTCGGAATAACCAGTGATATATTTCTCAGCAGCTTCCAAAAAACCTGAACAACCAACAAAATTCATTGCATCAGGATTGTAAGTTTTTTCGTCAGTGTTCACAGGAATTCCGTTGTCACCACACCATTTAATTACAATGTTCCAATCACCATCGCGTAAAACCGCTGAGCAAACTGCGCCTCTAGCTTTTTGTGGGTTGGCTTTAATTTCGGGGGAAGCCATAAACGCATCTTCACCTTGAGATTTACCGCAAGAGAAAACAATTTGCGCAACATAATCATCACCCAACTTCTTCAACTCATTATTAATGCCAGCGAGTAAAGCGGGAGCGCCATCACCCATGATAGCAAAAAGATTAGTGCCCACTGCTGTAGCTGGATTGTTTTTATAATCATTGGCAAACTTAATCAAATTTTGCCCCATTTGATTACAATCATCTTGACGATTTATTGTAAGGTTTACACCATTAAGAGCCATTAAACTGCCCTCTGTGGTGTTTGGACCACCATTAGAATAAATTAACCCCATTTGAGAATTCCAAGCCATTATATCCATGTTAATTTTTGGTGAATTAACAGTGGCAATCTGGTCGGATGGAAGTGGAATAAATTTAACCGCTCCACCAGCGATATCTTTTGGCGCATCAGGAAGTACTACTGAAGCCACCTGCACCGTTTGTTTTAGTTCTTTCGGGAAGAACAACTCTGTGTTCACAACTAAGTGGAATAAGCCAACTACTACAGCTACAACCACTCCAATTAAGATAAGTTTGAACGATTTTTTTACTTGTGCCATTTTTCTTTTTTTTATTTGTTTGTTTTTATTTGTTTATACGCATTGAAGATAAAAAAGTTGCAGCTATTTTGTGAAATACTTGCTTGTTTTTTTATCAACATTTTTTACAGCCTCAACTTTATCTGCTTGGACTGAGCCAGCTAATTTGTCAAGGTTTGCATAAACACTACCAGTGTTTAAACTTTTTTGATTAGAAGAATCTCCAAAAATTGTATCAAGGCCTTTTCTGTCAAATTCTTCAAGCATCTTCATGCCTCTTTCTTCAAATATTGCATTGTCAAGATCAACACTGTTGATAAAGTCGGTAGATGCCTCAAGCATTCTTTCCATCTCTCCAACCTTAAAGGCGTTATCGTCCACTACATATTGCATAGCTTGATCAAAAAGAGCCTTTTTATCTCCATCGCCTCTAATAATATCCATAGCGGCGCTCATAGCTGAATAACCTTTAGTGATAGATTCACGTTCATCTTTTTTAATTTCAACTATGTTTTTTGTTCTTTCAATCATAATTCCAGAATAGTATTTCATCTTTTTCAAAACTTCATACAAAACGGTGATTTTATTATGCAACACCTCAAGCTTCTTAATGTATTCCATAGAACTTTCAGCGTTTTGAGCATAAAGCCTAACTTCAACCTCTGGTTTTCCAAGTTTTCTAGCGGTACTGGCTCTCTCAAGATCTCTCTGATATCTTTCTTTTCTCTCGTCAATTTTAGAAGACAACTTAGATAATTGACCTTTAAGAGCGGTTATTTGCACTTCTACCTTGCCTTGTTTTTTATTTAAATCTTCAATATGGCCTTCTAATATAGCAATTGGATTTAACTCAACAGCAATGCTTGCAAAACCACGACAAAGAGCTTGAAACATGTATGAAATTGTAGCTTGCACTTTTCCATTGGTAATAAACGCAATAAGAAAAAACAAAACTGCTCCAGCAATTATTAAATTGACAGTGTTCCAGGCAATTGTAGTTAGTATTGGAAAAAGCTTATAAGCCGCCCATCCAAAAAAACCAATTAATATTGGCATAACCACCCATTTTCCAGCTTTTCCTTCTGGCCTTTGCCAAAAGGTTTTTACTTTCGTTTCTATAGACATTGTTTTGTTTTTTTAGTTAATGAAATTTTTGATGTTTTCTTTGTCTTGCAAAATTTGAGATTTAACAACTTCAATAGTGATATTAAAATTGTTTTCTGTCGCTTTAATGTTTTGTTCTGCTAAAGCTGCTGCTGAGTTTAACTCAGAAATTTCCAAATTAAGTTCGTTAATTTGATTTTGGAGTTTTAGAATCTCTGCAGTCTTTTGCTCAACTTCTTTGATTCTGTTAGTGACTTCATTTTCAATCTCAATTCGCATCTCTTCTTCAAAATGAAGTTTTTGAGAATCAAGCTCTTTAATGTAAAAGTCTGCAGTTGTAAGAAGGTGATCTTTTGTGATATCACTATTTGCTTTTAATGAAGCAAAAGCAGATTGATATTTTAACGGCTCATTCATCCCAGGAATATTGTCCATGTTTTTCTTAGCTTTAGAAAATTCAAGATAATCAATTCCTTCCAAATTTTTTTCTTCCATGTGTTGAATAAATCCAGAAAAAAGTTTTTCATCAAACTGACCTTTTGAAAAAGGTGGAATTTTTTGATCTGAATACACAAACTTTGAAGGGGTGTGCGTGGCGCTTTGAGCTGTTGAACTAGTTGTTGTTTCACTCGAAGGATTATTTACAACCTCTTCTTCTAAAGCGATTGATTTAACTCTGTCCCAAAAACTTTTTTTATTTGTTGTTTTAAGGGTAGCTTCTGTTTTTTTATCTGACATGTTTTTATAGTTTAGTGTAAGTTATACGAGCAAAAATAAGAAAAGTTGCAGAATCCTGCAACTTTTTTTAAAAATAATTATTCCCCCCCAAAGATTTCAATTTTTTTAGAAAGAATCACCTTGCAAGTGTCATTTTCTCTAACAAACTTCATTGTTTTAAACTTGCCTGTGGCAAATTCATTTGTGGAAAATTTTAATAATGAACCAGCCTCATCAATTGATGTCAGTTTCAAAGTGTAATTGTAATCATACTTTTTAAAACTGGATAAAATAGCGTCTTTTCCATATCTTATAATAGACTCATTGGCCACAAATTTCATTGCCATGTCATAATTTTGAGTCTTTAACATAGATAAGAAAAATGTTCCAAAATCAGAACCTGCCATAATAGCTGGATTTGAATATTCTGCCATAGCTTTTGTGGTAATTTGTGGAGTGGAAACAACATTACTTGTTTTTTTGGTATCACAAGAGAATGCCAACAAAAGTAAAATTAAAGATAAGGTTATTTTTTTCATTTATCGTATTTTATGCAGTTATACGACACACAGCGCAAAAAGGTTACAAAAAAATCAACTTTTCACTATGGCGTGTTCAGACCAGAAAGTGACTGATTTTGCATATGCCTCTCTATCAATAGGAACACCAGACCCACCTTCTGACATGCCAAGAGCATTTCTAAGCATGGTTGCTGGCGGCATGGGCTCTTCATTAGGGTGAGATTGTCCCAAAATAGCCACAACACCCCAATCAGCTTCAAATGGTGGATCTACATGTTCTGGAATAATAGCTGTAGATTCACTTTCTTTGTCAATTTGCTCTTTTGAATAAACGACAACAATAAGCCACTCCGCCACAGGCGCAGCCAAAGGTAGTTCAAACCAACGCGAAAACACAGGGAGTTCATTTGGGGTTCTTGCAGAATAACCAGATCGCAAATATTGATAATTGGCCATGTCAATTTTCATGGTGCCAACCCTGGCGTTTGTAAAATTCGGAATAGCAATAAGCTTACAGAATGGCGCATAACCATTCATTATTTGTACGTTTGCTTGATCTTGTTCAATCACGTCATCATATGCCTCTATATATTCACCCATTTTTTCTTCAAACTCCTCTGGAGTTACATCGGTAATCTTGGTTCCTGAAAATTTTTTGTCGAAATGACGAAGGCTGAACGGGGTAAGTTTTATTTTTCCAAACATGCAATATAATTTTATACAATGGTTATACGCCAAAGTTATAAAATAGTTGCGTGAATTTCGTGTTTATTTTACCACGTAAACATATTTCCCATTTTCAAGCTGGGTTAAATGTTGAGGAGCGCGGTATAAGTTTGGCCCTGAATGAGTTGTAGCTGACACATAAAAGGTCAATATTTCTCCATCTGTCTTTTGAACTTTGCAGGCCCACCCACCATTTTTTGTCCTCTGAGCATCTTCAACTGCTTTTAGCTCATAGTTTTCATTATATCTTGAAATGCACTCATAAAACACATCTCCTTTTTTTAAACTTTTTAATTCCAAATAATAATCCGAAAAATTCTCTCCGAAGTTAAATAGCTCTGGAGAAAACATTTTTGTTGCTTGTTTCATACTTGTTATATTTTTAAAGAACTTTGTTGTCCTTTATAAATATTATCAAGTTTACAAAAACCCTGTCAACATTGACAAAAGTAGCATTTTTATTAAAAAATTTTAGTTTTGATAATCAGCATTTTACACTTCAACACTTAAAGAAAATAATTGTTCTAAATACACCCAAAGATCATGACGCTATAATAAGTCAATTTAAGAAATTCATATGGTAAATAAAAAAATTAATACTATTTATTTATATGAATTATAAAAAACACTATGACTTATTAATTAATAGCAGAAAAGATAGATTGCTAGAAAAAAACATGTATTACGAAAAACACCATATTGTTCCAAAAAGTATGGGTGGTACAAATAAGAAAGAAAACACATTTTTTTTAACAGCAAAAGAACATTTTATAGCACACCTTCTTTTGTGGAAAATTCACAACAACAAACAAATGGCTTTTGCTTATTATGCTTTAGCCTATATGGGTAGAGGATATAAAATAAAATCAAGCAAAACATATGAAGATTGCAAACTAGCAAGAAGAAGCTATATTGTAGAAAATAATAAAAAATTTCACACTGGAAAAAAACTTTCAAAAAAACTAAAATCAGATATATCAAAAAGATTTAAAAATATGATCAGAACAAAAGAGCATTGTAATAATATTTCAAAATCTCTAAAAGGAAAACCAAAAACAGAAACACACAAAAAAAAACTATCTAAATCGCTAAAAAAATTTGATTGGAGTAGTCATTTTGAAAGGAACTTAAAAATATCCAAAGCAAATTCTGGAAAAAACAACCCCAGAGCTAAAGAGGTATATATGTTTGATAAAGACAAAAAACTAATTAAAGCTTTTAACACAATGAAAGATGCTTTGGAATATGTATCAAAAAAAAACACAATATCTAAAACCACCTTCTATAGAAGAATTGTTAAAAATAAAATGGTTAATAATTTTTATTTTTCTTTTGAACTAAGGGTAAAATAGGTGCTTTTGTGTTTTTTGATAAAAATTACTTTTCGTGAATAGCTTCATACAACTGAATTTGTTTGAACAGACTATATTTAATGTTTTCATAAATAGACTCTTGTTCTGGAAAAAGTTTTCGAGCCATTTTTAACATCACAACGGTTTTTTCTTTGGATTCCTTAATATATTCCTTTTGCTTCTCTAATTTCATACCTTTAAGCATGGTGGAAATATTATGATCTCTATCAAGACCTTTACACACAGATACAACATGACACATACCCATTTCTTTATAGTAAATTTCGTCTGGCACTCTAACTCCTTCTCTTACTTTGCTTATTTTCCAAACATAACCCGCAACAGTCTTACCAAACATCTCTTCAATCGTTTGAATTGTTACACCTTTGTCTTCTACAATATCATGCAAGAAAATAACTACAAATGTATCTTCTGGAGAAATCAGTTGATCACATATTGTCCTACAATAAAGAGCCTGTGTCACCTGATGTGAAAACTCATGTTGACCATCCTTTCGAAGGCCGCTATGAAGTTGCTCAGCAAAATTCATAGCTTTTACGGCTCTGTAAAAACATTTTCCAATAAGCCAATACCTAATGGCAATTTTATTTTTTTCGTAATTTGGTCTCATATCTATTATACGAAGATACGAAAAAAAAGTTTCAAATTATTTTAAAATTGTATCTCCTGGACCAACCTCTCTTATAACACCTTTGACAATCACTTTGTCAATAGGTGTCCAATCAATAATATTTTTGCTGTCCGCAGGAACCCCTCCATTTTTGTTAAAAGCCAATGTAATATGCGGCATTTCATTTTTAGAATAATACCCAAAAGTTCCAAGAGCAATAGCTTTTTCAGAAACTCCAATTGAAACAATGGTAAGTTCCACTTCTTTGTTTAGATCACCTCTTAGTTGCAAAGATTGTGGTATATCCCCAAGCGAAATTGTCATATGATAATTTGCAGGCTTATTCCAACCCTCTTTTGGAACATATTCATTGACTAACTGTTCTATTTTTTGAACTTCTATAGAATCCTCAATCACCACAGCGGTATAAACCACACGTGGCTCATATTCTTCTTTAAGTGTTTTCCTTATAAATTTTCTCAATTCCATTAATCGCACATTGCCTTTGCCGCATTAAACGCTGCTTGTCTTTTTTCATCAGTAAATGCCATATCAATCTTCTTTTTATTTACAACCTTTTTGCCATCGGTTGTTTGATTGTTCTCTATTACAATTACCAAATTACCTTTTTTATTTGTAAACTGTGTTTCTATAATAAAGTTTGTTTCAAAGTTAGCGTTAAAATCTTTTAATAACTCTTCCAATTGCAAAGTTTCTTTTAATTTTCTTCCACTCGCAAAATCCAGAAACCCATCGGTGATCTTTTCTTCTGAATTCATTTCAACAACAATTGCTTTCTTTCTTTTTTCTACAAATGAATGTTCCATCACCTTCGTTTCGTGTATTTTAAACTTTTCTGATCCCTCTATAAAATACATGACCCATTCATACATAAACTCTGGGAGATCTCTTTCGTGCACTCTATTTATTGTGCTGCCATCATTAAAATTGAGTTCGCCCAAAGATTTTCCTCTAAATTTAGGATCTTGATTCATCGTCGCAGTTTTATCTGATCTTTTAGGAAGAGTTGAAGTGTTGCCAAGACCAATCTCAATAGCTGTTGGACCTTTATGACCAACATCAAATTTTGATCCTTTTATAACGTCTTGTTTATGATAAGAGTTGATATTTTTATCGGCATATGTGTTTTGTATTGATTTTATATTGGTAAGTGGTATGCCAGTAAACTTTGAGGCGTACTTATAATCTTCCTCCCTTAAATTTTCACTTGGTATTGAAATGAATTCATCAAGAAAAGATTTTTGATAATCATTCAACTTCCACTTTAAATTATCGAACTTCTTTGGAACACCTTTAATAGCAATGTTTCCTGGCACACTAGCGGCTTCACTAACAATATCTGGGACAGAAACTGCAGCATCCATATAAAACATAGATCCCATAGGTCTTCTAATTGGCGCAACGGCCACTGGTGAAAACTTTTTCTTCTTTTTTATTTTTCTTGCCTCAAAAGCTAGAATTTCAAAAATAGCGTCTATTGTTTTTTTCTTATCCATTTTTTCTTTTTTCTGCATGTTTATGAGCATGTCCAGCCATTGGTATTAGATATCCGTGAAGAAATTTTTGAGTATACATCTTAATATAATCTTTCACATCATCAACTGTTTCAAACAACTTATCTTCTGGAATATTGTATTTTAATCTTCTAAAAAAATAAGTAAACACTCTTTCTTTTATCTCTTTCTTGGTATACGGTATTTTGTTTACTCTTAAAATATAATCTAACTCATCTTCATTTTCGCCACGTGGTTCTGCGTTTTTAAACACAGTAGTCCCTGGAACAACATTTCCAACAGAAATATGCCAATTAGAGCCATCTTCTACAGTTAAAAAATCCAATATAGTTTTTATACCAGCTTGATCAATTAATTCTTGGGGCGCTTCGTCAACAAGAAGATCTTTAAATTCGCTTACACGCTCAGCCATAAATTTCTGATTAGCTATTTTTATTGGACTGTTATAATCAAATTCCTTAATTAAATTGCCAATAGACTCTCTTATAATTTTTCGAATATTCATATCAATAAATATCCCAAAAAAGGCTTAATTCTACCACCACATCCAAGTTGCTCCATGGCGATGATTATAGCGGAGGTCTTCGTTTCCAGATTCAAAATCACCAGATTCAATCATTTTTTTCAACTCTTGTTTATTATGTCTTCTATCGGCACGGTTAAAAGTTGCACAATACCAAGAAGGAGCTGAACCCCAATAACTCCACACTTTATAAAATTTTTGACTTCTTAATTCAGTGTTTTTTTCAGCAAGTTCTTTTGAGACATCCACATCACAAACAAGTTCATGAGTAATCCAACGAGGTTTAATTTTTTCGACAAAATAATACTCAGGAACAGTAGATGTATATTGAACTTCCCATGGATTGTAGTATTTATCAAAATGATCTACAAGTCTGAAATATTTTTTTACCTGAGGTTTAAGAGAAAAATAGATTTTTTCGCTAATATAGCGGCGAGCAGGGCGCACAACTTCATAATGTCCTTTTCTGTATTTAACACGAAATTTTTTGTTTTTACTAAAAATTCTCCCAAAAGAAAGTGAAAGAATTTCTTCAAAAACCCAAGCATCATCGCGATTTTTTATATCGGATCTAAGTTCATAGGTTTTGTAGTACCCATTACGATAAGGCACATCAAGCTTAACCCAACGAGTATTTTTTCGTTGAATTTCTTCAAGTTCATAAATTTCTCTTTCGAGTTTAAGCTTTTCTTTGTAGAGGTCTGTTTTTGTATTCATGACGATTTAGTTTACTTACCAAAATCGCCATACGCCTCCTACGCTATTTTTTATATTCATCATTTTATTGACTTATTTTTTATAAATATACAAATTTTATTCCAAATATAAAACCAATTTGTTAAAATTTACATCTCACGATCTGTCATATCTCTCCAATATTCCCAATCGACAGAAACAACTTTACCCTTTAATGATGGTCTGAAATTATCTATAAAACCAATTATTTCATCTTTTGATGGTTCGGAGTTAATATAGGGCATATTGTATTCCTCTTTTTGTCCACCCTGAAGAGTTAGTTTGATTTTATAATATTTCCCAATCAATTTCATCCCAAATCTGTTTGTTTAATTTCCCTTTCGATGGTCGCTCATATTTTGGATATGAACACATCGAACAATTACAAGGACAACTAGTAGTTCTTAAAAAGGTATAACACTTTCCTTGTAACGCTTCTTTGATCACATCTACTCTTGATTTAATCAAAGGATAGCCAAATTCGTCTCTATCAATATACCTGGTTGCGCCAGGCTTAATCCACATTTTAAGTCTTCTCAAAAACTTAACGTGTTGCTTCCAGCGTCTATACGCTCTGCTATGATTTTCCATTTTGCTTCAATGTAGTCATAGCCAGGGTTGTTAAAGCTTAAAGCCCCTGGCTTGCTACTTGAGCAAATATCGAATTGAGAATTTCATGTATATAAATAATGTTTATTTTTTTAAAAATAACTCCCCCATTTTACGTGCAAGAGCTTCCTTTAGTTGCAAATTTAATGAAAATTCTTGAATATCCAAACCCAACTCTCTGGCAATCATCTGGATGTTTTTCAACCCTTCTTCATTCATGTTTGCTTTCCTAAGTTTTACCATGTAATCTTCATCAAAAAGATATAACACATGTTTTTCACCATCTGATTTTGACATTTTCTTCGTGGGGTCAATCAACGACATTACCTTATCCACATGCCCAAATTCATATGCATAATCATCTCTACCACCAACACGCTTACAAATATCGTTTGCAAGCTCTATGTGAGCAACCTGATCCCTGCCAACAATAATTACGTCTGGGTCATTGATCATAATATCAGCTGCCATTAAAACGGGATATAAAAGCAAACCCATATCGTACTCAACCTTGTCTTTTTTATCTTTATACTGAGGCATCTTTAACAGTGTGGCAATATTTACCTTACAGCAAATTTTGAAAAAAAGTTCTGTATACAAAGGTGTTTGGTGCACAATTTTTTTGCACCCCAAACGAATAAGCTCTTGCTCAGTTTTATCTGAATAACTATCGGTTGTCAAAGAATGGTAATTGGCAATCAAAAAAGTCACATCATGACCTTGCTCTTGCAAATCAATACCTTTCTTAAGACAACCAAGATAGTTGCCTATGTGAAGTTTGTTAGTCGGTTGAATGCCGATTAATATTTTTTTTGTTTTCATCGCACGTCGAAGAGGATTCGAACCCCTGTGAGACCTAAGTCTGCTGGTTTTGGAGACCAGTGCTATCAACCACTCTGCCATCGACGTATATAGATGTTTAAAATTACGGATTAGAATTTTTAAAGCCTCGGTCTTGTCGCCGCTTCCTTAATCTATCACATCTTGTTACCAGTACGGGAATCGAACCCGCATAATTGTTGTGCACGTGCTTTGGAAAACTCGCTTCCTTACTTTGTCGTAGACATTTCAGTGCATCCGTAACCATGCAGCACGTTACTCACACCATATTTGCTCAGACTATGCCTTCAACGCTTTCTGTAGCAAGTCAACAATTTCTCTTTCGAGAACCCTTCGTTTTAGGTTTGTCTTTCCATTTAGACGAACTGGTAATTTTGCACGAGTGGCAGGCATCGAACCCGCAACCTTTGGTTTTGGAGACCACTACTCTACCAATTGAGCTACACTCGTGTATTATTTGTTTTTGCTTTTTAAATATCTTGTTTTTCTACTTGAGTTTTTGTTTTTAGACTTATATGTATCAAGTTGAGAATCACAATTAGGACAAACCAGCCTCAAATTTATTCTAAAATTATTGTAAGCGTTACCATCTATATGATCGAGAATAAAAACCAATCTAATGTTATTCCACTCGTTTTTTATACCACACACAGCGCATTTACAATTCTGTTCTAATAAAATGTGCTTTTTAATAAAGCTCATATTCCTATCATGACAATACTCGTGTTGGTTATTTAAATATTTGGCATATATTTCTTTAGATTGATTTTCATAATAACAATCACGACTGCAAAAAGTTTGATCTGGGTGGGTGGTTAACTTTATATTTTTATCACACTCCTTACACTTAATTATTTTAGCTGTTCCTTTATTAGCTGGAACAAAATTATCTTTAAAATTCGCTCTTTTAGGAAGAATTATACCTAATTTTTTAGCCGCTTTTTTTATAGTTTCATCAGTAACTCCATACATTTTACCTATCTTTATATAAGATAGTTTTTTATCAAAAATTAATGTTGACAACTCTTCTTTGTTATAATTTTTCATATTCTTTTATTTAAATATAAAGAAAAATAACTCCAATTACTAATCAATTTAAAAAATAATCTATTAGTAATTTAAATAACTATTTCAAAGAACTTTGTGATCGCCACGGGAGTCGAACCCGTATGTGTCCAATTACTCTTTCAACTGCTTAGAAGGCAGAGGAGTTATGCGACCTTTTTTGTGACCACCACGGGATTCGAACCCATATGCATCCACTTACTCTTTCAACGGTTTAGGAAACCGAGGAGATATGCGGCCATTTGTGATTGATAATTGTGGAATCGAACCACTGAGTTTTTACACTCCGACACCTTGAGCTCAAGTCAATTTACCAATCACTTTGTAGTCCCACTAGGAATCGAACCTAGATAATTGGTTTAGAAAACCAAGGCTTTATCCATTAAGCTATGGGACCAAATTCTAATTAGTTAAAGTGGTTTTATGATGCCAATTAGTAATGCATCCTCATAACGGATTACCACAATCCTATTCGTGTTGAGGGGAGGATTCGAACCACCAGATGATCAGTACGTACTTAATCACCTTTTCCAAACGCATGCTTATTTGACCTCAACATTGCAGAAGTGACGAGATTCGAACTCGTGCGCCGATTTTCACCGACCTATCAACTTTCCAGGCTGACCCCTTTCATCCACTTGGGTACACTTCTATGTTTTGCGGAGGCGGTGAGGATCGAACTCACGCAGCGGATTTCTCCGCCCTAACGGTTTAGCAAACCGTCCCCTTCACCACTTGGGTACGCCTCCAATTGAGGAGAGCATAGGATTCGAACCTAATGCGGGTCTTCCCCGCACCCTTTGTTTAGCAAACAAGGACTAGCCCAAGCCAGCATTACTCTCCAATTTTATCTCCGCATTTTTGCGGAGATTACGATGTTTATTCACCGCACAAAAATAAAAAACAATACGTCAAAAAACTTTTGGCGGAAGATATAGGAATCGAACCCTGCCCTTGCGGACCGCCCCATGCTTCAAACATGGTTGACCACCGATGGTCGCTACCTTCCAGTTGAGGAGAGTGTGAGATTCGAACTCACGGACCCCGAAGGGCCTCCAGTTTTCAAGACTGGTGCAATAGACCACTCTGCCAACTCTCCTTATTTTAATTCAATTTTGCCCAAGGCTCATAACTCAAAACAAAAGCTGTTCCCCAACCATTAGAACCTTGTCCGCCCAACTCACCCTTCTCACGCATATCTGCAAAAATTTCTTTCATACATTTTTTTACATTGAAATTATCGCAAAGTATTTGAAAATCATTGTGGCCAAATTTAAACCCATCAAACTCAATCACAATTTCTTTTGGTTTTTCTTTTTCATCTTCAATCAAAAGATAAGTTGTTCCCTGCAAATCGTACATCTTAGAAAAAAGCTTTAAACCATTTTCTTTCATGATAGTGATTTGTTCATCAGTGTATTCAGTTACACCTTTGCACCATTCAATCTTGTTGATCATTCCTTGTATTAATTCTTCTTTGTTCATTTTTCTTAATTTACTTTAAATAAAAAACCCTGGCTTTTTGTGAGCCAGGGTTTAGAGTCCGTTGAATTAAGGGTTAAATATCTTTCTTCAGTTATGACAATAAATGGCCTGGCTCGGTTGCTCTACTTGAGCTCGAACTCCTTCTCCAAGACCATGATCTATTGTTTGTAACTGTTTTCATTTGTTATAAATATGCTAAAAATTCTTTTTTCTGAAATTTTATACGTACAAAGATAGAATAAGTTTCAACAAGAAACAAGTTTTTTTACAAAATTTTTTGTTTGTTGCTGATTTTTAGGTAGATAAAATTTTTAATTACTCTGCCACATTTCCTAAATTTACTGTACCACTCGCTATTTCTTCGTCGATTTTTTTAATAATAAATTCAGATACCTTAGAAATTACTTCCAGGTTTTTTTGGATTTGCTCTTTATTCGCTTTCCATAATGCCAAATATGTTGCATGATGAGATACTGGTAAATCATAATGTTTTAAAACCACATATGAAACACTCTCAGCTTGCAATTCCATAATAGCATTATTTCTTCTCACATCATCTCCTTGATAATAAATAGAAGAAGACCTGTGGTGCATTAATTCATGTGCTATCTCGTGAATCATTGTTGATAATCTTCCAGCCCCAGACACTCCAGTAGAAATATTTATGTGATCTCCAGCACTATACCCTTTCTCTCCTCTTTTTGCGTCGTTTTGAGTAACATTTATATGCATATCTTTTGCAACTTCTACAACAGCTGCATATAATTTATCAGCTGTTTCTGAAGGAGTGTTTTCACCCCACCATTTTGGTTCTTCTGGAATTTCACCCCTTTCATCTATCGGCTTGGTATCAGAAATATCAAAAACATTTACCGCCTTAAATCCTCTAATTTCTTTTTCATTACCAAGAGTACTTCCATCAACTGAACTATCAACATCTTCCACGCCCTTTTGTTTGCTAATTAAAGGAGCAAGTATTGTAATACCCTTAGCACCTTTTTGAACTTGTCTAAACTTAGACTTCCAAGTATTAAAAGATGCAACACGTGTCGCATCTGGTTTTTGAATATAAATTAAAATTTTATTGAAGAAACTGTAATTATGGAACTTAGAAAAGAACGTTAAATACCTTCTTATTTCAGCAGAAAGAGCGGCTTCATCAGTTGCGTTTGCTAAATCGCTTATATATTGATCTAGTTTTGTTTTTAACAAGCTTTTATTATCTGCATCAGCAGCCATTACAGCCTCTTCAACATCTTCGAGTGAATTAATAATGTACTCCACCTTGTTTGCTGTTGAGAGTGTTTTTTTAGCCATTTCAAATTTGTCTACTGGGATGGCCCAATGATTTCCAGTCCAAATAAATCCATTTTGTTTTAAAAGCGCCTTGTTTTTAAAGGTCTCTTGATTTGCTGCTTTCCCATCAAGATCAGATACCACGATTAACCTATTTTGTTCTTTGTCGTGTTGCAATTTTAGCGCTTCACGCATTATACCCTCATTAAGCTCTTGTGTTATGTGTTGCTTTTCTTCTTTTAAAAGTTCTATTTTGTAAAGCCTTTTGGCCTCAGAAATGATATACTTCTTTAGATCTGAAATGGTGATTTTTGCCATATGAAATTAACTTTCATATAAATATGACGTTTTTTTTGGTTTACTTGGTATTAAACCATTCTTCTCTGGAAGAATTTATAACATATGATTGGTGGACCTGGAAAAACCTTTTAATACTTGCGCAGACTTCGTATTTTTCTTTACCACAGAAATACCCAAGAGCCTCTTCGATAGCAAATGTTGGTATCAACCACTCAGACTCTGTTTTGGAAATTTTATTTTCTGCAAGCGCTGCTATTCCATAGTAAATTTTTACATCTAATTTATCATTTATTTGTCTGCTTATTTTCATAACATATTACTCGACGTGGTCGCAAACCTTTGATATGTGTGGTATTTATTCATTGTGTTGTATATAAATAACCAAGTAATTTGTGTAATCAAGAAGAAAAAAAATTTTTAAAAATAAAGTTTGTTTCTCTTTATTTTATGAATTTTTCTATATATTTAAGAGGCTCTTCATAAGCAACCATTATCTTTAAATGTTCTAGAAAATACATGCTAGACTTGGTACCTGGGACGACCCAAAACGCCTCAGCAAACTTTAAATCAAAGATAATAGAGTAATAATGTTTTCTATCCAATACATAACCCAATTCATAATCAATTTCTGGATCTTTATATCCGTTATTTACCGCTTGCCTTATAGCTGCTATTAAAATATCTTTTGTTTTCATGGTATTCATTACTCTATGACCAATTTAGCTTTAACTCCAATTGATTTTAATTTTTCAACTGCCTTTTCTGCTTCTTTAGTAAATTTTTTTATTTCCTTTTCTTCGTTTGCGAATGTTAAATAATAATGATCATCATGACCACACCCTTCATAATCCCATTCATCATACAAATATTTTAAACCAAGTGGACCAACAGGATTTGATGGTTCTTGACCTATAATATCAGATATCATTGATAAAATGACTTTCTTTTTTTCTGAAACATATTCACCCTCTATACTAACACTGTCAAAACCCTTTAATTCTTTAATAAAAAAATTGAAGAAATTTTTATCAAATTTTTCTGTGCAATAGGCATCTTTTATTTTTTGAACATCTTCTTCATCGAAGAAATCAAAAATCATTTTTTGTAAAAGTGGTAAATTTTTTAAGTTTAATTCAACATCTTTGTTAAATGTAAAGTACATTTCTCTTGCTGGCATAATATTTAAGTTTTATAATACTAAATATAATAAATCCAAGATAAAAAACAAAACCCCCAATTATAAAACTGAGGGTTTTTTTAAAGACGTGGGTAGGTCTATGTAAATAGCGTCTTTTTAAGGTTATACGAAAATTTTCAACAAAGGTTGCTTATTCTAACAACTTATATTCATAATAATCCCCCATTAACCACTTATCGCATTGTACCTGCTCAAACTTGCCACTGTTTAATATGGGATAAGTGTGTGCTAAATTTGCACTTCCAACTTTCTTTGGATCCTTTTTATTAACAAATTTCCATCCATCATAGTAAATCATTTTTCCAACTTCTTTTTTTCTATAGAATCTGCAACCATCTTTGTAAAGTTGTATTACGTCTTCCAGGTATTTTTTCCAGGTATCAATCTCATATTGATAATACCACTCGAAATGTTCTCTCACTGATTTTAAAAAACTCTCCTCTCTTTGATTTCTTTGTTCAGCTATAGCATAACCGCCAATTTCAAACACAAACATTTCTCTTACTTTTTTCCATAATTCTTCTTTATCTTGTGGCTCATACCATAAAACTCCATGTAAAGCATCTTCCACCATCTCTTCTGGTTCCATACAATATATGTCAACTTTACTATTTGCAATGGTGTATACCCATTGACCTTTTTCATTGATATAGCTATATGGTCCATCCCAATAACCAGCTTTCATCTCTGCAAATCGTGGAATGCCGCCAGATAATCTCATGTGCGATGTGCCTTCTGGATCTTCTTTTTGCAAAATCTTTATAAACTCACCTGTTGTCATATGCTGATTTTTTTTGATTAAACAATATTTTTGCTTCTTTAAGTTTTAACCTAGCTTCTTCAGTTTCAGAACGAAGAGTCTTGTATTTAGATCTCAATACGTCAATTTGTTGTTCAAGCGCAGATGGTTTAACTGAAACTTTAAACTCGTCTCCAGTGAATCTCCTGCGAATAAACGATAATAGTGTTCTAATGGTTCGAAGATTTTGTTTCTTCTCGAAGTAATAGATTTTTCTGGCAAGCTTCTTTCTTGATGAAAGTGTAGATGGGTTAAAGTACACGTTCTCAAAAATTAAGTTGAGATCGCCTTCGACAACATATTCGCGTTGCGTACAGATTGTTTTTATTTTTTCTATTGCTGATTTTAAATTTTGAGACACAGCTTCCTCTGTAAAGGTTTCTTTAATTAATTTTAAAGAATCACCTATTTGATCTTTTGTTTCCATAATGGTTAAAAATTTAATTGTTTGATTAATAATTTAATTTGTCACTGATTGTATCAGCCTACATTATGGCGGATTTTCATTTATCTATTTCATAATTTTTATTTTTTGTGGGAACGTAGTCATCGAAGACCTTGGACATATTTCATCCCGTTCCCTGGTGGAGAGCAACTCACTTAAGAATCTAACCTTTCGGCACTCTCCTTATTTTTGTGATCCATGTCGGGATCGAACCGACGACCTTGGTTTTTAGAGAACCTCGCTCTGCCGCTGAGCTAATGGATCATTTGTGGGAGTGTGGTTATCGAAAACCTAGACTCATTACAGCCCACTCCCTGGTGGGAAATGTAGGATTTTAACCTACTACATCACTAAAGAATTTCCCTTGTTTTTTATTCTTCAAACTCTTTTTTTAATTTGAGGTATTGCTGTTTTCTCTGTTCTTTTTCACGTTGCTCTCTAATTTTTCTTTGTTCTTCTTCATATATTTCTCTCTTTTTTCTTTCTTCTTCCTCTGCTTTTTTTCGTTCTTCATAAACACTGTCCAAATCTTGTGTTAAGCAACTTTCTTCAAAATATTCCTCTTCTGTGTATTCACCTCTGCAATATTTGTGATAAACAACCTTGAATGAACCGTCTTCAAGCAAGTGTAATTCGCTTGGTTCTCCTCCATATTTAACAACACAATATTGCATTGCTCTTTTATAGATAGATCTTAAATCTGTTGTGATATTATTTTCCACCAACAACCTCCTTTCCATGATATTGTTGAAACGCTGTGGTATATTCCCTGAAGGCGAGTGGAAGATTTGATACAAGTCTATTTGATTCCTCAGATGGTTCCAAGGCAATAGCTGTTAACTCGTGATCAAAATCTGGTTCAACAAATGATGAACATAAAATTCCTCTCGTGTGGGCTTTTAGTAAAAATTCGTTTAATGATTTTTCGTTATCGCAGGATAGGATAACAATGTGTCTGGACTTAAAGTACCATTCACTTTGAACAGCGTCGTGTTCTTTTTGAAATTGTTCAGCTGCATGCAAAGATTGTGCAGCTTGAGCGCCTGGGGCGATATCACGTCTTACGACTATGATTAGTTTCGATTTGTTATTAATCTACTTCATGGTTTCTTTTTTTTTGTTTTTTTTAATCTTACTCAGAGTTTATAAATATGAATAAAATTTGTTTTACAGAATCTTATACACACAAATGTAATATAAAGTTTCACCAAAATGCAAATATTTTTGAAATTTATTTATCAATTATCTGATTTTCAACTAGAAAAAATTTTATTTAAAATTTTTATCCAAACAAAAACAAGACCTAAAAATAGTAAAATTTCAACATTCAACCCAAATTTATAAATGTAATAAAATATACCGATCCAAACTGTGTTGCATGTAACACACATGCCAAGTGGTTTAAGCAGCCATCTTTTCCAGCGATCCTTCTTTCTCCAATTGTGAATCCAGTGATAAGTCAACCAAAGATAATATCTTCGAAAAATCATTCCTGGTTCCATGCATTCTTGAAAAAACAACCCTAAGCTTGCTATCATGAGGCAGAGTAACACCAATGTCACACCCCCTACGCTTTCCACAATTGTTGTTGATATCATAAGTAGTTTTCATACTTATAAATATGAACAAAATAAGCATTATCATACTTTTTTCAACCACAAATAATCATGACTGTTTTTTGTATCATAAAGGCAAAATTCAACTTCGTGTTTTGCAATTCTAAACCCAAAAGATTCTAATCTCAATATTTCATTTTTTATCTTTTGTTCAAAAAATAATTTATAGGTGTTATATTCCCGAAAAGTCAACATTTGAATATACTGATCATCAGATGACTTTTTAAACACATTTTTAGATAAGTGACCATCTGACAAAATATTTCTAAGTTGATTTTGTTTTCTCAATGAACCATCCATTTCTATTGCTAAATGAGATTCAAAATAACAACCTTTTGGCATAACATCTATTGGTTTTCTTGGTGAACCAGGGTGCCATGGCACTGTTTCTATTTTTTGTCTCACAACAACAAAACCAAACTTAAAAAGCTCTCCATTAATTCTTTGACACTCTTCATAAACACTTCTGTTGTCTCCATAATGTTTTGAAGATGTCATAAGATCTTTCATAACAGAAATATCGTTGTTTTCAAGATCCAACATTATTGGTTTTACACCAACTATAACACACACTTCTTTAAACTCTCTTATATAGTTTTCCACCTCTTCTTTCTTTGTTGGTAATTCTACGGTAAGATGTATTTCAAACGGAAGAGGAAACTGAGCCGCATCCTCTTTATTTTGGAGCTCTTGCCAATATCTGGATTTTTTATCCATCATCTCTTCTATTTCTTCATGCGAAAAACCAAGATCATATGCAATGGAAATAGCTGACAATATTGTGTCAGATACTTCTTCTAAAATTTTATATTTATCTACAAAACGGTGATTGGTGGCGTATGCCGACACAAAAGGCAACACGGCCTTAGAAAGCTCACCTTGTTCTTCAGATACTTTTAGTGTTTTTTCTGCAAGACTTTTTTTATCACGAAGAGACAATGTCTGGATATAATCTAACAATTCTTTATTCATATAACAAAGATAATAAAAAAAGGGGCATAAGCCCCTTTCGATAATAAAATTCAACTCTTAATTAACGAGATGATTTTTCGTAGCGATTAGACAAACTTTTAAAAGTTGTGTAAAGGCTTTTGGTGATGTTTCCACTTTTGTAGTTCTCTTCGATTCTTGCTTTAATGTCAGAAACGTAATTTCTACCAAAGTTTTTAGCTTTAGAAGCGGCTGACACAGAAAGACCATTATCAATCGCATATCTCAAAACGCTGATTCCATTTGTAAGACTTGTGATTGAACTTTCTTTTCTTCTGTTTTCAGAGTTGCTTGTTTTGCTTTTAGAAGCATTTTTAACCGATCTTGTGCTTCTTGTTGTTGACCTTCTTGAGTTAGACTTTGAAGGTTTTGTTGCGCTTTTTGTTGGCATGTTTTTAGGTTTTAAGTTTATAAATTGAGTTTAAATTTACAAAAATTTAATTAAACATCCAAATTTTTAATAATTTTTTTTACAATCTAGACAAAATAAAAATAAAAAACTAGACATAACCTAGACCAAAAAAACAATCTAAAGTGTTGATTTTTAATGCTTTAAAACATGGTTGTTAATTAAATATTTAGACACTGATTCCCACGTTGGAAAAGACTCGCTTCCATACATAATATGCTCTCCAATACCATCTCCTGCGCCATACTTTAACCTATCATCAATCAAAAAATGACATAAAAAATTATCTTTTCTAAAGGTAAGATCCATTCTTTTTTCCCCCCACTCACCAAAATACCTTTCTATCCAAAGTCTTTTTTCTGTAAAAGAGTCTGGGTTTCCCCAAGAAGGAGCTGATAAAAATCTGATATAGAAATACTTATCCAATTCCATTATTGACTCTATAGCTCCAGGTATTGGCTCAAGATCAAGATAAAATTTTGGTTTTCTATATAATTTTTGACTTATAAATTCATCTGGGCTAATCCCTAGTTCAAGCGCCCCTCTTTCAGCGCTCTTGTCAAAATCAGCCACAACACCATCAAGATCAATTGATACACTCTTTCTGCCCTCTTTTATTTCTATAGCATCAAGAATTATCTTCCTCTGCGATTCTGTAAGTAATTGTTTCATTTTTATCTATTGTTAAGTATTTTACAATTGTATTCCAGTCTGGAAATTTTTCGCTTCCAAAGTGTATAAACTCACCCTCAAAATCTAATTGACCAGCTTGGAGTGTATCATCTATTAAAATGTGCCCCTTGCCGTTTACAATAGATTTATCACATGCCATTATTAAATTTTCAAGCACATGAAAACCAAGATGTTTTTTTATCCAAAAAGCTTTTTCGGTAAAACAGTGTAAATTATAATTTGATGGGCGTGTCAGCACATACACCTCATAGTGATTCTCCAATGTTTTAAAAGATTCAATAGCTCCAGGAATCGGATCTAATTCTGCGAAAAACGCATATTGAGATTGCGGAAACTCTATTTCTGGTCTTTCTTGTTTGTATTTTAAGTATGCTGCTAAAAAATTACAAAGCACACCATCCATATCTACAAATATCTTTTGTTTTTGTCTAATACCAAGGCGCTTAAAAACCTCTTCTCGCGTTTGAGTTTTTTCTCCAGACAGATCTTTGATAAGATAATTTTTTGGATAAAGAGCGACGGTGTCAATTTTTAATTTTATTGCGGCTTTTAAACCAGCCTCATCAAAGCCAGTTTGACCACCACTTCTAACACCTTTGACTCTTGTTTTTAGCTCAGGGCTATTTACAATTTTATATAAAAGTTTAAAAGTGAAATCATCGCATTGAGCCTGTGTCATAGAGCCCTTCATAGTGTATAATCCATTTCCAGCTATGTTTATAACAATAGCGTGTTTCATTTCATGGAAAACCCTGTTTATTAATGAGACAATTTTTTGTGCTTTTTCTTTGTGATCACCCTGAGGGGAAACTGGAATGTACAACTTGTTGTGTTTTTTGGCCATGCTTTTTGTCAGTTTTTCACCAGGCGAATCAAAATTTAAAGCTATCGCTATGGTAACATCTGCTTTTTTGGCATTAATCTCTGTTCTGTGTTGATATCCGTTTTCTGGACTTTCCTCTAGAATAAACTGCATTAATTTTAAATTTTAAAAACACAAATATAGTCATTTTCTATAATTTATCAAAAAGGTTAGGTTTTATTAATTAGCTCACTATTTATATTAAAAAAACTATGAAAGCTATACTAGATTTTTTCAAAAAACTATTCAAAAAACTATTCTCCAAAGATAGCGCCGAAAGTGTTAATATGGTTGAAGAAAAAACCCAAGAGGTAAAAGTTGGAGAGGTTAAAGAAACAACTCCAATCACAACTCCTGTGTTAGAAGTTGAAAAAGATAAGAGTAAAATCAAGAAGAATAAAACTATTAAAAAAGTAGTTAAAAAAACAACAAATAGAAAAAAATAAGCAATGAAAAAAAAGTATTTTTTTGGCTGGACAAACATAAAGTGGTTTATAAAAGAGTTTTTGGCTATGTACAGTAACTCTAAAAGTTATTTTAGTAAAAAAAGATTTGAGAGTTCTATTGCTTTTATAGCTGCAATGTTAATTATATGTGGACATGTATACCATGACAGATACACAATTACAAACTCTGAAATTTTAGCTGACGCAGCATTACTTTTTGCAATAGCTGGGTATACAGTCAAAGAAATACAAAAAGAAAAAAATGTTTTAGCTAAAAAAACTGATCCTAAAAAAACAGATCAAGAAGATTATAGCAAAGACGAAGATGCAGTTTAAATTTAAAATTTATAAAAAATGATTCAAATTTCTAATTGTCCTAACACTGGACTTGTACGTAAACTCGACTATCAGTTTTTTTGGTTAAAATTAACTAGAAGAATAATAGTTCAATGTATGATTACTCACTTCAAAAGAGATGAAGATTTATATCAAGACTATTTGGTTGCTTTATCTGCTCATACAGCAAACCCAACTGGAACCACTATGCCAGTTGAAAACTATGATACAAAAATAGACAATTTAGCAATTAGAACATTTACAAAAGAATTAACAGCTAGCGACACTTTGGTAAACCCAACAAACGGCGCTATACTAACACAAGAACAAATAAGCGATTATAACAATGCAGCTTCCGCTTACGAACAATATCCAGCGCAATATGCTTTGTATCAATCTAATCTAACAAATTATAACAACTACCTTTCAGATTTAGCTATATACCAAAGTGCTTATACAGCTTACACAATTGCTTATAGCGCTTGGACAGCAAACCCAACTGGCAGCACTATGCCAATAGCACCAATAGCTCCAATTCAAGTTCAAGAGCCAATTGAGCCTGTTCAACCACCTGCGCCAGGTCCTGCTCCAATACAGGAATATGATTATTATGCCAATGTTCTCGGTGTAACCCCTATTATATTACCTAACCTAATAGAAAGTATAATAGCAATTAGAGATTTAGAAGGTAAATTTAATATATAGAGGATTCTATATATTTTTTCTTTAAATCGTTTGAGGCTAAATAAGCTAAAAAAACATATACAAGCAACAACATAATTGTTGGCGTGTATACATACATATTTTTACCAAGAAAAAACATGTCTTTTTGATCTTTGACTAGCATAAGCATAAAATCGTAAATGCCATGCGCAATTGTTGCTGCTATTATACCAATCAAACTATAAAGTGTTTTCATATAAAAATTTTTACCTTTAGATAGCGCTATAAAATAACCCATAAAAAGACCGCAAACCATATGCAAAATAACGGAGGTAAAAGATCTTACAAACAAAACCTCTTTTGGTGTTATAAAAAGGCCAAATTCTCCAGCCATTGTTCTTTGCGCATAATTTAAACTTTCCATTATAGCAAAAGAGGCAGAAACTATAGCACAATAAAACATAATAGAATAGTGGCTATCAATATCTTTTTTTCTTTTTCCCCTACCATAATCGCTCAATTTTAATGAAGCAAATTTACAAAGCTCTTCAATAAAAGCCACCTGCAAAAAAGCCATCATAAATATTGTTTCAGTTGTTCTAATATAGACATCACTCATAATTCCATTTATATACATTTTTCCTATATATAAATTGAACATTTCTTGTCTTATATTTGGAAATAACAAAAAAACAAAAGATAGTATAGTAGTTGACAACAGACCAGTATACAAATAAGTTATACTAGCTTTTGTTTTTATTGCACCATGAGGTGCGTGAAAATAAATTATCATTGAATATAATACAGCTGGTATTATACACATCAATAAAAGCAATAAATTATTTTCAGAAAACATTATTTTATAAACTTTTTCAGCTGTGATTTAAAAGCTTGTTTTACAACAGAATCTAAATCTTCTGGAATTCTGTTGCTGCTTTGATGAACAGTTCCCCTTTTCCATTCTTCGCCTGGTTCTTCTTCGGCACCAGCCTCTAAATAATAATCTAAAATTGTGTTTATTAAAAAATTAAGAGAGTAAACTTCTAAATCTTTTATTTCTTCATTGTTCAAATTTTTTGTTTTAGCTTCTTCCATAACACCTTGTTTTTTATAAATATTGAGCTTTTTATCATTTTAATAGGCTAATTTATTTTTATGAAAATAATTGTGTTTTGTTAATATTTTGATTTTTTTAAAAATTATTTATTATTGTATGGATATCATAAAACAACTTGCTGAGTCCAAATCTAGAGACGTAATAATATCTCTTCCTAAAAACAAAACATGGATAGAGTATTTAATGCATTTTACTGATTTACAACACACTAACGGAACAATACATGTTTTTGTACAAGAAATACCAAAAACTGAACCAGGCAATAAGTGCTATATCGTTTTTGATGGTATTTTAAGAGGTTGGATGAAAATATCTAAGCTAACGGAGACTCAACATAATGAGGTTTACCTAGAGTTATTGCCAAATTTGAATGAAGTGGGTAAAAACGTTCCAATGAGTGAAATAGATGGTTTTAAGTACTACTTTCACCTTGATGCAAATTGATGTTTTTTTAAAAATAGGTTTATAATTTAACGATTCTTTGCTATATTAATGCGTGAAGTATATATACCTAATACAAATAGAAGAAACTGGTGTTTGTAAAATAGGATACACAAAAAACGATCCAGTTAAAAGATTAAAAAGCTTGCAAGTTGGTAGCCCATACAAGTTAATACTTACATCTTTTTTTTTAAGCAAGTGGGCATCTAAAATAGAAAGAGTTCTACACAAAAGCTACAAAAGCTGTAAAGCTGATGAAAACGAATATAAACTACATGGTGAGTTTTTTAAACTAGACATAAAAGCAATAAATAATTTTAAAGAAACTTGTGAAAAAATAGAAAAAAACTTTGACGTTATTTATAAAAATACAACGCTAAAAAAACCTTTTTAATTTGTGGTTTGAATTTCGCCGCTTTTCATATAAAAACTCAACTCTTCAAATACACATGTTAGTATATCTAAAAAAGTGAATTTTGTTTTTAAATTCAACTCTATTTCATTATGTGTTAAAGTCATTTTTTCATCAATAAAAACAGGCAAACTTCCCAATCTATCAAACCCTTCTTCACCATCTTTTGGTTCTATAAATTTTATTTCTGGCAAAACATATAAATAATCTTCCTCGTCGCTAGAAAAATCATCACTTTCTATTTTAAAAGATTTATAAAAAGTTATGCTTTTATATTTTTTATCCAATTTTGAAGTTGCGGTGAAAGCCCTTATTGTTTCATACTCTTCTGAGAAGTAGCCAGAAATAAAACTTTTTAAACCATAAAAACAATGCATTAAATCATCAACGGTAACACTTTTATCAATTGTTGTATAAAAACCCAACACTTGCATTAAATAAGTGTTTATATCTTCTATTTCATCTGTGGTAATTAAATTTCCATCCAAATAAAGATTGCCGTTTTTTGCTATTTTTAAAAAGCTGCTCATTTTACAGTAATTACATTTTCTTTTTCATCATATTTTAACTTTATAGTTGATCCTGGTTTTATTTTTTTGGACAACAAAAACTTAGCTATAGGCGTTTCAATATGAGTGGTTATTGTTCTTTTTAGAGGTCTTGCTCCATAATCTTTATCATAACCATTGTCAGCTATAAATTTTTTAACAGCCTGATCAATGTTTATTTTATAACCTTTTTGTTCTATTCTTTCAATTGTTTTTTGCAATTCAATATCTACTATTTTAATTATGTTTTCTTCTGATAAAACATTAAAAACTATTTTTTCGTCAATTCTATTTATAAGTTCTGGTTTAAAAACTTTTTTAAGTTCTCCCAAAACTTTGTCATTAATATCTTCTTTTTGAGCACTTGATGATAAACTTACAAAACCCAACTTTTTATCTGATACAATTTTTTCTGTACCTATATTTGAAGTCATTATTATAATTGTATTTTTAAAATTTACTTCTTTTCCATGTGAATCTGTCAACCTGCCATCGTCAAGCACTTGCAATAAAATATTAAAAATATCTGGATGAGCTTTTTCTATTTCATCAAACAATAAAATACAATATGGTCTATTTTTAACTTTCTCTGTAAGTTGCCCTTTATCTTCATGTCCAACATAACCAGGCGGTGAACCGATCAATTTATTTACAGAAAATTTTTCACCATATTCAGACATATCAAACCTCACAAAAGAATCATCAGTGTCAAACAAATATTTTGACAAGACTTTTGCCAATTGTGTTTTACCAGTACCAGTTGGACCTAAAAAAAGAAAAGATATTGGTTTGTTTGGGTCTTGAATACCGAGCCTGGATCTTTGTATTGCGTCTGTAATTTTATTTACAGCCCCATCTTGTCCAACAACTCTTTCTTTTATATAATTATCAAGATGCAACAATTTTTCGTTTTCTGAATCTGTAATTTTGTTTAGCGGTATACCCATTTGTTTAGATACAATACTTGCAACATCCTCTATTTTTACATTAATTTTTGTTTGCTTTATTTTTTTCTGCCAAGCAATATTCTCTTCTTCTATTTGTATTGTTAAATCTCTCACTAAATCTCTATATTTTGCTGCGCCTTCATAATCTTGTGTTCCAGCAGCTTCTCTTTTTTTTGCTTCAGCCTCTTTTAATTCATTTTCTAATCGCTTTATTTCTTCTGATACTGTTGCGTTTGTAAGTTTAACCCTTGAACCGACTTCGTCCATTAAATCAATAGCTTTATCTGGAAAATTTCTCATTGTAATATACCTGTCAGATAATTCAACGCATTTTTCAATAACTTCATCAGAATAAGAAACACCATGATATTCTTCGTATTTGTGTCTTATTTGTTTTAAAATTTCAACAGTCTCTTGAGTTGTAGGTATTTTAATATGTACTTTTTGAAATCTCCTATCTAAAGCACTATCGTTTTCTATAACTTTTTTATATTCATCAGTTGTAGTTGCGCCTATGCACCTCATTTCACCTCTTGATAAAGCTGGTTTAATTATGTTTGCAGCGTCCATTGTACCTGATGCTCCACCAGCACCTATAACATTGTGAATCTCATCTATAAAAACAATAACATCAGGGTTTTTCTGAATCTCTTTTATGATTTCCTCCATCCTTTGTTCAAATTCCCCTCTATACTTAGTCCCAGACACAATAGATGTTATGTTGAGTTCAATTATTCTTTTGTTAAACAACATCCTATCAACTTGTTTATTGTATATTCTCAAGGCGAGCCCTTCTACTATTGCTGTTTTTCCAACGCCAGGCTCTCCAACAAGTATTGCGTTATTCTTTTTCTTTTTGCTTAAAATTTGTATCGTTTGATCTATTTCTTCATCTCTTCCTATTACCAAATCAAGCTTACCAAGAGAAGCCAATTTTGTTAGATCTTTTCCAAAATTATCCAACACTGGAGTGTTAGATTTGCTTTTGCTTTTTAATCTATCCAACTTTTGGCTATCATCTTCCTCTTCGTTAAATGCCTTATTTTTGTTGTCCATATTTTTTTATTTAAATTTAGTTGTTTTTTGGTGATAACTCAATAAAATAAATATTGTTGTTATTTTTATCAGCGGAAATTGAAAGTATGTCAAACTTATTTGCTCCATGCAAATTTCTAATCTCATCCCACAAATCGTCAAAACCTCGCCTTTCAATCTCGTTGGAAGTAACAGAATACACTATCTTTTCCAATGTCTCCTGTATTAACTCCATAACCATATTTATTTTTAATAAATAATAGTATATTTTTTTCAAATAACAAAGTGTAACAATAAAAAACTCGACCTTTTTGGGGTCGAGTTTAAATTTTTTTAAAAAACACAATTATAATTTGTATTTTTTATCTACTTTATCAATTAATTTTATAACCTCAATATTCATCTCCAATTCATTTAACTTCTTCTTAGACAGATTTGTTAAACCTTGGTTTATTTCGGTTTTTATTGATTTAAAACTTGAATGCTCTTTGTTTATTCCATTTATAAAAGAACTTAGAGTGTTTGCTAAACAATAATTTAAACTTTGCTTTACGCCCCTATCTGACCATTCTTGTTCAGTGTAAAACTTTATAACCTCATCACTTTCCACAAATTCATAAAAAAGTTTACATGTCCCATTGTCTCGATTTTTTGTTGTGTAAATAAATCGAGTGTTTTTCTTTTCTTGAAAAACCATGTGCATATGACAATCAGCTAAGTGTTTTATTCTGTTTACACCTGAAAAATCACCATCTTTATTTACCATACCAATAAGAATAGCTGTTCCACCAGTCTCATCCTTCCATTTTTTTAACTCACTTAACACGCGAAGTTCTGCAGCGTCATCTCCCAACCCATGAGAAGCAACAAAATCTGTGGCTGCAGTTTGAAGTGAATCTATGATAATGAATTTATAGTTACGTTTTTTTATTTCAGCCATAAAATCCAAAAAATGAGGGTATTCTTTTTCGTCAGTTATATAAGCGTTTTTGTGGTCAATGCTTACTCTGCGAGTCTGTTTTGCAGCTGATTCACTCGATGTTTCTCTCTCATATAAGGCTGTTGGGATATTTTTAAGACTTTTTTGAATAACTTTTGCCAAGGTTGTCTTACCAGCCCCAGAGGTACCTGTAAAAAATATAACAGAACTCTGGAAACCACCATCAACAGACAACATGTTGTCAAGTTTTTCTATTCCAGTGAGTACGCCTGGTGTTGAATTTACGCTGATTGTGCTGTAATTTTTCATTTTCTTTTTGTTTTATAACTTGTTATACGTGTGTAAAAACAAAAAGGTTTCAAAAAAGCTTTTTTTAACAAAGAGGGGCAATTATTTTTTTAGCAGATTCATAGTCTTTTAATATAAAAGCCTTTTTATTCACTAAAAAATTGGACATATCTGTTATTTTAAACAAATTACATATAGTTAAAAAATCAGTTACTTGTTTTTCGGTGCAATTTAAACCATAATCCTGTATAGACTTTAAAAAGTCTCTATATTTTGGCATCATATCACCAACACTAACTGATCCATATTTAAAAAGAACATCTAAAAAACTCATATAACTAGCATCTTTTAAAACAACACCTTGCGATTTTAAATCTTCTAAAATTTTTTGCTTTTCATTATAGTCTGACTTAATTTCTTCTGTTTTTAAAGGCTGAAATTCACCTTCTTGGTTTGCTACATAACTCATAACGACATCTGTTTTTTCTGGTTCATTCGTTGTGTGTTGATTTTTGTTTTCTTCTTTTAGTTCAAAATTTTCTGGAGCAATATTTGCTCCCTCATTTGCTCCCTCATTTGCTCCCTCATTTACAGTATCATTTACACCATCATTTACAACATCATTTACAGGAGGTCCTTCTTTTTTTATTTTTTCTTTGTCTTCTCCAAACTCCCTTTCCAAAGCTATATTTGTTGCAACTATTAAAAAAACAGCCATTGGATCAAAAACAAATATTAATAAAAGTATAAAAAAATTAACTACTTGATCCATGTCTCTACCAGTGAGTTTAGCTATATATTTAAGTGGTCCAACTTCACCATTTACATCGTTGTTTTTAAGATTTAAAACCTCAAGATCTAAAGCTGTTGTTTCATTATACTTTCTTTGTGTTCTAGCGTTTAGTGAATCAATTTCAACATTAACACTAAAAATCTCTTTGTTAGCTTGCTCTATTTGAGCCTCGACTCTTTTTGCAACACCAATCTGTCTTCTCCCGTATAAGCTATCCAGTCTTGATTCTTGTTGGCTTCTAAGATTTGTCAAAGATTTTATTCTATCAGACTTTAAATTTTTGCTTTCTTCTAATCTTTTTATTTCAGAAATTATAATTTCTTTTTTCTGGTTAACCATTTCAATTTGAGCGTCTATATTCTGAAGCTTTCCAGATGTTGTAGAGTATGCGTTTGATAAAAAGCCGTATATACCAGCACTTGTTATTATCATAACAACTGCAACACCAATTACGAGATATGTTTTAAGGTGCCATTTTATTTTTTTCCAATACCTGTGTAAAAATGAAGCTGTAACTATTTTTGCAAATTCCAAGGCGGATGCCATTATTATAACTTCTACTTTGGCACCACCAAATAATTTCGACAAACCAGTTACGGAAAAAAATGCAGCTGCTCCAGCTAATGACAAAGCTGCTAACGCAACTAAAAATGGGAATATATACTTTTTCATTAAGTTGAAAAATAATAATTTTTAAATGAAAAACCAATTATTTTTCACCAGGTTGTAAATCTGTGTGTGTGTTATCGCCCAAACCATGTTTTATTTTAAAATCTGATATCATTTTTTGCAAAAAAGATGTTGGTCTTCCATGAGTTTCGTTGTTTGGTCTTAAATCTTCCAGGTGTTTTTTTGTCCACTTATTAACTTCACCCTCTGGGGTAATATAATCTTCGTAATTATGATACCAAGTATCTTCATACCAAACATAAAGTGGATGGACTTCACCATATGAATAAGCAACATACATCTTTCCTAAATCACCCAAATCTTCACCATAAGTGTGAGATCCAACGAAATTTCTGCGATTAGCAACCTCTTGGGAAGCTTGTTTATTCGTTATTCTCTCTTCGTCTAAATATGCCTCCATTGGAATATTAAGCAAAGATTCTCTTATTATTTTTCTAATTAGATCTTTCACTCAAGTTTTTGTTTTATATAAATATCTTAAAAAAAACCCCCAAAACATAATTTTGAGGGTTTTAAATATAGAGAATTTAATTAAAAAGGTAGGTCTTCTTCATCTTGTGAATTAAATGCTTCATTTCCATTTGTATATGCGTTTGCTTGTTGAGCTGCCTGTGCAACACTATTGCTAACACTCTCTGTTGGAGCATTGTTAGCACTAGAAGATCCTGGTCCTTTTGGAAACAATTTAATTTCATCAACTTTAATTTTTGTCCAATAGCTCACTTTTTCATCTTTTTCACTTTTTCCATAAGTAATATATCCTTCGATATACACAAGCATTCCTTTTTTAACGAATTCAGATGCAAATTTTGATTTGCCATTCCAAAGCTCTATTGTATGCCACTCTACTTTTGTTTGTTTGTTACCATCTTTGTCTTTGTAAGAAGAATTGGTAGCCAACGAAAAAGTTGTTACCTGATTTTCACCTTGAAAAACTTTTGTTTTAGGGTCTTGACCCACTGATCCGATTAGGATTACTTTGTTTACTCCGTCCATAATAGTGTAATTTTTATTTGTTTATAATGCTATAATTTAAACACTAACACGTATAAAATAAAGTTTTTTTGGATATTTATTAAAAACACAGACAATTTTGTATCTTATGCAAAAAAATTTAAAATCAATAATCAGAGAAGCTTTTAACGCGGCTTATCAACAATATAAAAAAAGCATTGTTAAAGAGGATACTTCAGCTGAAATGGCTGCAAGATTTGAACAAACCCCTGAAGGTAGAGCGCAAAAGGCAAAAGCTGATCAAGTTATTGATGTTCTAGATAATCAAAAAAGAGGTTGGGAAAAATACCACTGGGATCCTTCTGGAACTTCATCTTATGACAATTTAAACCACGCACAGTGGAACTATATAATAGAAACACTTTCAGAAAGAGCTAGATTAACAAAGGATCCAAAATACGCTCAAATATTTTCTAATATATATTCTGTGCTTCCAGTAAGAACTATTGATAGTGATGGCAACTCTATTTCTTCTAATTCGCCAGCATATAACTATTTCATAAACAACAGTGAAATGTTGCGTGATATAGCAAGACAAAACCCAGATATGGCTTTTGAAGCTCTTGAAAACGCTTGGGGAAGAGCTTTTTATACAGATGAGTGGAATAAATTACTAGATTTATATCAATCAATGCCTGGGGCTAATTTTGGTAGCTTATTGGCAAACAATATTCGTCGTTGGACAAATGACCTTTTAAAATCTAAAAAAAACAAACTAAGACGCGGAACTGGTTCTTTAGATGCCCCAAGCAACATAACTGGTAAATCAACTGATGTTGAAGGTGGTATTGAATCACAAGAAGACGATAGTATGGATGACGAAGAACAAGTGGGTGGGCCAAAAAACGCTTTTGATGATGAAGAAAATGCGGAAGACAGCTTAGAAACTGGTTTGGATGCATACTCATCTGATGCAAACAACCTAGATGCCCTATCAAAAAGCAAAAAAGTAGCAGCTTTAAAGTTTCTAAAATTTCAAAAAGCCATTGATAAAATTTTGAACATATCACAGGCTCTTCCATTATCAAACAAACAACAACAAGGCGTTTTTGCTCTTAGCGAAATATTGAAAAACTTTAAAACATACGATGAAATCGCATCTGAATTTCCAGAAAAATTCTCAGATAAAGATGAACAAGGCAACGTTGTAAATGCGGAAGTTGCCGCTGTTAAATCAAGATTAAAAAGCATCTTGAATAAGATAGCAAAACCAATGTTGGAACCATATGGCGTTACTCCTGATGTGTTTTCTGAAAAATCGTGGGAAAGCAAATATAATTTGCCAAATGACATAGTTGATCAAATTGTGAATCAATTCAATGCTGTTTCAAAAGCTGGCACAACTGAAAAAAGACAATATACAAATGCGTTTATAGAATATGCTAAAAACCATTTAACACCAGAAGAAATAGCTGAAAAACCTATTCAAGGAGTTTACAAAAAAGAAAAAAGAAAAACATCTAGCGCAGATGCTGTAAAAGAAGCTATAATGAATTTAAATAAAAACCAAAAGTTTGAGGCTTTAGCTGACTCAATATTAAACGAATTTGGTTTTCCAATTGCTTTTGACTCTATTATTTGGTCAGATTATTGGAAAGCGGGAAAAGAACTTCAAAGTTTAGCTGGAGCAAAAAAGGAACCAGCTTTAGCAAAAGAAAAAGATCCAGAAAAAGATTTGTACCCTTTTCAAAGAGAGAGTTATGAAGCTTTTTTGGCAGAAAATTTTGATATAATTGTAAAGAAAGTATATGATAGATTAGAAAAGTTTTTATAAAAACTATTCTTGTTTCATAACTACTACCTCAAAATTTTCGTTATCTACTCTAACAATCTTGTTATCTTTATCAATTTTAAAAATATTAAGATTGCAATCAAAAAAAACTTTAGAGTAGTTCATATCAGTGCCTGACAATATTTTGTTTTTAGAGATGTCCTTGATCCTTATTTGTAATCTATCTTTTTTAGGTGTTAAAACCTGTTCAAATAAAAAATTTACTTCTTTATAAAATTGTGTATCGCTCATACACAAATTTAGTTATTTTTTAGAGAAAAGACAAATTATGTCGTTAATTATGTCTAGTTTTTTTAAAAGTGTTTCTTTAAACCCAGACAAAAGACTCTCTGGTGTTTCGTTTGGAAAAAACCACCCAAAATCAATAGCTTCACCCTCAACTTCAATGTTTGGTGTGAATTCCTCATCAAAAACACCAGCAAAAGTATAAAAATCAATATGATTTGTTTTTTGAACGTGTAATGGTTTTTTGGACATTCTATATTTGCCAAGATACATACTTTCTTCTCTAAATTCTCGCTTAGCTGTATCTTTTGGAGATTTGTCTAAATCATTTTCAAATCCACCACCAAAACAAGCCCATTCTCCAGGTTGATCCTGGTCGTGACCGCGTCTTACCAAAAGAATTCTTCCAGTTTTTGGGCAAATAGGTAAAACACCAGCAGCTATTTGTTTTTGAGTTCGCATATTTAATAAATATGCTAAAAAACAACTTTTAAAATAGCAGTGCCATAAAATAAATTTTATGCTTGGCGCGACTAACCGCTACGTAATGAATATTTCTAGGCTCAACATCATCTTCATCGCTCGGATCAAAAGTTAACTTTTCTCTTTGTTTTTTTGTTAGATTTGAAGCTCCTGGGTTTGCGTCTAACAAATAAGGTGGTATAGAGTTTACTATAACAGTGGTATCAAATTCTCGACCCTTTGATTTGTGTATAGTTGTAATAAATTTATTTGACTTCTTGTGCATTTCAATAAAGTGAATCAAATCATTAGGAGTTTCAAAATCATGCTTAAACATATTTAGTTTTGTTTTAAGAGCTTGGTTTATTTCTCCAGCATGAAAACTCTTCACATCTGAAGAGGTGATGTAATTGGTATATTTAATTGGTATTTTTCTTTTTAACAATATTATCTCCAATTTTTTTATAACATCATTTGTTCTAACTAAAACAGCAACTTCTTCTGGTAATTGTAAAACCTCTATAAGTTCATCTATTGTTAACATCAATTTATTATCCACAAAACCATCCTCTTGACTATTAGCAGTAGCTTTAAGACCAGAAAACTGATTTGAATTCTTAACTATATTTTGATCGCTTCTGAAATTTACAGATAAAGACATTTCAATAGTCTCCCTTCTATTTTTAATCATTTCTTCTAACTTAGAGCAATTAGCCCCCGAATAAGAGTAAATGCTTTGATAACGGTCTCCTATCAGATAATAATGATTTGCGTTTAAAGCCAATAGCACCTGAAGCTGTATGGTTGACGTGTCTTGATATTCATCTACAAAAATATAATCATATTTTCCGCGAAATTGTTTTAAATATTTATCTTCTCTAAACAAATCTCTAACTTCAATCAGCATATCAGAAAAATCCCTAGCTCTTTTTTCGCGAAGAAACAAATTATACTCACTTATGTAAGCTGGAACTTTTGATTTTATACCATCAGCGGATTGTAATTTAAAAGCAGCTATTGCAGATGCTAAATAATCAGCCTCATCATATAGTGTTCCTATAGTTTCGTAATAAAAATTTTTCGTAGCTTGATCTGCACTTGGACTTGGCTTATATTTATCTCTAAACCACTCTACAAATTGATAAAAAGTTGCTATCTGCTTAAATTTACCACACTTTGCTAAAACACCCATACAAAAAGAGTGTATAGTGGTAACCACAATGTCTTTGTTGCCAATTCTTTTTATCAACTCTTCAGTCGCTGCTCTAGTAAACGAAAAAAATATAATGCGAGATGGGTCTACACCTCTTTTTAACAATTCTTTAAGCCTACCAACACAACTTGCTGTTTTTCCAGAGCCAGCTGTGGCTGCCAAAATTATAGATTTATCTTCTTTAAACTCTATAAATTCAGCTTGCTCTTTGGTATATTTTTTATTTTCAACATTACCGAACTCAGTGCCTTCAAAAAGCGTAACTTGAGTTTCTGGTTGTGGTTGATTTTTCTTTATTGTTATACGTTTTTTTGCCACTACTTATTTTGCTTTTTCTAATTTTTCTTTGTATTTGTTCAAAATTCTTGTAAGCATTGATTTTGTATCGGCTGGCATTTTAGAAACGTTTATTAACCAATCATAATATTGCATGTCTTTATAAAGAGATTCTCCGATTGGTTTACCTGGCTGTTCGCCATCTTTAGATGGTCCGTATTTTGTTCCAAAATTAAAAATTGGCACACCCTTTTCATTCAATATGATATTACCCTCAATATCTAAAGACTTGATAGATTTATTGAAAACCTTGCTTATGCTCTCAACTGTTGGCTCTATTTTGTTTGTTGCTTTGGTCTTGTTGTCTGCCAACTCCTTGCCAGAATATTTATCCATCATGTCGTTTAACATTTCAACACACATATTGTTTGTTTCCTCAGAAGAAATTGTTTCTATTTTTTTGTTACAGTAGAAACTGCATGCTGATTTAAAATCTCTTGGCTCCATTGTGTGATAAATCTTGGAAAGTTCTATTATTTCTCTTCCAACTATATCAAATGGAACATTAACTCTATAAAACTCTTCCGACAATATTTTAAGATCAAAGTACTTTATATTAAATCCCGCAAAATCACACCCCTCTAAAAATTTAGATATACCAGTTGCTGCTTCAGCAAAGGTTTTCGAGACTTTCAATTTTTCATTTGTAATACCAGTTATTCTAGTTATTTCATCAGATATTTCTATACCTGGATTAATAAATCTCGTACCAACCTGGGTTGTTCCATCTATGTTTACTTTTAAAATAGATATTTCTATTATCTTATCTGTTTTAACATCTAGACCAGTGGTTTGAACCTTTATGAATGCGATTGGTTTATTGTGTGTAATTTTTAGCTTTTCCATAGTGTATTTTTAAATCCAATTTCCAGTTATTTCTTTATTTAACATTTCAATATCTTTGTCTTCCCACTCTTCCAATATCTCCTCTACAAAAACAACATCATCTTCTTTTGACCAAAATATTCTTATAATATTTGTGTCATCTATTGTTTTAAACAAAGATCTTGTTTTATCACCACAAATATACAACAATTTTTTACCAGCTTCAACAAAATGTCCATCTTTAAAAATTTTTTGTTCGCGAAGCTTAAAATACCTAGACAGTTTTTTCACGACGTTTTACAACTTAAAAACTCTCTTAATTTATTGCTTTTATTATATGCTCTCAATTTTTTAAGAGCCAATTCTTTTATTTGTCTAACTCTTTCATTTGTAAGATTTAATTCATCGCCTATCTCTTTTAAGCCCAACTCTTTAGAGCCATTCAAACCAAAGTACATATTTAAAATTTGACTCTCTCTTTCAGTGAGAGTATTTAATACAGAATTTATTTCATGTTTTAAAGATTCACTGTTCAGTTTAATATCAATATCTTCCATTGTTTCTCCTGGTATTATATCAATCATCTCTGAATCTGAATCCTCGCTAATTTTTTGATCAATTGAAAAACATTTTGAACTATCTAAATACGATGTTTTAATCTCATCAGATGTAAAATCAGTAATCGCCTGAAGCTCTGCTTGAGTTGGCTCTCTATCTAGCTGTTTAAACAACACCTCTGAAGCTTTGTTTATTTTGCCTATAATATTTATCTTGTTAATTGGCAATCTCACCATGCTTCCATTTTCATATATGTATTGCATAATTGATTGACGAACCCACCAAACAGCATAAGAAATAAACTTGAACCCCTTTGAGGGATCAAATTTATCAACGGCCTTTATTAGCCCTATATTTCCTTCGTTGATCAAATCTTCTGCGGACACATTCCCATATTGGTATTCCTTTGCGATAGTCAAAACAAATTTCAAATTACACTCCACTAAGTCTTTTAATGCTTTTTGATCTCCTGATTTTGCTCTAATAGCTAACTTAATTTGATCGTCGCCACTTATATCTTCTATTTTTCTAAGATCTTTAAAATAATTTTTTAAGGATGTGCTACTTCCAGTAATTGAAAGGTCGCTGTGTCCTATTGCCATTTTTTTGCTTTTGTGCCCCATGTGTGTGTTATTTTTTAATCATTCCAATTTAATTTTGCTATAAAACTTTGAAATTTTTTCCAGCTGTCTTCATTCAAAATGAACATTTCAGATTTTACAACATTTTCTTTAGATTCATCTAATCCAACCACAGTTAAAGATATGTGCCTTGTTTCTACGCCTCTTTCTTTAAAACTTTGAAGGTCTATTTCTAAAAACCCAGCGTCTGGACTACCAAGTTTACAATATGTTCCATTTTCTTCAAACACAACACTTGCATCTACTGTTATATCTGAGTTTTTGTTTTCGTTATTTTCCATAAATTTTGTTGTTAAAAATAGTTACTACCAAATATAATAATATTTTTAGTAACTAGCAAATTAAACTAGACGTTTTTTAAATAAAAGCTAGACCAAACAACAAGCTAAAATTGCTATTCTTTGAGAAACGATGTTTGTGATAAATTTTTATATTTTTTATTACAGATGCCGATAAGGATCTAATGGGGGATTCTTTTTTTTTCATACCAAGTAAGTGCTTCTTCAAAACCAAATAAATTTGTTTTCCAGGTTAAACCTGTGTTATTAATAGTAATTTTAAAATCTATCTTTATATTTCAATATCTTTTGCATTTTTACAGCATCTAAAACAATACCCTGGCCACGATCAAGAACAATGTTGTATTCTTTAGAAATTGCGGTTTCAAGTTCTTCAAAACTCATTCTAGTTCCATTAATATCAAAACCTCTTTCAGAAAAAACAACCTCAAAAGGGTTTCCAGTACTTTTGTCAAAAACAACCTTTGTTGGCTTAACTGGTGGCTTTTCAGAAATGGGTTGAGCCAAACTAGGAGCTTCTATATCACCTTTTGCTTGCTCGCTCAAAACACTTCTCAATTGAATCAAAAAACTAGATAATTCTTTATTTATATCCTTTGAATGCATATACTATAAATAGTGTGTAATTTTAAAAAAATAAGCCTGTTATAAAAATATAACAGGCTTATTTTCAACAAAATAAAGCTTTTATTTGGTTAAATCACCTCTTGATTGCAAAAGCTTGTTTAACATCTCTTGTTGTTTTTGAAGTTCTTGCTTTTTTCTTAAAGCTAATTTAAGTTTTTTAGCACCTTTTTCGGATTGCGTTAGCTTTAATCTATCGCTTCTTTTTTTTCCTCTCTTAGCTTCTGCCCTTCTGGCTTCTATACTTTTTGGTTTTTTCATGGTTTGTGTTTTTATAAAAATTAAACACAAGTCAAAATAAAACAAATAGTTTTTACAATTTTCTCATTGACGGTATTAAATGAGCGTGAAAATCAATATTTGGAAAAGTTAATTCAACAGCATCTTGAACAGCTCTTAACCATTCCTCTCTATCTTCATAAAAATGAACTTCTTCCCAGTTGTTATCTTTAATAGATTGTAAAATAGTCTCAACTTTATATTTTTTTACAGAGCCATTTCCCCCTTTAAATAAATACAATCCAAAGTTTGGAAAAGGCAAACCTAAATCAAACAACCTTTTATCAACAACAGCTCTTAATTTTTCTGGTCTACCAGTTACAATCATTCTGTTTTTTGCTGCTTTATAGTCATTATAAACTTTGCTATTTATATATCTACCAACAGTAGAGGGGTTATCGTGAAAACCAGAAATGTTGTTTATAACAACATGTCCATCTTCTTCTCCTATAGATCTAACCACATCTTTTAAATAAGAGTCTTTTAATCCGTATTTAGACATACTTTCTGGTGTAAGCTCACTTATATAGCCAATATAATCTGTGGACAAAGGAGAGCTTGTTTTTGAGTCGTATAAGACTATAAAATCTCCAACAACCAAAAAATAAACCTCTTTTGAGAACACAATATAAAAAAAGGATTTTATTCTTTTCAACACCTCAATAAAATTTTTATCATGCTCATCAATACCTGGATATAAATCAAGTTTAACAACATTATTTTTGTCTACCATTGCAAAATCTGCAAATGTTGGAGTAAGTAAAATCGTGTCATCCAAATCGAATATATCAACTCTTTTTTTCATTTCCTAATTATAATTAGTTACAAAAATAGTCTTTAATAATCAAATAAAAAAACCAGACCGTATTAGCCTGGTTTTTAAGTAAAAATTATAAAATTAACCACATTTGCTCGTTCCACAAGATGCGCACTTGAGGCACCCCTCCGAAAAGATAATGCTATCTTCTGCTCCGCAATTTGTGCAGTTTGCACCTTTAAGTTTAGTGCCTTCTGATATGTATTTTTTAATACCTCTAACTACACCAGCTTTCCACGTTGTCAACGCTTCCTCCCCAAGATTTAAACTCTCTACTAGATTAATTACATATGGTAATGGCATTCCATGTCTCAAGATACCAGAAATCATTTTGGCATAATTGTGATAATCATGGTTAAAAGCTTTTGAAAGGCCTTCGATGATCATTACGTCATCTGTTTTGTGGTTTATTATAAAATCATATCTTGACTCACCATCAATTTTTAATCTTCTTATAACACCATTTTCAATTGATTTTGGTATTTTAAATTCATCTTCTCTACCAGTAAAAATTTCATAAGGTCTACCCTCAAACAACCCAACAAAAGCTATCCACTTCTCGCCCTTGTTTGTGAATCTGTGAACATCAGCATCTAAAAACTTTGGTCTTTTAGGCGCATGACTATCTTCAAACATTTTTTCTTTTTGTTTTTCTTTCTTTTCTGTTTCACTTACAAGAACACCACTTCTAGAACCTTCTCTGTAAACAGTAACACCCTTACAACCACTTCTCCAACCAGTTTCATAAACTTTAGCAACAGTTTCTTCTGAAATGTCTTCTGGCAAATTAACGGTAACAGAGATAGAGTGATCGACATGTTTTTGAACCATTCCCTGCATTTCCACTTTTTTCACCCAATCAACATCGTTTGATGTTGCTTTATAGTAAGGAGATTTTTTAATAATTTTTTCAATGTCTTCTTTTGGCATATTTATAACCTCGTTAACGTTATAGCCATTTGCTTCAAGATAAACCAAAAACTTATGATGAAACACTGGATATTCTTGCCAAGAATCACCAACGCTATCTGTAAAATCAACTCTAGCATTTTTGTCATTTGGGTTTATCTTTCTCCTTCTCATGTACATAATCATGAAAGCTGGCTCAATACCAGAAGTTGTTTGAGTTAAAATAGATACCGATCCAGTTGGCGCAATTGTTAGAAGAGCAATATTTCTTCTGCCATATTTTACCATATTCTCATATAATTCAGCATCCTCTTTTTTAATTCTGAGAATAAACGGATTGTTTTTTTCTTTTTCCCAATCATAAATAGGGAAAGCGCCTCTTTCTTTAGCCAACTCAACAGAGCTTGCGTATGCAGCAAGCTTTAAGTTTTTGTGAACTTTTTCAGCAAATTTATTTCCCTCATCGGTTCCATAAATAATACCAAGAGCAGCCATCATATCCCCCTCAGCAGTAACACCGAGACCAGTTCTTCTACCTTGTATACACTTATTTTTTATATTTGTCCACAGTTTGATTTCTGCTCTTTTAATTTCTTCTTCCTCTGGATCGCTGTTTATTTTTCCTAATATCTTATCAATTTTTTCTAACTCTAATTCAATAAGGTCATCCATTAAACGTTGAGCAATAACTACATGCTTTTTAAATAATTCAAAATTAAATTTGGCTTTATCTGTAAAAGGATTTTCAACATAAGAATAAAGATTTAAAATAAGCAATCGACATGAATCATTCGGACATAGTGTGATTTCACCACAATTATGAGTCACAATACCATTTGCTTCAAACTTGTTAATGCCAGTTATTTGACAATCATACACATCTTCATATCCAGCTTCTACGATAGATTCTATTTCATCACAAAATCTTTCTCTATACAATCCTCTTAAATTTAAATTACTAATAGCCTCATTTAGTTTTTTGCTTTTTACCTCATCTTTAAAACCTATAACTTGATTAAAAATATCAACATTGTCTTTAGAAATAATCAATTCGTGTTGTGCATTAACAAAATAATCTTTTTGCCCACCTTTTCCATTTGGCATAGCCTTAAACCCGCCTGTTCTCCTATTTTCATAGACACTGGAAATTATACCGAATCTTGATAACATTCTTTGTATTGAATATAGATTATTTAAATCAGAAGAGGCAAGTCTAACGTTAATTCCTTTTTCCAGATTATCATTTACTGTTCCATCAGCATCAAAAATTCCAGATATAAACCCTATTTGAAAATTGCTACTAGTTTTTTCTATTTTTTCAGATATATGCTTGTTGACAACCTCTAACTCCTTAGCAAGTTTAAACACTTCTGAACTGCCAATTCTTACCTTGTGCATTATTTCTTCGTTAAACAAATTATCCCCACTTCCTAAATCGTTTCTGTGTTTAAAATTGTTTTTTATCAAAGAAATAGCGTATTCTTTCATTTCGTTCCTATTATCTCCCCAATACTCAAAAATAGCTCTCTTAGAATCAAAAGTGCCATCTCCTATTAAATTACCAATAAGCCACCCCTGTTCTGAATTGCCAAAACCCTTCCAATTATTTTCTCTGTTGTTAGAGATATTTATTTTATCTCCCACATTTAAGTATTTAACTTCACACCATTCTGTGTGTTTTTTATCTCTACTTATATCCACAACCCTTTCAAGCTCATGATTGTGAGTAGCTCTAATTGAGTATCCTCTTTTGGTTTTTACTTCATAAACCTTTTTATGACCAGTTAGAAAAAAACCTTCTGCAGTAGAGGGAGACATAACCCCATCAACAATAGCATTAAATTGTTTTCCTAATAAATCTTTTACTTGACGTGGACCACAATCAGTTAAAATCCATGTGTCTCCTGGAATACAAGGGTTCGTGCTTGTTGTTTTAAAACCAAGATCAGCATAACAATCTGGAATTGACTCTCTAATAATTGTGTCCCAAAATAAAACACCTGGCTCCGCTCTTTTCCAGGCATTATGAATAACTTTTTTCCACAAAGGAGAGGCTTCAATCTCTTTTGTATATTTTGGGGTGTTCGAATCAATTGGATATTTTTGTGTAAACTTATTTTCTGACAATGCGGCTTTCATAAAATCATCAGAAACTCTTACTGACACATTTGCGCCAGTAACTTTTTTCTCATCCATTTTCGCGTCAATAAAAGCCTCTGAATCAGGGTGCACAATAGAAATAGATTCCATAAGAGCCCCTCTTCTTCCGTCTTGCGCAACCTCTCTTGTAGAGTTAGAAAAACGTTCCATAAAAGGAACGACACCAGTTGATGTTAATGCTGAGTTTTTTACTGGCGTACCTTTTGGTCTAACAAAAGAAAGATCTAAGCCAACACCAGCCCTTCTTTTCATTAGTTGCACTAATTCCTGATCCAACTTCAATATTCCACCATATGAATCAGAATCTTTGTCGTTGCCTATTACAAAACAATTTGACAATGATACATATTGAAAATCGTTACCGATTCCAGCCATTGGACTCCCCTGAGGGACTAGATATTTAAAATCTTTTATCAAGCTGTATATCTCTTCCTCAGATAAAGGGTTTTCAAATTTTGATTCTGCTCTCGCAAATTCTCTAGCTATTCTCTTGTGCATATCATCTGGTGTAAGCTCAAAAATATTCTCGTTAGAATCTTTTAAAGCATATTTATTTACCCAAACTTCTGCTGCCAAACTGTCTCCATTAAAGTATTTTAAAGACGCTTCTATAGCTTGTTCTCTTGTATAAATCTCTTGTTTTTTTTCTGTTTTTGTTAATGTATTTTGTTCCATATTTTAATTTTTTAAAGGGGTAAAAATAAATAAAAGTAAATTTTGTTTTTTGTCGGTTTTTTTTATTTTATTCGGCTAGTAAGCATTATCTCGTTGATTGCTAAGTTGATATTATTTTCAGGAAAATTTTCGCTTTCTGTTGTTTTTTTATTTTTTTGATTTTTTTTCATCATTAAATCACCAGGTTGAACTTTTTTAAGCTCTATGTGTATTTTTCTTGTGTCAAATTCTGCTGGTAAATGGAAGCCGTCGTTGCCATTTCTGTTTTTAAGAATTCCTATAGTTGCCTTTTGTTCTAATTTATCATCTGATGTTCTACCAATACCAATAACAACATCCGCCGCTCTTGCATTACCCAATGACTCACCAATGGTTTTTAATGATATTTCTTCTTGATCCATACCCTCTCTGTTTGTTTGAGCAGCATTCCAAACTGGCACATTCAACTCAACCGCCATACCTCTGATTCCAATATAAATACTATCTAAAGAGTGTCTTTTTTCACTATAATTGTCTGTTGGCTTTAATAAATCCCCATAATCAATAAAAATAATATCTGGAATAAAACCTTCGTTTATTTGTAGCTGTTTTGTGTGTGAAATAAGATTGGCTACAGTCGCTTGTCCAGTTGGGAAAGACTTAATAATTAAATCACCACCTATTTCTTTTAACTCTTCTATTTTTTCACAAATAACATCCGTGAACTCCCAAACTTCTTTAATTGGAATTTGATTAATACAAGAATCAAATCTATTTCCAACAGCTCCCTCAGAAAGCTCTAAAGTATAATACAAAACTTTTTTACCATTCAAAAAAGCTGTTGTTGCAAATTTAACCAACATCATTGATTTACCCCCACCAGTTGGCGCTAAAACAATACCCATTTCACCAGGCGATAAACCATTACCTATATATTCATCTAGTGACGGCATTGCGGAAATAGGTTTTCTAAAATCACCTTTTAAACGTTTTTCAGCATCTTTTATATAGCTATGACCACCCTGTTTTGGTTCACCAGCTCTAAGAGCTTCTTCAAGAGTGGCCTTCATGGAATCATAATTTTGCTTTCTCCAATCTGCCACCATTTTTTTAATACAATTTTTTACACTTCTTTCCTTAAAATATCTGTAAATAGAATCTTTGATATGTCTTGCATTTTCGGGTTTCGCTTTTTCAATGTTTTCTATAAGACCAATTAGATGATCTTTTGTTAAACCTTTTTCTTTTTCGTTTATAATATCTCTTAACGTAGAAAAACTAGCTATTTCCTTATATTTAGAAAAAAATTTTAATTCATAATCCAACAATATTTTCTGATAACTGTCGAAATAATCTACTTGAACTATATCTATTATTTGATTTGAAAACCCTTCTTTGTCAGTTATAAAAATATTTAAAAACCTATTTTGATAATTAACATCAAATGGTGTAATATTATCTTCTTCTAAAAAAGAACTTATGTCTTCTGTTATATTGTTGTTATTGTTGTTCATTTTTATTTAAATCTTTATTCGCGTCTCTCCATATTCTTTCTTTGTGAACCTCGTTTATTTTCTCCTCTAATTTGTTGGTCATGTCTTTAAAAAAATAATACAATCTAAGATCCTCATCTTCAACTATACCAACAGCATAATCTGGAACATCTAACTTTGCTTCGTGTATTACTTTTTTGTTTAGTTCAAGTTTAAAAACAAATTCATCTTTAGAATTTATTTCTTCTAATTTTTCCAAAATACCTTTACTCATTTTTCTTGGTTTATTTTATTACAATACTCTTTTTCTTTTGACATAATCATATAAAAAGGAGCTAAATAAAGCTCAATATTTTCCATGCCAACAAAACCCATTAAACCTTCTTTTGCCATCAATGTAATGGCGCTAGATATTTCTCTTGTGTTGTCTAGTGTTGCTTCTTTTATGTCCCTTACTAGTTGTTTTGCCTCTTGGTTTAAAAATGGCTTTTTAAGATTCATTAATTTAGCATTTCTGTACAAAATATATTCAGCGCCTATAATTTTATCATAAATCTTTGATTTTGATTTCTTTTTGTCTTTTTTTGCTTCATAACATTCAGCAACCAACATTTTGTAGGTGTATTTTTCAGTTCTTAAACGCGGGAAGTGCTCAAACAATTTTTCTCTTGTTACGCCGCCTACTTTAGTTATTTCATCTGCTGAATCGCCGTCAAAACACTTCAATAACAATTCATTTTCAACAATACATTTATAAGTTTCTTCGTACAACTTCTTATCTAAAACAAAAAAATGATCTGGGTTTATTATTTTTACCTTATCAGAAATTAATTGTCTAAAATCTCCATCTCTGCTATAAATAAAAATTTCATCGTTTGTATTTTGCAAAATATATTCTGCTATCAAATCATCAGCCTCAATTAAATCCACCTCCATTTGACGCACGAATAATTCGTCCAATATTCTGCTCAAAACAAATTTCTGTTTTAGTATTTCAAACCTCTCTTTTTCTTTGGGGTCGTTTGTTATACCTTCGTTTTTAAGCATTTTTATTTCCTGATCGTAATTTTTTCTTTTAGATTTATATTGTGGATATATTTCCCACCTTAATCTACCAGCATTAAAACCATCCCAGGCAACAACAACCCTGTCTGGTAGAAATTTGTTTATAACATCTTTGAGAGAATTAATAAAACCTATAATTCCTCCACAAAGCTCTCCATTGGAATTTCTTACACCTTTTTGATAGTAAAAATTCCTTTTTAAATTCCAACTCCCATCCACTAATATCACTTTCATTAACACAAATATAACAAAAAACCTAGACAAAATTAAAAATTTTAGGAAAAAAAAGGCGGAATATTTCCGCCCATTTATTTTTATCTAGGTTTTTAAATTTATCACTCCATTAAATCCTCTGGTTCAGCACCATACGCTTCAACTGACTCCTCCACATCTTCGATTACATTCTCAAAAGATGAAATATCTCCATCAGCATTAGCCTCTCCAAGCAATTTTACAAAATAATCCAAATTTTGAGTTTGATATTCTTTTATTGATTTTTCATTATCTAAAATATACCCAGTTGGTGTAACAATAATTTTTCCAGTTGTGCTTATGCCATTAACATGGTTTTTTTCCAGCTGAATTTTTACTCGTGATCCCCAGGTGATTTCTTTGCCCTTACTTTTTAACTTTATTTTATTAATACCAGATGAACTTATATTACCAAAAGTGATAATAAAGGTAGCGTCATACCACATCGTTTTACCACCCTTGTTTTCCATTCTTGGTTGACCCATATGACTTTCTGGTTTTTGAGTCCACACTTTGTTCACACAAACCAATGAATTTGTATATGGAGATTCAGCTTTTCTAGATGCTACAATTCTTTGATTAATACTTCCACCAAATTGAACAGACATGGCTCCAGCGTTCCACTCATTGTTGTTTTTCTGTTTCTCAACACTCATTTTACAAGGTAAAGATCCAACGCTATCCCAGAAAAATGCTAAATCAAATTTTAATTTTCCAGCCTCCTGGTCATCTAGCGTTGAGTTGATAAATTCAGCTACATCTTCTATAGTTTTTAATTGAGCTCTATCCACATAAATAAAATCACCTCTATGAGAAACTACTTGACCAGTTTTCTCATTCACAACTTCTTCAAATTCCAAACCAAGCATCCTAGCATGTTCCCAAGACCATTTCATTTCAGAGATTATGAAAACTGGTACTATACCCATTTTTTGAGCACTAACCGCAGCCTCTATCAAAGCTGTTGTTTTACTCGAATCAGAATGACCTCTCAATAAAGTAATGTGTCCAATTGGAATACCTCTTACCCCAGTAACCTCACGGAATGCTGGAGACAAATCCATCCACTCTTGTGGTTTATATTCTGTTTTATCTAAACCTTTCGATTTTTTATAAGCCTCAAGACTCTCCATTCTTTTTGAAAGAACTTTGCTTTTACCATCTGATAAAGAAGGTTTCTTTGTAGTTTCTGCACTGCTTTTTTCTTCAGTTTCTTTTGCTTTTTTTGCCATATTTTTTTGTTTTAGTATTTTTCTTTTTAAAAAATAAGCTAGTTTTTATCAAATTCAAAAAAATACAGAGTTTTGTTTATAAGTTATTTGTAACACGCTGATAAGTAAGCGTTTTAAATTTAATTTAAAAAAATAAATTTACAGATTAATGTCAATAAAAAAGAGCGCCTAAAGCGCTCTTAATATTTTTGGTGATTATTTACCTTCACCACTTGGTGGGGCTGGTTTCCAGTCTAAGACTTTTTTACCACCTTCTTCTCTTGTTGTAAGATAAAATATTTCTGGATTTTCTTGTTGTTGTCCGAAATTAACAGAGGCTTTGCAATTCTTACACTTAACGGTAACATATTTAAATTTGTTTTTTGCAATATGTGCGCTGAGCATAAGGTTATCGCTTTGACAAATTCCGCATTTATCCACATCATAAAAAGATAAATTTTTAGATGTCATTACTACATCAAACAAATTATCACCTTCAACAGAAAATTGATGTGTTTCTTTTCCAATTTTTTTCTTTACATAATAAGTTATTTTTCCCATAATCTTGTTTTTTTTAATTATTGTTTATTATAATAATAATATATTATCATAAAAAATTCAATAAAAAAACGATAAAATTATAAACATATTTTTGTATTTTTCAAATAAAAATGTTCATATTTTAAACAATTTCTTTATAGTTATTACCCACGCTATAATCTACATTAAACAACATTCCATTGTGATATGAAAATAACTCTGTGAAATGATCTATTAAATTCATTTCTGAGGGGTGAAAATCAAAAACCATAGAATCGTGCACTTGAAATAAAAATTGCGTTTTATATGGCTTTAAAAACTCTTTAACGAGAGCTATTTTATCAACAACAACTTCAGAAGCATAAGTTTGACAATAATTATTAAAGCTGGCAAAAACTTTATTAACTCTTATTATAGAACCCCAAGGATTAATCATATAGCCATTTATTTTACAATTTTCTATAATTTCTTTTGCTCTTTTAATGATTGGATTTAAAAAGTTTTTAACTTTTGCTAATTGATTATATGGGTCATCAAATCTTTCAGACAACCTATTAATCAGAAGTTCTTCTCCAGCTCCAAATATAATGGCGTGATTTATTAATTTTGAATAATTTCTTTCATCAGAACTAATGTCTGGTTTTTCAAACATTATACAAGCTGATTCAAAATGCAAATCCTTGTCATAATAATTTTTTATAAACTCTGGATCTTCGGATAAATACATTGCTATTTTTGACTCAAAAGAAATATAGTCAAAAACGACAATTTTACCTTCTTTAAATCTTGAAATTATTTTTTTTCTATCATCATTATTTTTCTCTAAGTTTTGTGGGTTATAATCTCCACGCGCCACTATTCTACCAGTTAAAGTTCTTTTGTTAGAATAATGTATTTTTGCCAACTTACACATATCTCTTAATTTAAAATTTAAAGGTTTATCTAAGTCTAAAGAAAAAGAAATTTCTCTATTAGACAACCAACAGGTAACCTTATCTCTTTCACACATTCGTGAATAAAACTTTTCCTCCTCAAAATCCAAAGAGATAGAAGCGTGCTTGTTTAGCATAAATGGAATATACTTTCCCATCTTAATGCCAGGTATTATATTAAAATACTCATCAGTTATTTCTACAGCACTTTTAACCCATATCAAAGAATCTAGTGCAAACACATTTTTCAATCTATCTAAATTAACATAGTCGCATATGTTATTATATGAAAAACAAACAACTGTATATTTGTTCAATAAATCAGTTAAAATGTTTTTAAAACCCTTATCAACACAAGACAAAGATTTTATATTTATCACATAGTTTTTTTCATCATTGTAAACATACAAAGCGCCATCACAAAAATTTATATATAGTTTTTTTTGTGAGTTGATGTTCGAATTAAAAAATTCAAATAAATTTTCGTTGTTTAAAAAACAATCATATAAAATAAAATCTTTTGGCAACCAACTTGTAACTGATTTTGAAAAAAAGGAGTCTATCTTTTTTGTAAACTCTTTTTCGTTTTCTTGTTTACTAAAAGACCACTCTAAATTTTGTTGAATAATTGGGTTAAATATGTTTTGTTCTGGAAACTTTTCTTTTACAGTATTCCAACCAACAACCAAAGTGGGTAAATCGTAATAATCTTCCTGGTTAAAGTCATTTAATATTTTAACTGGATACTTTTCAAAGATCTGAGCAATTTGATCTAAATCTCTTTGATCCTTGGTTATAATATTACATATATGAAACAGCTTGCTCACAGCTGCAAATATACAAAATTATAATAAATAAGAAGGTGAATTTTCGTATAAAATAACCCCAAACCTTCCAATATCGTGTAAAATATCTTTTATGTTTTGGTAGGCTCTTACCGTGCCCCCATTTGGGTCGTTAATATTATATGTACCATCGCTATTTTTACCAGTAATAACCATCCAATGTTGATTTCCGCCAACATACTTTGTTTGATTATCGCCTATTGCAGGTCTTCCATTTGCCTTGTTGTTTACCAAAGTGGTGCCTTTTGTTATGCTTCCACCAGGAGAAAATCTTGGCGGAATATGAGATTTGCTCTCAAATAAAACTGGTATCTTTGCCGAAAGATATTTGTCAAGAAAAGCTTGATTAGCTTCTATGCCTCTTCTAACTGGTGTAAAACTAGCTTTTAAAATTTTGCTTGGATGTGCACTTCCAGGATTATCTCTTATGTATTGATTAATATTTCTTAATATTAAACCCCAATTAGATACAACACTATTATTATTCCATCTAAATATTTGATCTGGTGTTATATTGCTTAATCCAGTCATGTACTTTGTAACCATTGCCAAAGATGTTATACAACAACCTCTAGAACCAATTGTATAACCATTACTGTCCCTATTGTTTGCCCACAATGTATTAGCTTGATTAAATATTGGGACTTTATTTGCACCATTTAATAAAACTGGATCAAACTCTAAATTATCTGCTGTTCTATTGTCATAAGACAAATCTTCGTCTTTCAATTTTACTGTATTATCAAAATCATCTTGTGTATAAGCTGTGAATTGCAAATTTGAAGTCTTAGACAAAGCTTCCAAAGTTTCTAAAGTAACTGGTTCAACGCCAGCAAATGTACCATTCTGAAAATCCATTCTCATCTTAATGCCCTCAGCAGTTGTAAACATATTGTTTGGTGAAATCGAATGTTTTACTCTCATTATTTGATACAGTCCGTTAAAGATAGGTAATGAGTTCAAATAAAAAAATTGCATTGGAAAAATTTGAGCATTACCAAGAATGTCTATGGTAGCCTTATAGCTTCTACCCTCCATAACAGATAACATAGAGCAATCTGTAGTCACTTTTTTGTTTTGATTTTCATTATCAACCAGTCTTTGTAGATTTATTATACTCTCTGCGGTTGGCTTATTTTCTTCAGTGCTTACATTTACACTTCTAACTATTTGATTGCCTGGGTCTCCAAACTTTATGTCTAAAGTGCCGTTTGGCAATCTATCAGATATATCATTAATTAGTGGCGCTTGAACATTATTTGAATTACTCAACTTAGATCTTGACTCTGGTGTGGGAACAAATTGAACATAAAAAAAGTTTTTTATTCTTTGTTCACTAACTGGGTGTGGCGAAAATATTTCACGGGTTGTAAATAGTCCAGGGTCTCCTGGCATTGGAATGAACAAAAAATTGTTTTGAGAACAAATTTGCGTAATAGTTTGCAAAACTGTTGTACTGCCATTTGCTTTACTTAATGGATCAATGTTTATTATTGCATTTTTTACATTAACATTTGACGATGTTCTTGATAAAGAATTTAGTGGGTACCCATAAAGAAAAGAGTTGTTTGCAGCCGCTTCAGCTGTATTGGATGTTATATCAAAATTTATATGGTTACTATATCTTGAAGACATGTCGCCAACTATTGCCCCTGGACTTATTTCCTCGGAGCTTTGATCGCTATTTGCGTCATCTATTATCAAGACCTCCCATTGTTGATATAAAACATGCATTTGTTTATATAAAAGATCGCGTTGGTCGTTTGATTTGCCGAGAACATTGGATATTATCTGACTCTTTTTTTGCTTTATATTTTCTATGTTTGATTTTAATTTTCCGCAAATTCTTTTTATCCAAGCTCTATGAACCACACCCTCTTCTCCATAATAAAATGGTCCAAATACTAAATCGTTATCTGTATTTGGGTGATACACAACAGAAAAAGTTATATTTTTTGCTGGAGTTTGATTAGCTTGTGGTTGATCTGGTGAACAATAAACATTTGGCACTAGAAAATAATTATTTACATCATCTGTTAATTCAGATGGGTTTTTGAAAAACTCTGCATTGTTAGTGTTAATTATTTTCGAATAATCTAACAACAAGCCATCTTGTTGTTTTTCATTCATGCCTTCTACAACGGGTATCAATTCACCACTAGAATCTTCTATTGGATTAACAACATTAACATAACCCAATGGCGATTTTTTTTGTTTTTGTTTTTCTAAATCATTTTTTATTTCAGAATCGCTACTTGCTGAATTTATTTGTTGAGTCTTTGTAGACTCTGGGCTCGATATTGCTACAAAAACGTATTTATTTCTAGAGTTTTTTGGTTTAAAATAAGCCAAACCATTATTTACAACCTTAATAGCCTGGAAGGATTTGGTATCTATAAAATTAGAATTTGTTGTGTCTATAGATTCAGTTGAGCCGCTTGGTTTTTTGTTAAACCATGAACTTAATTCTTTGCCCAACGTTGTATATGTTAAACCTTGTTGATTGCCGAATGTTCCATCCCAATTAGATGGTCTATCTATAACCACATTGTAATTTAACAATGCATCTGGAATTGGCTGCCCAGCTTGACTTAGATAATTCGTAAACCCAACATAAAGAGGCTCGCCAGGCTCAAGAGAACCAGTGTCATTTGGCTTTCTAAGATTTAAAGCGTTTTCAGTTAATAAATTATCCCAAAACGTGCAAAACCTTTCTAGTTTATCTAATTCAGAATCTTGTAGAGCTCCTAAAATATTGTCATCAATATTTTCCATTTCTGCATCTACAAGACTAATTATATCATCTGATGTAGTGGCTCTATCTTTTCCAAGCAAAGTATCATAATCACCAGGCTTATTAGGATCTGGACTTCTTGTTAAATAAGCAACAATACCACCTCTAACCAAAATGTTTTGAATTATATTTTGAAAATATGGTTTATATGGATTTGGCCTTAAAGCCTCTAAGTTGTTTATTCTCTTTTTTATATATGACTCTCCAACATTTTCTAAAGCTCCACTATTTTCTGAAAGTCTATCTGTCGCGATACCTTCACTTATAGCGTTTATAAAATTATCAACAAAAGCCATTTCATATTCATCTGCACCAACATTTGCGTTGTTTTCTGAAATAGCTGGCTTTTCTTCTTGTTTGTCGTTAAACTTTAAAGGAAAGCTTTTACCTATTAAATTATTTGAAGTGTTGTCCCTGGTAGCTCTATTTTGATTATAACCCTGATACCCAGCCTCCAATATTCTGCCCATAATATAACCAGCATCTTCAGCTAACTGTCTAAATATTTCACCTATTGTTATTTTTTGTAATTGATTTTTGCTTGAATCATATGCTTTGGCTTTAATCGCTCTCTCTATTTTTAGCGCATATTCTGATAGAATAGATACACGCTCTGATATTTTTTGAGAATAAGATGAATCTCCAGTTAAAGCAACAAAGTCGGAAAAATATATATTTTCTGGTTTTAAATCTCCAATAGTAGATGTTAACAATAAAAACTTATTTATTTTACCTATATTTTGACCATTTGTTGCAAATGACTTTATTTTAATATCATCACTAATGTCTCTATTTTTTACACCAATTGGCCTATAAACAATAATGGGTTTAAAACCATCTATAAATTGTTCTCCGACTTGACCAGTTATTGGTTCATCATAATTTATAATTTTTGTAATATGTAAAGCATCATAAAGTCTTTGTGATTTTAAAAGACCAATTTGATTCATTAAAACATCAAACTCTTTTGTTGTTTCTTTAGTTTTTATCTCTACTTGTTTACCAATTTTAATTAAATCAAAAACAGTTTGAACTTTTTCAAAATCCTCACTGTTCATGGTTTGTCTCTTCAAGGCTTTTACAGCTTTTAAATAAAGAAATGGAAGATCTGCCATAAACCCCCATTGATTTGGCACAAACTCACACTTTATGTTGTAACTTCCATCTGAAGGTTCGTATGTTGTTGTTGATCTCTTCATATTCAACATCCACGTAGATGACCTACCCAATTCACCTTTAAATGTAAATAAGAACTTTGGTGGTGGCCAATTAAAGAGTACCGAATAATCAGCTTCATCACTATCAACGCCTTCAAGATCTAAAACACTACTTTTTGTCTTTCCAAAAGCTGTGTTTCCGTATAAATCTTTAAAAGTTATTGTAACAAGTGGTTGCATAGAAGTGTTAACTTCTATATCAATATTTGTTATTCCGAACCCAACGCTTTCTCTGTAAAATTCAACTCCAAATATTTTTTTTCCAGTAAAATCTCTTTTTACACCATCAACAATAGCTTCTAACCTCACATCTATTGTAAGATCTTTTTGTGAAAATTGTGCAAGCGGAAATCTTTCTATTGACATTACTTATCTCTATTGTTTGCTATGTAATTTCTAATCTCTGTTAAGACATCCCTTAAAGGAAATGGCACTCTTAGTATTGTGTTATCTGGAATATCAAACTCATAAGAATATTCTGGATTTGCCCAAAGTATAATCCTGGTTAAAGTTTCATCTTCATATATTTCACCAGATATATAATCCAACCTCATTCTTTGAGAATGATATGTTATATATTTATCGGTTCTTCTTTTTGAAATCCTGACATCTGGCATATTCTTTAAAGTGTTGCCAACTTTTAAATCTCTATAAAAATCAAACGGCATATTTTGTTTTTTTATATAAATATTGCAATAAAACTTATTGCTAAAAACAGTTTTTTACAAACAAAAACCGCCTACAATATATCGTAAACAGTAAAAAAAACAAAGCTTATTTAATGGATCCAAGATTTTTACCTTTTGGGGCATAAAAACCGCTCACATCATCTGATAAAACTGGCAAACCATTTGATGAACCATAAGATCCAACAAATTTAAAATTAATTGATACAGTTGCCCACATTGGTTGAACCCTTCCACCATCTAATGTCCATGGAGCGTTAGTCATATTAAAACTAACACTATCAATAATAATATCGCTATCCCACCAATCTCCTAGCTTTATATGGCAAACTGGTGGTCTTGTAAATGAAAAACCAGAATTGCTTTTTGCCGAAGACGGCCTTGTTAATTTACCTAAAAAATCCATCTTGGTAACAAAATCAACTTTGTCGCCAGAAAAAAACGCTGGTTGAAATGCTAGATTTTTTACCATTGCGTTTATTCTTTGTTTTGTATCGCTTATAATACTTTCAGAAATACCAAAATTTGATGGGGTTGGGTTTGTTGATGTTTCATTATAAACATTGTAAATGTTTCCATTTGTTTCTGAATAGTTTGTTGGTCTGTTCTCCTGAGTAAAACTATTATTCACTGATTTCAACAAAGCGCTCTCTTCTCTTTTTAGTTCTTCTATATCTTTGTTGTTTATGTCTTGAGTTCCAGGGTCATTTGTTGTTTTACCAAATTTTATAGCTGTTTCAATTTCCGCTTTTATCTCTTGTATTTTAGCATTTTTTTGCTCTGTTGAATTTTGAGCATATCTTTTATTTTTGTTTTGTATACTATCTCTATTTGTAAAGTGTGTTCCTTTTAAATCTTCTTCTGTTAATCTTATTGATTCCATGTTTGCACTTCCAAAATTAGTACCCAACAAAACTCCGTTTGAAAAATCTGTTAAAACAACAAAAGTTATAGTTCCCTCTCTTGATGAGTTGTTATATGTATATATAGACTCTGGTCTTCCAAGATAATTTATAGCATTCCAATTAGCAGCAAAACTTTCTGAATAATCTTGTATATATGGTGGGAAATAATACCCATCTCCAGAAGAATAATTCTGAATATAAAACAACACCTTTTTTGCACTTCCTGCGCTATAAGGATTGCTTACAGTATACCTCTGCCTAGAAATTCTTGGCTGAGCACCATTCATACCAACAACAAACTCGGTTTGGTCTTGCACATTATAATTTCTTGAAAAAATTGAGTCTCTTGAGTCTCTTATTTTTCTTATTATACCTAAAACACCCTTTGTACCAGCTTCAAATTCAGCATCCATCAATGGGTTTCCAGCTGTTGTTTTAGACATCAATTCATTGGCTGCAAAAACTTCTTCTGGGTTTTTATAAGTATAATTACCACTTGGAGCTAATTGACTAAAATTCAAATTTCTAATAACAAAAGAGTTCGGCGTACTTGCCAACAAAGCCTGAAAACCTTCGTTTGTATTAGTTTGCAATATGTTGTAATAATCGGCATTAAATGGTTGTATATCTTTTATATTATAATAGTTCCTTGATATGTTATAGTTTCTTATAGCATCTGTAATATAACCATTTGTTGTACCATTCAACAATGTGGTTCCAAAAACAGAAGAAGTTGAAGTTCCATATATTGTTTGTAAAGATCTGTGTGTATTTATTGTTTCATTTGATGATTCTATCAAGAACTGATTTTGCTTCTCTTGAGCATATGTGTCAATTGATAGTATGCCTCTTATGTTTCTAGATAACAGTATTTGTCTTAACAAAACACCTTGCAATAAAACGTTGGAAACACCCAAAAACGCAGATGTTCCTATACCTTCTATAACAACACCAAGTTGTTTAGAAGGTGTATTTTTCGAAAGATTATATTTTCTAAATCTTTCAGAATTCTCTTCAAGACTTGATATTGTTGGAACGTTTGCGGATAAAAGATCATCTCTAAAGTCGTTGGAGTAACTTTCTAAATCTATAGGACTTGAAATATTCGCAGAAATATTGCTATTATAAAAAGGAACTGAATCAGTTGCTAAGTCAGATGAACTTGGAACATTTGCAGCTACATTATCGTTATAGAACGGAACTGAATCAGTTGCTAAGTCAGATGAGCTTGGAACATTTGCAGCTACATTATCGTTATAGAACGGAACTGAATCAGTTGCTAAGTCAGATGAACTTGGAACATTTGCAGCTACATTATCGTTATAGAACGGAACTGAATCAGTTGCTAAGTCAGATGAACTTGGAACATTTGCAGCTACATTGCTATTATAAAAAGGAACTGAATCAGTTGCTAAGTCAGATGAGCTTGGAACATTTGCAGCTACATTATCGTTATAGAACGGAACTGAATCAGTTGCTAAGTCAGATGAACTTGGAACATTTGCAGCTACATTGCTATTATAAAAAGGAACTGAATCAGTTGCAATATCAGAAGTGGCAGGTGTATTAAGAGAAAGGTTATCTTTTAAATAGGTCTTTGAATCGCTCTCTATATCAGAAGTGGTAGGTGTATTAAGAGAAAGATTGTCTTTTAAATAGGTCTTTGAATCGCTCTCTATATCAGAAGTGGTAGGTGTATTAAGAGAAAGATTTTTATATCTAATATCTTTAGATTCACTTTCTAAATCAGATGTAGTTGGAGTGTTTTTTGATAAATTGTTTTCCCTAAATTGTTTAGAATCATTTTCAATATCAGAAATTGTGTTAGTGTTTTTTGATACATTATTATATCTAAATTGTTCTGATTCTTTTTCAATGTCAGAAATTGTGCTAGTGTTTTTTGACACATTGTTATTTCTAAAAACTTGAGAGTCCTTCTCAATATCCGTTTGCGAGCTAACGTTTTGAGAAACATTTTTATCTCTAAAATCTTTTGAATCTTTATCTATATCAGATTCGCTTTTCACGTTTAAAGAAATGTTTTTGTTAAAAAAACTCTCTGAATCAACTTCTAAATTTGTGTTTTTTGAAACATTAGAAGCAATGTTTTGATCTCTATAGAAAGATGAACTTGACTCTATATCTGACGCGCTTGTTGAATTAGATGATGTGTTATTTTCTCTAAATCTAACAGAATCTTTTTCAAGATCTGATCTTGATTCAACATTTAAAGATAAATTATTTCTTCTATATTCAGAAGAATCTTCTTCAATGTTTGATTCTGATTTTACATTTGCTGAAATGTTATTTTGCCTAAATGTATCATTGTTTAATTCTGCTTCATTTTGAGCATTTAAATTTGGTTTATTTTTAGAAGTATTATTATTCCTAAAACCTTCTGAATCTTTTAATATATCGTTTTTTGAGGTTTCATTTTTGGATAATAAATCATCTCTAACAACAGCTGATCTTTTTAAAATCTGATCCGCTTCAGTTGTTATTTTATTTCTTGCAAGAATAGCTTTTCTAGTGTCTTCTGAAGCTTTTTCCAAAGAATAGTTTTGATAAATATTTTTAGCTAAAATAGCATCTCTTATAGATTGATTGTTTTTTTCTAAATCTGTAATAACTGGTATATTTTTAGCGACCAAAGCATCTCTTGTTTGCGGGTACAAAACATCATAAACACTGTTTGGTGCAATAAGATTTTTTGACATAAGCCTTCTTCTTACATCGCTAGAAAATTCCTCGTAAAAAAACCTTAAGTTTTCTTCACTTATTTCACCCAGATTATTATCGTCAAAATAACTCACAAATTTGTTTATATATAAATATAGCGCATAAAAAAATAAACTTATTTTAGCACCTTAGTGTCATTAATTAAAAATTGTTGCAAATCTCTACCATTAAGTTTTAAATTTATTTCTATTTTTCTTGTTTCTCCATCACCTTGTTTTGCTGGAGCTACAGCTTGCACTCTTTGCGTTTCTGTCTCACTGGCTTTTTTCATGTTGTTGGCCATGCTCATAGAAACATCTTTTAATTTTTCAAGTTTTTCTATGTTTAATTTTTCGGCTGCTACACTTAATTTTAAAACGCCATCTGCTGCTGAATTTAAGCTTTGGGCTAAAATAGAAATAGCTGGCGCAAGCAATGCTAATTCAGAAATTTGAGTAAACATACCACCACCAAACAAACTCATAACACCACCCATAGCAGTTGCTGCACCAAAAGCAACAAGAGCATAACTTAAAGCTCCAATTCCAGCTGCAACACTCAACAAGTTACCACCGTCAATATCTGAAAAAGCACTAAAACCAGAAGATATTGCAGGCATAGCTTCAGCAACAGATTTGGCAGCTAAACCAAAAACCCAAAACGCTGCAGACATTACACCTAAAGCTAAGGAGCCAGACAATATCAAAGGCATTATAGCCCCTAAACCAACAACAGCAGCCGTTAAACCAATAATTGTAAGAGCTGCTATACCAAGCTCTTCCAGGCCTACGTCAGAAAATTTTCCAAGCGCCTCTCCCATTAACCACAAAGCTCCAGCCATAACGCCAAGAGCTAGAGCTCCCTTGATTATATCAGTAAAACTAACAGAGGTAAATGCTTTAAAAAAACCAGCAATAGCTTCTCCAACACCCCTAAACACATCTCCAATTATCCCCATTATACCTTGAACTGCTGACCTTATGACATCAAAAAATCCTTTTACAGATTCAGAAATTCCTTTTAGTTTTTCAGCCATTGACTTGCCCTGAGAAACCTGAGAACTAAGACTACCAGAGCCAGTTCCAGATAATGACGCACCATCTTCTCCGCCAGTTGGTGTTCTTTTTAAAATTTTGTTAGCTACAGAAGAAATTTTATCTTTTGCTCCAGCAGCTAAAAGACTAATTACGCTTTTCCCAAATATGCCAGCAGCAATTAACATACCAGTTATAGCTAATTGCAAACCAGTCCCAAGACCCTCAAACACATTGTTTAATTTTCCTATAGCTTGAAAAAATCCATTTAGGGTTTGGAAAATCCAACCAAGTGCTTCAAGTATTGGTTGAAATACTGTTAAAACTGAAAGTAAACTTTTTATAAAATTATCGAAAGATTGTTTAAGATCTTGATTTGCTTTATTTTGAGCTTCTAAAGTTTCTTTGTTGTCTTCCATTTTTTTCTTTAACATAGAAGCATCCATGTTTTGCAACTCTTCCAAAGATTCAATACCCATTTTCTTTGCCATATCGCTGCTTGCATCAAACTCTATTGTGCCATCCTTGTTTTTCTTCATCATATCAGCAATGCTTGATTTTGCAAACTCTCTGTCAGCCTCGTCCATGCTATCAATTAAGCCAGAAAACATGTTTGTTTTCTCTATGTCTTCTGCATTTTTTGCAATCATATTTTGAAGGCTTTCCATGGATTGACCAGTTGCCTCTGAAACCATTTGCAATCTATCAACATCAACTGGATCAAAAACATATTTTTGTTGCTCTTCATCAAAATGACCAATATCTTTACCCATTGTAGTGAGTATTCTTTGTAGTTCTGCTGGACCTTTTCTTGCGGCAGACAATAAATCCATTGGATTTATGTTGGAAAATGAGCCACCAGCTAATTGTAGTTCGGCGGCCATATCCATTGCGCCCTCTATACTTCTGGCTCTTTTAGCCATATCAAAAGTTTCATCAATATTCATCCTTAATCTTTCTGCTGTAACAGCCATTCTCATTAAAGATTTTTCCCCGCCAGTGAAACCCATTTCGCGCATCTTTTTGATGTTTTTGCTAATACCACCAAGCACTTTACTTGAGCTAACACCAAACATCCTAGCTTGTTGATCAGCCTCTTGCATAAAATCTTTTACTTGACCAGAACTCTCACCCATCCTCATTAATTCACCAGCTATTGTGGTGATATCTTCAGAGGCTGCTCCAGTAGCGCCAGCGATCATAGCAAAATCCTGAGTTGCTTTTGACAACAAATTAAAATCTGTTGTTTTTAACTCTTTAGACATGTCTGCCATCATTTGACCAGCCTCTTCAACTCCAACACCATATTGTTGCACAGAAGTGGTTAATCTTGAAAAAGCGTAAGCGTTTTCATCCATTCTTATGCTTGTTTCTTTTTGCACTTTATGCAAAACTGTATCAAACTCAGTTAAGGTGCCGAGCACCTCATTTCTCATTCTTTTTCCAAGAGATACAAAAACTTTATCAAAAGCGTTGCCAAGTTGAAAAACCTCATTGGGTTTTAACATTTCTTCTTTTATCTTAGCCGCCATTTCAGCAGCTTCTGTCATGCCGTTATTTATATTTATAAGCTCTTGAGCATTTTCATGCATTAAAGCAACCGCTATCCTTTGTTCACTATTACTTTCTTCTATTATCTTTTTCCAATCAACTATGCCATCATTTAATTCTTGCTGCAATCTTATTTTTTCAGCCAAATCAATTATTGCGTTATCATCAAGATGTGATAAAGCTATGTTGTCTTTTCTTATTTCTCTTAATACATCATTGAGCTTCTCACTGTTTTTTAGAGTTTTTTTGCCATTGATTTCGTCAAACTCTGTAAATTTCGATATACCTTGTAAAGATCTAGTTAGTTTTTCAACCTGGTTTGGATCAATCATTTTTGCAAATTCCTCACCAGCCTGATTAAACTTTTGCTGTAATTTATTTACAACATTAGACATTTCTTTTAATTCATCTGATGTCTTTGGAACTTCTTTAAAAAAATCAGCTCCATCAATTTTAAACAACTCAGAAGATATAGCCTTCCAAGATTCCTTAATGGTTTCAGCAGACTTATTTAAAGCCTTTTGTTTCTCAAGCATATCATTGAGAGCCTTTAAGGTTTTTTTATATTGATTTGATGAGTCGTCTGCTGCCATTTAAGCGTTTCTTAATAAATATAAAATAAAAAAAAACCACCCCTAAAAGGAGTGGTTTTTGATTTAAAGTTTTATTAAAAAACTATTTAATCTTACCTTGAATATAACTGATTTTATCTGCGTTGTTTAATCCAGCCATTCTTGAATCAGCGAAACTTGCGGCTCTTTGGGTATTTGGCCCATATGATTTACCACCATCTCTAAATGTATCCAACCTGGATGTACTATTTAAATATGCTGCAGCATCAGCTGAATTCATTCCAGCCATAACAGACTCTCTGTATCTAATAGCTTCTTCTATGTTGTTAAAGCTTCCACCTGTTTTTGTTCTATTCCAGTTTGCATACCATGGCCTTTCATGCATTAAAGCAATTCTTTCTCTATATGTAAGGACCTGCAAAAGACCAACAACAAAAAATTTAATCAGCTTCCAAACAAACACCAATAGTGCACAAATAGTTAAAAATTCAGCCAAATCTTTTGGCATATATTCCGAACCATGTGCAATCATCCACTTTTGTAAAGATTTAAGGTCTTTTTCTGTGTAATTAAACAAAAAATAAGAAGAAAACAATAGCCTTATTAGACCATGCAAGAGCTTTTCTTTTGAATTGAAGTTCACCTTTCCACCAAGCGGTTTAGATGATTGATATGTAGCTTTTTTATCCATTTTAATTGGTTTCTTAACTGGTTATACGAAAAGAAACCAAAAAAGGTTTCAAAAATATTTATTCATTATTTTCCTAACCTGTTCTTTTAATTTAAACTGGTTTATATAATTTGGATCAACAGATTGCCCTGGTTGTGATGGTTGAACTTGCTGTTCTTTGTTAGCTATTAACAAATCGGTTCCCAAAGCATCTTTAAGTTTATCAAAAATAAACTTTTTAGCTCCGCCATGTGGTTTTCCCAATTTTGTAGAAATATTATCAACAAAGAATTTAACGAAATTATTCACTCTAAACATGGAATCATATACGCTATCATGTTTTTGTGTTTGTTGTAATTTTTGATTTTTATTCTTTTTATTTGATCCACTTTTCTGAGCAAGATGTGAACCAACTTTTCTGATAGATGATACACCTAAATTGGGTTGCATTTGACCAATTGGCCTACTTTTATTAGCTTCAGACAAATTTCCTTGGACATTATTAAAAATCTTTTTCAAATATACATATGGACCATAACCATTTATTTCTTCGTATCTTATTGCTCTATTGATATTTTTTATATCTTGAGCAAATTGTCCACTTTTTATGCTGTTCAATATATTTTGATATTCATTAAATTCTTGCTCTGAAGAAAACATTAAATTAACAACAGTTTTTGCGTTTCCAATTAATCTACCCTTGTTATCTCTTAAACTCTTTATATTTAAACCAGGTATATTTTTTAAATCAAATTGATAAAGTTTACCAGGTTCAAATTTTTCTGTAGCTGGTATATTAGCTGGCGTAGCAGTAAAAGTAGATTTGAATTTAGAAACATATAATTCAACAATAGCATCTCCAGATGGTATTTCTATAAGGTTAGCTATATTTTTTGAGCTAATATCAACATCATATATGCCAGTATTCCAGCCATTTCTTATTTCTAACCACTCTACGTCTTTTACTGTGGTAGTGTTATTAAATCCATTTACAACTTGATATTTAAATTGAGAATTGTTTCCATCTAACCTTTTCAAAACTTTTATTGAAGAGTCGATGCCATTTCTTGTTCTAAACTGTATTATATAATCAACTGGAACAGTAATGATATTAAATTTGTCGCCAGTGTAACTTATTGTATTTTTTAAGCCCAATATTCCACTACTTGAGTTGTAAATTGTCCCATCAATAAATGTTGTTGGGTGTGATTTATAGTTTGAATTTTGACCAACAAAGTCGCCTTTAAAGTAATCACCACTAAAAACGCCAACAAATCTTGTGCCTAAAAAACCACCTGATTTCCAATCGCCCTCAAAAAATGTGACAATTTGTTTGTCTAAATCAAAGTTAATCAATTTTGCATGAAACTCAGTTTCAGGAGAAACAACAAATTTTAATTTACTTCCTAACCAATCAAACTCCTCTAAATACTCTTTTGTGGCTGGCCAACTAATTGACTCAGCTGTGCTTTTTCCATAACCAAAATAATAAATTCCGTCTTTTTCAAAAAAAAGAGGATTTTTTATGTAATTATCTTTTTTGCCAAAACCAAAAAGTTCACTAAACACTTTGTCAGTGACATTTTTTTGTTTTTTAAACTCCTCTAAATGATCCATAAATATAATTACTCAATAATAAATATAGCGCAATTTAATAAAACGTAACAAAATTAACGCTTATTTTTAGCCTTGGCTACAGCAGCTTTTTCGGCCTCATTCTTCTTTTGTATTTCTTCAGATAGTCTATTTATAAGCCAACGTCTTTCACCAACTGGCATTTTCTTGGCATCTGCTATTGATATACCGTTTCCATAATGTGTGAGTAAAAAAATTTCTTCTAAAACATTATTCATAAAAGAACTAGGTAATTTTAAAAAATCAGCGCCATCATTACCAAAATCAATCTTTGTTGTTTTGTCACATAGCGCACATTGATATTCTGTAGATGCGTTTATACCTGGAAGGTTATCAAAAACACACTTCCTTACATCTCTCGATTCTACCAATTTTAACGTAGAAATTTTTTTCAAAATACTAGCCTTGTCAGTTATACCACCTAAATCAGTAATATAAAAGCATAATTTTTCTATTGGATTTTTATTTTTTTTGTTAAATTCAAGTTCTTCAATATATGTCCTTGGGTGTATTTTTAATGGAATATTAAATTTTTCTGTAATCAAACTTATCTCTCCATTTTCGTTTGGATGGTGTTCAAGATCTTTTGATTTAAAACTAGATATGGTTACTTTATGTTTGTCTTTGTTGCCGCAATGAGGACACTCAACATCTATTTCTATGCTGTCTCCATAAGAAAAAGCTCTTAAAAACATAGAAATTGCCTGAACATCACAGGACAATATATCTTTTATATCAAAATCAGAATTTAAAACAACTTTAGACAAAACAAGAGGCATGGCTATATCTGCCTCGTGCATTATCTCATTTGTAAGTATATATTCCTCATAATAGGTTATAAAACCTATCAAAAGAAATTTATTTTTGTTTTTGTAAAACTTCCCCTTAGATGGCAGGTTTAAGATCTCAAAAGGTCTTTCTTCAATTTGTTTGTTTGCTTGCTTTGTAGTTGTTTTTGCGAACTCAGCAAATTGAATTTTGTACTCCTCAAGCTCTTTTCTTAACTGCTTCAATTCTTCAAGTGAAAAAGCTTGCTCTTCCATTGTTTTATATGTATTACAATAAGATTATTCTACATCTGGATAGAATAATCTATGTGTGATTGGCACATCTTTGGTATCCACATGACCACAATTAGGACATTCAAAATCATAGCTTAAATCTAAACCTGGCTCAATTTGCCTATTGTATTCTCTAAAAAACAAAGAGTCCTTTGTTGGCATCGCACTAATAAATTTGGAAATATACAGTTTATCTTTTTTTCCATTAACCTCCATAATTTGAAGCAAATATCTTTCAGTAATAACTTTTGAAACTTTTATACCACCAGTTTTTTTACCACCACCTTCAATTATCTTGGCAAGCCTCTTTTCGTCTGAACCTTTTAACAACCTAAATTTAACCTCCATCTTTATTGTTGGAAGAATTACAGAATAAAGACCGTTTTCATCTGGCATTAATTCTAATTCTCTTTTTTTAAGTTTATTCAAATCCACTATTGGGTGATCTTCATGCCCACAAGAACTGCAGACAATTTTTCCAGGTTTGTAATCAGATCCGAAGCCAGTTTTTCTAAGTTCTATCAAAACATAATTTCTATCCCCAGAAACCATATCATCTGGTCTTAAATCTTGATCTATTATTGCGTTTTCCAACAAAACATCTAAAACCTTTCCACTTTTAATAAGATCAGTTGAAAACAATATATTATCACCTTCTGCGGTTAAATATTTTATTTTTATACTTGATTTGCCGTTTTCGTAAAATTTGCCCAAAGATGGTAATTGCAACTCTTCAGTTGGTATTTTAAACTCTTCTTCAAAATCTTGAAAGTTTGAAGGTTTATGTCCATCATTTAAATTGGTGTTGCCAATAGTAATTTTTTCATTATTTTCCATAATCTTTGTTTTACAGATAAATAATAACCTAAAATTTTTCTAAAATAAAACGAATTTTATATTAAATTGGAGATTGTAAAGGTGGTAAAACACTAGAAATGTTTTTTGTGTCCACATTTTTAGATAATTTAGCCTGTTTTTCTATTTCTTGTCGCTGTTTTTCTATTTCAGACTTCGCTTTTATTATGCCCTGTTTAGCTTTTTCCAGGTCTTTTAATTGCTTTTCTTTGTTTTTTAAGTTTTTTTCAGCCTCAGGGACCTCTCTTTCAAGGCCCTTTTTTTCTGGAGAATTAGCACTTAATTTATTTTTTAATTGATTCTTAGATTTAATTTCGCTATTTGAATTTGTTAAATCTATTTTTTGATTTTTTACAATGGCATCAATGTTTTCCAGATCAGAGCTTAATTGGGTACTAATATCATTTATTGTGTTGGTTATATCTTGACCCAAAACATCCTGTTCAAAAATTGTTTTAGCTACAATTTCTTTTATTATTCGCCTAATTTTCACCTTTTATGAGTTTTTTAAATTTATCTTTTACTTTGTCGTAGTTTTCTTTTAAATCAGATTCCCAAACTCTTTCTATTGAATACCCAACAACATTAGCTAAACCATCTTTGTATATATCGTTTCTTTGGTTTTTCTTCTGCAATCCATTTAGTTTTTCAAACTTTTCTGGGTGACCATGCCAATAAACACCATCTACTTCAACTATTAAACCAACGCTTGGAATATAAAAATCAAATATTTTATCTTTTATTACCTTTTGCGTTTCAAATTTTACATTTAATTCTTTTAACAACTGAGAAAACTTCCTTTCAGGCCAAGTCATGTTTTCAACATTCTGTTTTGCGTTTTTTTTAAGCATTGAAACGTTTCCTAGTGCCTGTCTTTTTAATCTGTTTATTTCTTTTTTTATTCTCTTAGACTTCACCTTAGTTATAAACAATTTTTTTTTAAACTTTTTTATAAATATGCCTAAAAATATATAAAAATCACATATTTATAAACAAAAAAAGTGAAGCCTAAGAGAAAAAAAACAAACTTGCCTTCTAATAACAAGAAGAAATCAACAGCTTCTTCGAGTAAAGGCTCTATTAAAAAAAGCGCCTATAAATTAGATGACAAAAAAATAGCTTCAATTTCAGAAAAAATAAAAAAAATAAACACAAAATTCGAGACTCTTATCGAAGAATGTAAAAGCGCCTTGTGCAAATTAAATAACAAATTGGAAGTCGTTTAAATATTATGGAACAACAAAACCCAGATAGAGTCTTAGATTTAATTTTAAGCCAACTTGAGAAACTAAATATAAACCAAGAAAAATTATCTCAAGAAATACAAAAAACAAACCTAGAGTTAGCTAAAATAGGCAACTTACAAGGAACCGTTGATAGCTTTGAGGAATGGAAAATATCTATAGAAAGAGTATTAAATGCAGAGGATTTAAAAGAAATCAAAAAATTCTTTTCAAACAATTATTCAATAAACGCAGAAATAACCGATCTCTATAACATAACCAAAGAGCTCAGAGACTCAGTTGAAGATTACAAAAAATTTAAAGTTAGAGCCATGACAATAGTTTCTGTGCTGTCTTTTATATTTGGAACAGCAATTACAATACTTGTTAAGCTTATTCATTAGAAGCTTTTTTTGCCAATTCATCAACTCTTTTTGAAAAACTATCAGAAACTCTTTTTATTTTAACAAATTCAATACAGCTTGATTTTTGTAACTCTATTAATTCTAACCAAAGCTCCTTATTTAAAACTGGCTTTTTTTCAGAATTAATCCAGTTGTTGTTATTCCACTTTTCTATCCAATTGTCTAAAAAAGCGTTTACCACATAAGCGCTATCTGAAAACAGCCTAGCTTTAAGACCTTTATATTCTTTTAATGAGTTTATAGCTTGTATAGCGGCTATCATTTCACATTTATTGTTTGTGGTATTTAAAAGAGATCCACTCTGCTCTAAAATAATCTTTTCATCTTTTATAATTAAAAAAGACCAACCTCCCTTTCCAGTTTTTTGATTACACGCCCCATCGGTGTAAATTTTTAGATCTTCCATTTTTTATATATCCACCTTGGTTAGTTTTGTTCCTTTTATTATGTTTATAAATCCGTTTTGGTTTTTTTCAAACTTTGTAGCATAAATACACCCAGGATTTAATATTGGTTTTATTTGATCGCACATTGGGGAGAAAACTCTTAAATTTTGATTTGTTATACCATCTCCAATTTTTAATATTAAGTATTTTGCCCCATTTTTTGTTGTTGATTCACTTATACTTTCCAATAAAAAATAATACCACCCATCATTCTCAAACTCGACGATGTTTTCAATTGGTTTTTTTGATATACTTTTTATTTTTTCTTTTATTTCTGCTATTCGTTTAATTTTTTCCAAATCAAAACTACAAACCTCCAAAAAACTTGCTCTTTTTTCCTCTTCTGTTGTTTTTGGGAAATCGTGACTTTGATTTGTTAAATTAAACTCTTCTCCACCCATATCAAACATAAATATTTGTTTAGCGTCTACCTTTTTTCTTTTTTTCTTTTCTTTTAAAGACAACAAATATTGTCTTGAATCTGACCAAGAGTCAAACACACCAGCTTTAACACAAGAGCCAAAACTTGTTTTGTTAAATTTAGAAAAAGGCAACTCAAAAAATTCTGCCATTGTAATTGTTTCTAATTTTTTGTTTCTGCTAAGCAATAAATCTTGTAATTCTTGGTGAGCTATATCTCCAACGCCATTTATTGCTGAAAAGCCCATAGATATTTCTTTGTCGCCTGTCATTGTCCAATGCCAACCAGACTTTAAAGAAGGTGGTTTAATAACAATGCCCTGAATCATTGCGGCAGCTATAGCTGATGTAAGCCAAGCTTTTGTTTTGTCTTTATCGTTAAATGTTTTTGGGTGATTAAAAAGTGCTGTGTAAAATTCGGTTGTATAATAATGCTTTAAAAACAGTGTGCGCATAGCCAAATAAGAATAGGCGGCTGCGTGACTTTTATTAAAAGAATAACCTATGTATTTAACAATATAATCTTTTATTTTGTCAACATCATTAGTATTATATCCTTGCTTTGCAGCTCCTTCTAAAAATTTATTCCAATATTTTTCAAACTCAGCATAATTTGCTTTTTCTTTATTAGTAAGTGTTTCACCAGCATTCTTCTTTTTAATTGCAGGGCTAGCTTTATCCATATACCTCCTAAGCATATCTCCCTCTCCAAGTGTCATCCCCCCAATTCTATGAGCTATAAACATAAGCTGCTCTTGATAAACCAAAACTCCATTTGTTTTACTTAAAATTGGTTCCAACGCTGGGTGAACATACTTTATATCTTTTGGATTAAATTTGTTTTTTATAAATTCCTCGTGGGCTTTAATCTCCATTGGTCCTGGTCTAAACAAAGCGTTTGCAGCAACCAACTCTTCAAAGTTCTCTGTAAACATTTTTTTTATCATACCATTCATTCCAGCACTTTCAAACTGAAAAATACCATTGTTCATACCAAGCCTTAATTCATGAAATAAGTTTTTGTCGTTTATATCTATATTTTTTACCTGCTTAGAAACATCTATACCCTTCTTTTCTTTCACAAGCTGTATAGCCTCTTTAATCACATTTAATGTTTCTATTTTTAATCTATCAAGTTTTAATATCAAAAGTTCAGATAAATCTTTACCTGATTTATCTGCCTCTTGAAACGCTGTTACAATGCTTTTTTGTTTTGCTACAATGTTTACTGGAACATATTCCCAACAAGGTCCTGGAGTGATAACAATACCAGCTGCGTGTTGTCCTATTCCCTTTACATTTCCTTGTAGTTTCAAAGTTTCATTCATGATAACTTTATGAGCTGGATTTGTTAGCCACGCTCTAACACGCTCACTGCAATTTGGATCTTTTGGGTAATTTACAAACCAATCTTTTAAAGAATATTCTACCTTATCCCAATTTGGCATTGCCTTTGTCACATATTCAACATCAGAATCTTGAGTTGTATACTCCTCTCCAAAGTGAGCTCTTACAACATCTTTTAACGTATTTTTTTCACTAAAAGTTGTAAAAGTCGAAACGTTTATAACTCTGTTTCTTCCGTATTTTTCATACAAAAACTGATCAGTAATATGATCGGTGTCTTTTTCAAAATCTACATCAATATCAGGCATACCTGATCTTGTAGGATTCATAAATCTTTCAAAATATAAATCAAATCTTATTGGATCAATATCTGTAATGCCAAGACAAAAAGAAAGCAGACAACCACAAGCAGAACCTCGACCAGGCCCAATTGAGTAACCCTTACTCGTATAATCATTAATTAGTTCCCAATAAACCAAAAAATAATCTAGAGCACCTTTTTCCTCTATGACTTTAAGTTCAAAAGCTAATCTGTCATAATATTCTTTTTCTTTTTCTGGTGTTATTAAAACTAGACCATTTTCTTTATACTCTTTTATTTTTTGTTTTAATTTAAAAAGAGACAATCTTGTTATAATTTCCTTTGTATTTCTTGTGTTAAAAACCTCTTCAACTTTCGGAGAGGCTTCATACACAGGAAATTTACTTGTTTTTGTATCAAAATCAAAACTACATTTTTCAGCGACTTTTAAAGTGTTGCTTAAGCATAAATCAACAAACTCTTCTGGATAATTATAACCAAATTTTTTATTAAAAATATGAAAGTCATCTACGTTGGCATAAAATAAATTTCTTGTGCTTAACTTAAAAGCCATTTCGCTCAACTTCTCTTTTCTGTTGATAGCTATTAGGGTATCTTGCAATATGTCTTCTCCAGGAAAAGCATAATGTACATCATTAGTAAGTATAGGCATAAGACTATACTTCTGTATCATTCTAATAAGCCAATTGTTGTAGATCTTCTGCCCATCAAACTCATTAAACTGCAACTCTGCTACAATATTATCCCCAAATTCTCTCATTAAAATTTTAAGATACTCTTCGGCCTCTTTTTCTTTGCCAGCTCTAACCATTTGAGACATTTCACTAACCGCGCAAGATGTGGTAATAAACAATCCGTTTTTGTTTTCAATTAACCAATCAGTTTTTATTCTACCACGCCTGTAAAATCCTTCCGTAAAAGATCTATAAACTAACTTATTTAAGTTCACAAAACCATCTTGGTTCATTACAAAAATAGATTGATGACTTGAACCGCCCTCGTGCTTTTTTGCGTCCTCGAAATCACCCATTTGATTGTTTACATATGCCTCAAGACCTATAATAGGTTTTATGCCAGCAGCTTTACATTTTTTCCAAAACTCAAAAGTGCCTGAAACTGTACCATGGTCGGTTATTGCGATTGCTGGATGATTATATTCCTTGGCTAACTTTACATAATCATCCATGTTACCAGCACCATCGAGAATAGAGTGATAACTGTGGAGGTGACAATGAACCATTGGTCTTTTTTTCCTGTCCAATTCTAGCTTTTGCACCTCTTTTTTTAACGCATCTCTCTTCTCTTGAAACAACTCTGTGGCGTATCCCTCGTTGGTTTTAGCCAATTGCGTAAACTCATCTGTGTACACGTGTTGTTTGCCACAGTTACAGTTTTTTTGATTACATATTTGGTTTTGATATTCCATTTAATCAATCAACTCACCTAAATCAATGTTGTGTTCATTAAACAACTCATTAATTCTTTCAAAAACAAAGTCTAGAACTTCATCTTTTGTCAAATGATCCATTCTATCTTCGCATTCCCTTCTAAGGTTGCATGAAATTTGAAATAATACGAAAGTCATATTAAGAGATTTTACACACCGCATATGAGCTTTTCTATCTTCTGGATTGTCTAAATCAAATTTTAATTGTGCTTTTGCCATATTTACAATACGAAAATAGTCAAAAACCTAAATAAAAGCAAATTTTTTAAGATTAATAGAAAAATTATCTAAAAAAAACAGTAAAAAACTAGATAAAAACAAGCTTAATACTCGCTATCGAAATCCTGTCTAGTTTTCAATATTTTACGAGAAAGCTCTGGCAAAGCATAATTCTTTAATCTAGATATTTTACCCCTAGCTCTTACACCTCTAATTTTAAACTTTTTTGGTCCAAGAAATTCATTGATATCGTTTTCAATATCGGCTATAATTTCTTTTATTTTTGCCAAATCATACTTTATTTTATAAGTGTCATTGATATTATAAAGATCATCAAACTTCATCGCTTTCATTTTTTAATTCATCCACACCTTTATTTTCTGAAACATCTTCAGTACTTGATTCGAAAAGATTGTTTTGTGAATCTTCAATTTCTGTTTCAAACAAATGATTTTCAACATCAATATTTTCTTCTTCAAAAATTGGATTATCTGAATTTTCAAAATCATCAACCACTTCGCTTACAATCTTTGGTTTAAAAAGGTTTTCCAAAGTTGTCATCATGTCTTGAGTTTGATTTATAAGCTTTTCATTATTTGTAAAAAGTGTATCTTTTTCAGATTCTATCTTTTCTTGAATAATGCCTGGCTCTGTTTCTTCTTTTTCAATTGAATCAATACTATTTTGAATTCTCTCAAATAACTTTTTAGTTCTGAAATTCAATTTCTTGTTATTGTTTATTAAAATAGAATCAACCTCCTCTTTTTTATCTTCGCCAAGTAAATCGTCAAGATAATTACCAAATCTATCATCAGATTCTTTAAGTAATTTTTTCAACAATCTATTTTTACCCTCTGATAAAGGAGCTTCTTCTGGTTCTGTTTCGCCAGTTGGAGTCTCAGGTGTTTCAGCACCAACCTCTTCAGCTCCTGGAGTTCCGCCAAGTTCTTCCCCACCAATTTCTTCTTCACCTGGTAAACCAGCCCCCATATCCATTCCACCACCTCCAAGCAAACTGCTGGTAGCGCCACCGCCACCACCACCCATATCACCGCCAGTTTCTTCAGAAGGCTTAGCAACAGCACCTGGTATTTCATATTTGGCATCAAGATCAGCAAACAAACCAATTTTTTTGTAAGTGTCAACACCAGAGTCAATCTCGGCAAATATTTTCTTCTCAATTTTTTTCTGTTTAAGAATTAATTTAATCTCTTGCTTAGAAAAACCAAGAATATTTTCCATTACCCAAGTCCAAGATGTAAACGAAGTTGCATCTGGTTTATAATATTCATTCGCCACCTCAAGTCTTGCCTTTTGAGTTTCAAGTTTCAACAACTCTTGTTGTGTAGATGGGTTTGTAAGTGTTAAAGTAAAATTATCAATGTCATCTTTAAATCCTGCAAAATATAAATGGATATTAACAATTCTACGGAGCTCCATTAAAAAAATCTCCTGAATCCCATTTATTGTTCTGGCGAATCTAAGATCTGCCTGAGAAAGAGTGCTTCCACCTGGCATTGATTCAGCATAATTCAAATATGCTTTTGGAACTTGCAAAGAAGCAAATAATTTGTTTTGTAAGTATTCAATATCTTGAATGTCAGAAAGATTACTTGCACCTGGCAATGTGTCAATCCTAGATGACTTATCACCCCTAATCGGAATAAAATAATCCTCTGTAATGTTCATTGGATTATACTTCATATTGATATTTCCAGTTCTTGAGTCTACTATTGGTTGCTTCTTTAACTGGTTTTGTATTTTTTGAACATATGTTTTTACATCTCCATCTTCTAGATTACCAACTTCAATATAAAATACTCTTCTTTCAGGAGCTCTTGTAATACGATAAACCAACATTGAATCTTCTGCGAGCTGTAATTGTTTCCACAATTTTCTTGCTGGATCCAAAATTGAACGTCCGTATGGTATCTTCATGGTATCCTCAATAAGTCTAAAGTGAGCTATTTGCCACTCTTCGAAATATTCATTTACCATATCATATCTAAATCTTACAGCTCCAGGTTTTCCATCATAACCATCTTCCCTATGCACATCTTCTGGACGCAAAGTTTGGAAATCATATATCCCCTCATCTTTGTCAATATGAAGATGGACAAAATAATCTCCATATTTTACAAGATCGCGAATCCACAATTTTGCATTAAACTCTATACTTAACCTCTTGTGAAGAAGATCTTTTATAACCTCTTTTATTCTTGAGTTGTCTGAATAAATTTCAATAATATCTCCACCAGCTGATCTAGTAAGCGCCTCGTCTCTAATTATATTAAGAGCTGCAGCAATCTCTGGCGACATGTCCATAGCTCTATAATCCTGATAAGCCTGCAATCTATCAGTGTCAAAATAAAGCGTTTTTTGATACAGGTTGTGAGCCATCTTGTTCACCTGCCAATCTAAAAATTGCTGTTGAATGTTTTCTATGCTGTTATCAGTAACTGTTCCAACAAAACTCGTTGGGGTTCCAGGTATTTGAGCAACTCTTTTCTTTCCACCATTTATAGCGTCTAAAACACCCTGAAAAATGTTATCTTGTTTGTTATTTTGTTGATTATCTGCCATATAAGATTATTATTTAATTAAAAATATGTATTAAAAACATAATTATAAATAGTTAAAGTTATTTTGTTAACCAACTTAAGTCGTCATCATCTTCTGTATCTCCATTTCCAAAAAATAAACCACCACTTCCGCTTGGTATATCAATATCTTTACGCGGCACTTTAACCTCATCTTTTACAACACCAAACGAAGAATTTGTTGAAAAAGACATTGCATCCAACATGTTTTTATACATATTTTTTGTTGCTGAAACGTTGTTGTATTCTGTATTTCTTATGTAAAGAGCTATACCATACGCCATTAACAAGTCATCATTATAGCCTTTTTCGGCCTCTGGTTTATCTCCATTCATTATAAAAGTCGACATTTCAGCAACCAACCTTTGAGAATGAATGATAATGCCACCCTCTCTTAGATGCTCTACTATAGATTTTACAACAGCTGGTCTGGAAGTTTTTGTAGATTGAAACCCTGGTATTTCTACACCCAAATCTACCTTATAATCATAAGGTCTAACATGCATTTCTTGCGTGTTTTTAGAGTAAAACAACCTTTTGTATTGAAGTTTATCTCTAAGGTCATAACCAACGCCCAAACCAAATGAATTGGCCTCCACAACAACAAATGCATTATTATAAGTCCTTCCAACCCAATCAATCAGATATGGAAATAAATCTACACCTATTCTTTCTCTAAATTCAGCAACCTGTTCTAATGTTTCTACATCAAGAACCTGTATTGTAGAGTAGTCTTTTCCATCACCCCTGGCAACGTCAACTCCGACTATATATGATCTACCTGGTTCTGGCTTTTTAAACACATGAAAGTTTGTTTCGTTTGTTACAAATGAACCAGCTTGAGGTGTGCCTTTGTATAAATAATCATATTTGATAAAAAGATTAGGCTTTTTATTCCTAGTCATTTTATCATATCTTTCAATAATAGCACCATCTATCGCTAAATATTTTGATCCTTCGAAAGATAAATCTAATTCTTGTGCAATCTTTACACTGTCATATCCAAGACGCTTACATTGTTCTTCATACCAAGGGCTCCATGGTATATCTTTACCAGTAGTAATATCTTTTCTCCACTCCAAACCTTCTGATGATTGAGGGTTCTCTGTCCAATGAACACTCATATCATTAAAATCATTTTCACCATTTATTGCGTCTATCCATGTTTTATGATATAACCCACCAGTTCCATTTGGTGTTGATATCATTATACATTTACCTTTTGTTGCAGATAAAGCCATACCAGCTCCCATCCAAATATCTTCATCGTCTTTTATAAAAGCAGTTTCATCAAGAACCAACATTGTCAAAGATTCTCCACGACCAGCGTTTGGAGAACTAGCCTTGGCCTCTACCCAAGAACCATTTGAAAATTCTAACTTTTTTTGATTATCTGTTGCTTTACTTTCTGGGCGCAACCAAGATGGAGTGTTATCTATAAATTGTTTTACAGTTGCCAAGAAACGTATTGCTCCAGCCCCATCGTTAGCGATAATTAAAATTCTTTCTTCATATCTGAACATCAATCTCCAAGCCACATACCCTGCAGTTATAACACTGAGACCTGTATTGTGTACCAATATACCATCTGTAAAAAAATTTTCATTTTTTTCTACAGTTACGTCATAGCATGTTTTTTTTGATGTTTTTTTAATTTGTTTAACTAAAATTGTTTTATGATTTTTACCTTCTTTTTTAATTAAGGGATCCCCATCAACAATTTCATCTCCTCGTTTTAAATCTTTGGCTCTAATCCAATCTTGTCTATTTATAACCCACAATGGGTGATTTTCTCCAACTTCAATTTTTTTACCATTATCAAACGATATGTTTACACATTGCCTTTTTCCGCTACACCATGAATCGACAATTTTATCTTTTTCTAATTTATTTGTTTTTAAATTATAAGAATATACCAGGTCACCAACCTTAAAATTCTGAATAGCTTTAGGACCATCTGGAGTGTCCACTAAGGTATCTGTAGGTAAGCACTGTCTGCTTTTTAATATAATATTGTTTTGATATTTGTGAAAATCTTGAACACACTTTTTTTGGTAATCAAAACACTCCATTTTGGTAACCTTTTTCAACTTTGCGTTGTAAACGTGACCATATGTATTTAAATAATACAATGGGTCCATTGCGCACTTTACCTTCTCTTTAAATCTTTGTTCTTTGGTCAAAGTCATGCTTTTCTACCTTATTTGTTTGATAATAAATAGGTTGTAATTTTTATTAATACTTTACAATCATCCAAGCCACAGTAGATGTATCATTTATATCTGGAGAGACTATATCAAAACTTGTATTGTTCACAATATTATCTACATAAACTGGTTGTGCTATTGGCGCACCAGCAAAATTTTGTATCGTTAAAAAAACAAGAGAATCTGAAGAGTTTATTTCTGAAGTTGATACTGTTACTGAACCAGAACTTAACGTTGCAACACCAACACTAGCTCCGCTTCTGAGTTTTAAATTACCGCCAGCTAAAATTGTAGATGTTCCTCCACTTACATTTCCAGACAATGTGATTGTATTAAAACTTGGAGAAGCTACTATACTTACAGATGGCGAATTTGCTGTTCCACCAGTTGATATGTTAGAGCCACCCTGAACTCTTGTTGAATACCTGTCAATTATTGTTAACATATTTGTGCTACCAGAATATATTGTTCCACCAGAAAGTGTACCACCAGAAAAAGATACAGCAGTTACTAAATTAAAATTGCTGGCTCCAATAGGTAAAAATATAGAGTTTAAATTCGTTGTTCCAGAATAAAATGTAGAAGCTGAAAATGTCGTAGCAGACATTGAGGATGATTTAACAGAACCACTCAGAGATAAACTACCCTCAATCCTTTCAGCTATTATATTTGGTTGTGTGCTCATTTATAATATAAATATGTTTAATGTTTTAAAAGATTTGTAAAAAATGGATATTGTGTTGCTTTACCGTTATTATATAATTGTGTAACCTCACCCTCGGTCAACTCTCTATCCCAAACTGCAACCTCATCTATAGTTGCATCTACCAAATACGTATTTCCCATGTCTGCATTAATAACAAGAGTTCCTATAGATGTATAATCATTTGTTGTAGTAACGATATCATTCCACTTACCATCATTTAACCCAGTAAAAACGGTTAATGTTTCTGCAACACCATTTACGTACATTGTATATAATATCCCATTTGACTGAAAAACTACATGATACCAAACACCAGTTGTTAAGTTGGTTGATCCATGAACTAAATTTAAAAAACTAGCTGCTGCATCTCTTGCTGCAATCCAAAATCTAAAATTACCACCACCAACATCAAAAGTTTGGATACCAAATAATGCTTGATTGCTGTCTCCTCCATATCCATATATATATTCTGTGTTGCCTAAAGAATTAAATTTTACCCAACAAGAAATAGTACCCTGTGACGAATTTGCTACTTTTCCAGGAATTAGTATTTTGCTTGTTGTTCCATTAAAACTTGCACTTTGCCCTATTTTACCAGATATATAACTAACATTAGTATCAGTGCCATTATTTGAGTTAATAGCATCGTTTGAATCGCCATCCAACTTCCAATACGAAATAAGTCCTTGTGCTAAAGATGCGTTGTTTGTAATTGGTAATTTTTGAAATGGGTGTGATCTTCCCACGCCATTATTATACAAACTCAATATATCTCTTTGAGTTAATGTTCTGTGCCAAAAACCAACCTCATCAATTAAGCCTTGAAAAAATAAACCCCCCGCATAATCTCCAGGTGCACCAATTGCCATATTATAAATAGAATCTTGTAGAGTGTAGTTAAAAGGTAATGTGTCACCTAAAAAACCATCTTTATAAAAATCTAAAAAATTACCTCTTCTAGTTACAGAAATAAAATGCCAATCTGTGTCAGAAATAGCAACAGAAGATGCGTTTATAACAATTATACCATCATAAATATTAAATGTTAAATTGTTAAGATTGTTTATTTCAAAATTAAAAGAGAGAGTGTTATCAGCTCCAAAAGCATTAACCTGACAAAACACAACATGTCTAACTCCAGTCACATCTCTTTTTACCCAAGCACAAATTCCAAAATTTCTTGTTCCCAAAAAATAATCATTAGAATCTCCAACTTTTATAACAGAGGTCGCCCCATCAAATCTTGCACATTCACCCACTTTTCCGCTTTCATAAATTATGTTCGTATCAACTCCATTTTTTAAACCAAAAATATCATTTGAATTGCCATTTAATTTCCAATAAGCGACCAAATTTTCTTCAAGATTTGTTGTGCTATTAACAAGTGTTTTTTCAAAAGAATATTGTCTACCAATACCATTGTTATAAAGTTTAAAAACTTCATCTGAAGACAATGCTCTGTTCCACACTCCAACTTCATCAATTTGTCCATCCCAGTAACCAACATAGGAATCTTGTCTGTTACCAACAACAAAACTTGTTCCATTTGTGTTTATTGGTACTATAAAATTTCCAGTTAATCTTAAAGTTCCATTTAGATAATAAGAGTATTTTGATCCATCTAAAGTAAAACATATAAAAGACCACTCATTTAGCACAGCAAGATCTTGAATTGGTACAGTTAAATTGTTATCGCCATTATAACCATCTGAAAATATATAATATAAACCAGAAATTTCTGTTTGATATAAACAAAAAGATTGATTTGGTGGCGAAGAAGAGTTTCCAGCATAAATTATTATTCCATTTGGTCCAGTATAACTTACTGGAAATACCCATGCACTATAAGTTCTTGATTGACCTCCAGTTGGTAATCCATTGCCAGGTGAAGATATATAACTAGATGCCCCATCAAAACTTGCACAATCTTTTAATTTACCATTTGTATAAACTATATTTGTGTCTGAGCCATTGTTAATGCTCAAAGAATCATTTGAATCTCCGTCAAGTTTCCAATATAAGACTAAACCATCTCTTAAATTCATATTATACAAATGCTAATCTTCTCCACACATTATCTTCAACTGCAATGAATAAATAATTGTTGTTATAATGTTTTTGACCCTTATATGTGTCTGTGATTGCAGCCCCTATATAGTCTCCAGTTATATTCCAATTTGATAATGTTTCCAGAGCTACTGTTGTTGCGCCAGATATCAACCAAGCCTCTACTATATCACTAACTGCAGTAAATGTTCCACCAGTGTTAACTTGAACAAGTCTATCTGTTGATCCAGTCAATGATTGAGATTGAATTGTATAACCAGAAACAGTTGTTCCAGAAATACTTGAGGCTCTAAATGTGGTCCCTGTAAATGTTGATGCTGATAGTGTTGACACTCTTACAACTCCAGTACCTTCCACTCTCATTCTTTCTAAATTATTTGTGCCAATAGAAATTGGAGAGTTTACTGTTGTACCAAAAACAAAACCAATTAAACTAGTTGTCGAAATTTCATAAGCACCATTACCTAATGGATTTCCAAAATTTGAATCTCCTGTTCTGGTATAAATAATTGAACCATAGACTCCGTTATTTAGTGTAATTCCTCCAGTTCCAAAATAATTTGGTGTTGTACTTGGTGTAAAAGCGATTCTGTTTAATGGGGCTTCATATATAAAATTGCTAGAGCCAGATAAGCCAGACAATGTAGAGCCAAACAACACTTGTGTTGGCTGTGCAAATGTCGATCCTGTTGTAGCAAAAATTGCTCCCAAATTTGTTCCACCTGAATAAAAAGTTGCAGCAGAAATAGAGGTTGCATAAATTGTTCCTGAAGACAAGTTTATTCTTGAATTACTTTTGATGTTTAAGCCATCTATGTTTTCTAAATTTGGCATCTTATATTAATGTGTCTTTATATATATTATAATTAGCTGTTATTTCCTCAACAGAAAGAGCTCTGTTAAAAATTTGTACATTGGATATTTTTCCTAAAAAATATCTATCTGGAGATATATTTCCAGCAGCTATTTTTAACACCTCAGTATTAGACCCTATTGTTCCAGAGGTATCTGTTGTTATTGTATGGGGCTGCAATACTCCATTAAAATATATTTTTCCATAATCACTGGGGAGAGTTCCATCATAAACCAATACAATATTTACCCAAGTGTTTAATGGCAATTGTGTGGTTGTTGTAATATCGTAATTTGCTAAACCAACAAATTCACCAGCAACAACGCTAACAAATGGTAATGTAGAATAAAATCCACCAACCAGCAACGAAATTCCCAAAGCGCCATTGCTTTTACTAATCAAATAAGAAGCGTAATTATTTTCAGAATCTAATGCCAAATCTTCTACGTTAACCCAAACACTCCAAGTCATTTTTACATTTGGGCCACTTAAATAAGAGTCCAATATATTTCCACAATTTACATACTGATTAGTTCCATTAAAATTAAAGTTCCCATCGACACCAGAACTGTGGGTTGGCGAATTTATCAATGTGCCATTATTTCCATTTCCAGATATATCTTTCCAAACATTGCCACTTCCAGGATAACTAATTAACTTTGTTGCATCTTGCCACAACAACAAACCGTGTGGAGTTATTTTATTTTCATGACTTAATATTGTTTTTGTTGATTGATAAAATGGATATTGAAACCCTCTTCCCTGATTGTAAAGTGATGATATTTCTTCTTGTGTAAGTCTCCTATTCCAAATTGCAACTTCATCTAATTTTGTATCTAGATAAGCAGTGTATGCACCAAAATATCCAATAGAATCAAAATTGACAGATGTCGTATAAGTACCTGTTGCCCCAGCTGATACGCCGTTTACATAAAATTGTATAGTTCCAGAAGAATTAATTGTGCAAGCCACATGTGTCCATTCACCTGCGGTTAAAAAACCGCTTGATGCTGATGATACATTAGAAGAAAATAAAATATAAGGTGTTCCAATATTGCTATAATTTACCAAACCATATGATGTAGAACTCAAAATACCTCCCAAACCAGAATATGGCCCCGTACCATCATCTCTTGGTATAATCCAAAAACTAAACGTATATTCATTTGGGTATGCCACTGTAAATGCTGGTATATCTATTTTTGAACTAATCCCATCAAAACTTGCTCCTAAATTTATTTTTCCAGATGAGTAAACCATATCTGTATCTGTGCCATTATTTCCAGCAACAGAATCAATTGAATTCCCGTCTAATTTATAATATCTTTGAATTTTTTCAATATTAAAAGGGTATTCACGACCTGTTCCTGAATTATACAAAAAAGTTCTTTCTTCTGCGGTTAATAATCTTCTCCAAAAACCAACACCATTTATACTTCCATTAATAAAGGCTTGACCATCATAAGAACCAAATTCAAAAGGTCCATTGCCGACATATACGCCCGTTGAATGAGTTGTTGAATCTATTGTGCCATTATTAACCTGTATATTAATTGTGTTATTTATAGAATCATGCCAAACTACAATAAAATACCAAGTACTTGTAGATGGTGATCCAAACGAGTCAGCTTGCACCGCACTTTGTGTAGATCCATCGCTACTTATTTCTAATCTAAATCTATCGTTAGTATAGTTATACCACAAAATATATTCTTTGTTGTTGGTTGTATATTTCCATTTCCCAACAATTCCATTTCCATAAACTGGATCTGTTTTCGATGTTAAATTTACCCAAGCAGAGATTGTAAAATCAATATCACCAGTAGATAAATAAATATTACTTGGCACAGTTATTTTACTAGTGCTTCCATTGAATGTAGCATATTCATTTGTAGGGTATGTGATAGCTGTATCAGCTCCATTATTTGTACCAACTGCATCTACAGAATTTCCATCTAATCTCCAATAAGCAGTTAACCCATTAAAGATTGATGGTTTTTTTTCAAGGTGTGTTATTTTCGAATTGTATGGATAAGAACTTGTATATAACTGTACAACTTCTTCTTGTGTAAGCGCTCTACTCCAAACTCCAACCTCGTCAATTCTATTGTTTGCTGGGTTGGTTGAGTCTCCATTAAATACTCCAAGTCTTATTGGATCATTTCCAGAGGTTGTTGTTGTATTTATGGCTCCAATATAACCAGCGGTTTGATTAACTCCATTTATATAAATTTTAGCTCTTGTAATTTCTGTTGGTTGAGAACCATCAAAGACACAACAAACGTGATACCAAACATCTGCTGACAATACAACATTGGTGTATGTTACATTTCCACCAGGATCAGCAAGAGAGTTGCAAAGAAAAAAATAAATACCATAATTACCACCAAAACTACTGGTAGAAGCTTGAGTTACAGCCCAAGATCCTTGAGTTCCATATGCCCACTTAGAAATTATTCTTTGTAAATTTGAAATTGATTTAAATTTAACCCAACAACTCACACTAAATCTGCTTGCGTTATTTAAAACTGGAATATCAGAACCCAACACAATATAACTTGTTGGGTTTGCATTAAAATCTGCAGCCTTACCAAATTTACCTTGAGCATAACCAACATTAACATCTGTCCCATCGTTTGATCCAACTGAGTCAATAGAATTATCATCTAACTTCCAAAAAGACTCTAGTCCAACCAACAAATTTGGATATGTTCTTATGTTATTTCTTGCTAAAATCATTATCCTCTTATCATTCTTATAAAATAATTATCTGCCATTGCCACATAAAAATAAGCCGCATCATGATACATTTGACCTTGATATGTGTTGGTTATTGTTGGTCCTGTATAAACGCCAGAAACTGTCCAGTTTGTTGTTGTAGTGAGTAAAGAGATTGCTGTTGGATCATCTACAATAGCTCCAATTATTTCTTTAGAAGCACTCATTGTTCCACCTGAGTTCACTTCTACCATTCTGGTTGTACCAGTAGCACCAGACAAATAATTAACACCCAAATCAGAGTTAAACCTGGTTACTCCACTCTCATTATATATATCTCCGTGAGTCGGAGATGTAACAGTTGAGCCAGAACGAAGTCTTAATTGCGCCAATGTTGTTGTGGAAGAAAGTATATCAACTCTTGCTAAAGCTGCCACGTTTGCGCCAACCATTAAATTACCGTGACTTAATGTTATACCCGTATTTACATTTTGATTGATTATTGTATCAAAACCATCCACACAAAATCTTAAACCATTGCCATCAACTCTAAGCTCTGGTCTAAACCCATTATAATCTCCTCCAATTCTCATATAGTTGCCAGAAATCATCTGTATTGGTGTTCCAACCAAAGAAAGTTGACCACTAGAACTTAATTGACCATAACCAGATGCTGCAACCAGAGATATTGATGTGCCATAGCCACTATTTAAAGTTAAAATACTAATTGTAGCACTTGGAGTAAATGTAAAATAACTCGAACCCGATACACCTGAAGAACTTGAACCAAATGCCACTTGCTGTGTTGGCAAATAAGTAGAACCAGTTGTTGCAAACAAAGAGGACAAATTTGTGCTCCCAGAAAAAAAAGTTCCACCGCTCACAGTCGTTGCGCTTAAACTTGTTGCTGTTACTCCAGCAAATTGTCCTGAACCAGAAAGAAATAAGTTGTTAAATGAAGGGGATGCGATAACAGAAACTGTTGGAGCGTTTCCTGTTCCACCAGTTGCAATATTGCTTCCTGCTTGTACTCTTGTAGAGAATCTATCAATTACTGTATTTAAATTTGTTGTGCCAGAATATATTGTACCACCACTTATAGTGCCACCAGAAAATGTTGTTGATGTTGTTATTGCGAATTGACCTGTTCCAGAAAATGTCAAATTATTAAATGATGGTGATGCAACAACGTTTACAATTGGTGCAACCACAGTGCCACCAGTTGTAATATTTGAACCTTGTCTTACATATGTTGTGCTACCACTACCACCGCCAGTCCCACCAGATACAAGCTGAAAATTATAATTAATTGCGCTTAATACATCTGAGTAACGATATCCTGGATTATCGCGTAATTCTATGTAAACAATATCCGACATTTATCTTTATAAACCTATATAAATATTTTGTTCAAACTCACTGTCTGGCCTTACATTGTACACATCTGAGACAAACACAACATTTGTTGATAGGTTTTTAACATATAGTTGATAAATGCCAGTTGAATCAAAATTCCACGAAGCAGTAAACATGCCAGTATAAGCATCAGAAAGCGCAATATTTACAGTAGTTGCTGTATATGTTGATCCGCTTTTATACAAAACATATGAAAAAGTCGCAGAAGAAACTGGAACGTTATCTGCGTTTAATGATAAAATTTGTTCGTAAATTGTTTGCCCAGTTCTGTAATTCATAAACCAATACCTTTTTTACATAAATAGGTATTAATTATTATTGTCCAGCCAATATTAAAGCTTGATTATCACCTGCAATATCATTAGTGTTTACAACGACATTACCCATTGTGTTTGCAGACATTATGGAAGATGTTTTTGACGTAGTCCAAACTTCTTGAGCAATTTGAGCTGGTGTTCCCAAACTAAGTGTATCAATTAAGTTTGATGTTTGTAAACGTATGGCAACATTATAACTACCAACTGTTGGAATTACTGCAACAGATCCATCCCTGGTGTATATATTTCCTAAAATAGTCAAAGAGTGATTGCCTTCATATGGCCTTATTTTCCATCCATTTTCCAAGAAAAAAGTTGTACCAAGTGATAATGTGTCACTAATTGGGTCACCACCGATTGCGCTTATTGCTTGTAAATATTTGGTATTGTCACCTGTATCTCCGCTAAAGTCTCCTTGGTTTGACAACCATTCCTTCCAATCGCTGTAAATGTTTTTTTTAACGTCAATAGTTGTAACGCCGCTGTTAATAATGATAAGTTTATTTGGTCCGTCGAATGTAACTAAAGCCATAATTATATTTTTTTAATTGTCCAACCACCTTGTGTGCTTTTCTGAGTTCCTCTTAAAATATTTTTAAAAAGACACACTTTTATATTGTTTTCTCTATAAAATTTAGACATGTTTTTTATTAAAAATATTTCACCTGAAGGTGATGATATTTTATATAACACATTTGCTCTTCTTTCGTTTCCAAAGTTGTTTAACCTTACAATGTCTCCAATTTTTTTAGATCTTTTTTTACCTTTTCCTGGGTTTATATATCCAGGGCTATTAGTAAATAATAGCATTTTAATTCTTTGTTCCTCTCTTTTTTTTGCAGTCCATCTTTTTTTAGATGATTCTCTCATCTTTTTTTTAGAATCCTCAGATACAATTTTTAACTTAAGATATACTTGTCTATCACGTCTAGCTTGTTCAAAATCTAAATCATTTTCTATAACTCGATTTTTACCAGTTTTCATCATGGTAAAAGCAAAGCACAAAAATCTTGTAAAAATGTGGTTTTTTCCAAAGTTCTTTTTAAAAGAGAGCCACAATAATTTGTGTGCACAATAATGTTCTTTGGCTGATAAGTTTATTAATAAATTATTATTGCCAAAAACACATTTTGGAAAAATGTGGTGTTTTTCATAATAATCTACAAGCGTGTTGTCTTTATTTTTATTTTTTATTAAATCAAAATACTCAATTAATTCGTCGTTTTTAAAGCTAAAAGTTGTAAAAAAATCAATGGAGGTTACACCACTGTTGATGATAATAAGTTTATTTGGTCCATTGAATGAGACTTTTGCCATTGTAAATTCATTTTAATAAAATATAAAGATTTCGAAATTAAAATCAATGATTTTTTATTAAGTGTTAGAGTAGTTACGCTCAAGAGCAGATACCAACGAGAACGAGTTTGCATTCGATCTAATAATGGTACCAGTTGTTGACACGTATTGACCAGTCGATAAACCTAAAGCTACAATTGTAACGTCAGCTGTTGTACCAGATGTTCTACCACCCTGAGTATTACCATCATAATCGAAGTCAAAGTTTACAAATGTAACACCACTACAAGTTCCAGTAATAGGATTTCCAGAGTTGTCGTTAACAATTATAGCATTTGATGTTCCGAAGTTTCCTCCTGGGTTTGTTGTAAAATACATCTTGAAAATTGAAAAGTTGTCATTGGTCAAGTTTTCATTGAATGAAATTGAACCAGCTGCAACGAATGGGAATGTATGTAAAACACCAAACACATCATAAAACTCAATCGCGTTTGTATCGGTTGAATTAAAGTTGTCAATGTATACACCATCCTCTGTAACTAAAGTATCACCCACGAAACGCAACAAAGCATCAGCTGTTTTACCACTAACATTTCCAAAAGGAGGTCCAGCATATCCTGAGTTAATGTTACCAGGTTTTCTTAATTGTCTTTGAGTAAATTCATAAATCTCCTCTTTGGAGCCAGTATTACCACTTATAATTTTATTAAATGCGTAATATGATCCACCAATATTTCGTTCCCCAGTATAAGCTGACCAAGCTGTTGACTGTAAAGCTCTAGAACCCCCACCAGATGTATGGGCGGATATAGAGATATACCATCTATTATCTACAGAGTCTTTTACAACATGATGAAAACCATAAACCTGAGATGTTGCCCATGTAGTAAAACCACTACCCTTAAGATAGTTGATTGACATACCAGTATAAGGCGAAAGAGTATCAACATCATTATCTGTAGCTTCAATTTTTAAGTCAGTAGAGTTACCCAACGGAAACGCATAAACCTGGTACGTAACAGTACTTTGACCAATATCTGCCAAAGCAGATTGATCATACAAGTTTTGATATTCACGTACAAATATTTTAAAGAAATTTCTATAGTCTGTGATTGTAGATCCAGAGTTATAAATCTGAACAGCTTGGTTAACCGCCCCTGTTAAAACCACGTTTGTAGAACCAGAATTTGCATTTTGTTGATAATAAACCTGGCTACCATCAACAATGCTACCCAAAGTGATTACACCCATATATTCTTCTATAGAGTTGTTAGAGGAGTCTTTATATGCCCAACCACCATCTCTAACCAATTCTCTTGTGGTTCCACCAGAGAAATTCCATCCGTTAATAAAGTCAAACTTCTGCTCCGTAATCGCAATTAATGGAAATGGAAACTTAATTAAGTTAGAGTCGTTTTTCCATTCTTCTTTTGTAAAAGAATATATGGCTTGCATAGTTACACCATCATTGCTTAAGTTTCCAAGTTTAGACAACAATATTCTTTTTGTCGCCGTATCAAACGTTATTTCTACACCTTGATTTAATGAATCTGGATCTGTTATTTTTGCCATTTCTTAATTTTTTTTGATTTGAAATCTTACTAATAAATAGATAATAATTTGTGTTTTTTAAGGATTCAAATAATTTCTATCAATTTGTTGTTGTATTGGTATACTAACCCCATTTGAACCCAATGTTATGTCTTCAAGAAGTATATATTGATATCCCAAATTGTGAATAACAATATCAACAGTTGTGTCTCCAGTGTAATTGTAATTATATGTAAATGTATCTGTGCTATTTTCAACACCAGCCAATTCAACATAGGATGGTTTACTAAACACTCTCACCTCACTATTTATTTGCAAATCTGTTAACTCTAACGTTTTTGCGTTGTTTATAACTGTTGTTCCACCACTAACATTAATAAAAGTACCTGGGTTTGCACCATTAATAGCTTCAATAGTAAGTGTTCCACCTGTTGAAGCGTTTTCTATATCATATGTATTACCAGCAAAAAGGTTTCCATCCATAGTTACACTTCCTGAAAAAGTAAACCTTATAGCTTTATTGTTGTCAGAAAATGTACAATTTGTTACACTAGCAAACTCAGTTGCGGAAGTTACAATAAGAGCTCTTTCATCAATACATGAAGAAATAGTGCAATTATCTAAAATCATACCTCTTAAATTAAACTCACCACAAGAGTTAAAAATAGTGTTAGATAGAGTGATGCCAGATCTTGGATTTATTGGTTTTGCACCAATAACCTGAAGACCCGAAAAATCATATGTAGCAGCTAAACTAGATCCTGAATGAAAACCCCAATGATATGGAGACAAAGAAGAAATAACAGAGTTTCTATGTTTAATTGTATCACTAGGACCAGCCCAATATGTAATTCCAGCTACACCATTAGCTGAACAATAATTAACCTGAGAAGTGGTTCTATTATAAATCCTTGGAAATTCTATAGCAGTTGCATCCAAATCTAAATATGTAGTTTCAGTACCACCACTACCTATTCTAATTGGTTGATATATGATGGCTTGAGAACCACCTTGTTGAACCACTGATTTTCTTTCATGCCCATCTGATGCTGCAAGTACTATTCCAGGTATGTTAATTGGTGTACCAGAACTTCCACCACAAATTGTTGTTGTATCTAATACCCATAAAGAATAAAAATCCCAAATAGTTGTTCCAACACCACCACCAGAAACAGCAAAACCGAATACGTCTATTGCTGAAAAGTTTGTCGAACCAGTTGTCTGCAATAAACCACTTGTGTTTAAAGAGTTTATAATCAAAGGCACATCTCGCTGATATCCAAAAGGTGTTCCTTTTCCATGAACATGCCAGGTTGACCAGTTAGATGTTGTAGATCTCATTCCAAAAAGTATTCCCTTTCTAGCTGTAGCTGGTCCAATATTTTGAATTTGACCAGGTGTGGAAGGTCCAGTGTGAACAAGCACATTTTTACCAGTTACGTTTACGTTATTTGCTACAGCTAAGTCCAAAGCTACACCTGCCCAGTTTTTAGAGTTTGAAATTGAAGTTACACGCGCAGCAGAGTGATAAGAGTTAATACCAACGTCGGTTTGTGCAGCAAGAGTAGCGTCAGCTGCTGTAACACCACAAATACTAATATAAAAGTTGGTATCAAAAGTGGTGGCCATTGCAGCATTACCATTATAAGCTGTAGTCCCATTAATTGGATCTACATATATTGAAGAGTCTGATGCGCAAAAAGCAGGAATTTCAGTAGCGCCAGAAGATGGTGGCGCAACCTGTAAAGCTAATTTTACCCCAGAACCAGTAGCAATAACAGAGCAAGTTACATTAGAAGCGGTGTTTCCTGTTTGAGTTTTATATCCCCAACCAATACCAGAAGATTGAGCTGTACCATCTTCTCCGTTTAATAAAGAAACAGGTCCCTCTATAATAGATGGAACACTAACTACCGAATTACTTACAGCGTATATTATTAAACTATTTGCTACTGTTGTTGTAATTACTGGTAATTGATATTTTGAAACTGCTCCTTGTGAGGCCATAGCATACCTTGCTGTTGGTCCAAAAGGATTTGTCACATTTACGTCTCTTATAGAAACAATAGAACCGTTAAAAGTTTCTGCAACAGTTGTTTGGAATGGGCTTTCTTCTGGTTCATTTGCGGTTGCTATTTTATAAAGGACTGCTAATTGAGATGTGTTTGTTGCTGCAGATAAAAGAACCCAACCGCTACTTCCAGACCAAACACCAGCACCTGTATCGACGGCTATAATTGCTAATAACAAATCACTTTGCTGATACGAAGGTGTAGGAATAGCAAAAAACGTTCCTGCTGTGGAAGTCTGCAAATTAGATGAAAAACCTACGATTTTAGGCATTGTTTTATTTTTTTATAAATATTGTTAATTAAATTTTTTATATGTTATGTGCTCACAGTCCAACCAGTAATTTTATTTTGAGAGTTTCTATTAAATTGAAAATTTCTTATTCCAAGAGCTCCATTATCTTTGGTAAGTCCAGTAATTGAATTATTTGCATCTCTTCCTATTATAATTAATGTTCCTTTTGGTGTAACCACGCTATCAATTATTGTAGATCCACTTATTGTACCAGAACCAATTGCTGAATTAAAATTTGAAACTCCACTTACGTAAACATTATCTATTGTTAAACCAGTTATGTTAATTGTAGGTTTTGATAATGTGCCACCAGTAAAAGTATTCAAACCAGATTGAACAAGAGTAGTTAAACCTGTAACAATATTGTCATTAAAAATATTGGTTATTACAGTAGATAAACTATTGGCACCAGAAAATATGGTGTTAGCCGATAAATCACCAAGAATTTGAACATCGCCGCTAATAGTATCTCCAGTTGAATTTACAAAAAGATCATGTACAGATATTAAATCTGGACCAATATATATTGTAGTAGAACTAAATGTATTAGAACTAAAACTATCAACAATTATTTGATCTACGTGTAAACTCATTTTTTATTATCTATAACCTTCCCCTATTTCACAACAAGACCAAAAAACACTAGAAGAAAAAGCTGTGGTTGAATTTGAATTTATAGTAAAACCACTAGCTGTTCTTGATTCTATTGACCAAGTTCTATTTATTTCTCCAGTCACATTAATTGAATATAAATTATTTGGAAATGGAGTTGTAAAAGTCACCGATGATTTTCTTGGACTTCCAACAAATGTACTTCCAGATAATAATCCAGCTTTCTGTAATAAATATCCATTTTTTTGATGGAATAAATTATGAATATTTGTAGAACCTGAATATATTGACCCTCCAGATATTGTTGTTGCAGAAACAGATGATAATGTTGCAGCAGAAATATTAACAGTTGGGGCGGCGCTTGTTCCACCTGTATATGTATTTAAACCTGGTTGCACCAATGTGGAAGAACCAGAACCAGTTGCTTGG